AGACTCGACAATCATAGAATGACCCTTATCTCTGCTCACTTTGGTTCCGCCTTCCCCAACCCCTAAACGGTGCCGGTTCTACGCTGGTAGTGAGCTTTTTTAAACCTGACGCCAGTGACACAATCCCCCACCCATCAGGCCGAGCGTCCGGAGGTTCCGGAAGCATGGGGATATTAACACTGGAATCCACGGTTTAAAATAGGTAAGCAATTACCTATCAAGCGGTTTGATTATTTTGTCGCCCATGTAGTTGGGTGTTCAGAGCGAAAACCTCGTTAACAAGCTCCCCAAGCAACTGCTCGATCAAATCTTTGTGCTCACCGGCGTGCAGACATTTCATTGCCCATTCATACAAGCTGAACGCCTGTTCGCGAGTTTTCATCATCTCACGAGCTTTGGCCAGAAAATCGCTCTCAACAAGCGCTACGACGTTCGTCGGGTATACCATGATATTTTCCTTACTGTGTTTCATAAAAACGATTCTAAAGCGTCTGGAGCGGGGTTCCAGAGAGTTAAAGCGGTTAGAATCGGTCTGGGATATCTACAGAACTACGTTTTGGTAGACCTGCTTCTGTATATAAATAACTAATTACTTATTAATATATACGGAAGCAGGTTATCTAACGGACTCCCAGAACAAGACTTAAGCAGCCTTTTTAGGTGGTCTTTTCTTCCTGATTACAGTGGAAGGATCATAGCCACCCAGCTTTTTCATTACCGTCAGCGGTACCTTGCTGATCGTGTGTCCAGCATCCTGACAATGCCCACGAAAGATGACCAGCATACTGCCACCTGGATTGATATTGACCTCCACCAGCCCAAGCTCAACGTCCGGCTCGATGAACGCTACGCGACCCCCGGAGAGTATGACTGTTTCGTTGGCGCATTCCGCGGCACGCTCATACCATTTCGTATCCAGGGATTGTGGTATCAACATGACTGTCGTTACGCCCCGCGCCTGCTCTCGAATGGCCGCATCGATCCACGGCGTTATTTTTGAGTAGGGCGGGTTTAGGAACGCCACTGTGCCCGGGTTGCCCCATTCGCACGTTAAAGCATCACGCTCCACGCCGATAAAGTTCGGTAGCAGTGCATTTTCTTTATTGCAGGCGACGTCGACATCGAACTTAACGCCTATGTATCTTTGAATGGCGACAAATAACCACTGGGGTGTGCGCCAAAGGTCACGAAGAGAGGTATCACGCTCTCGCTTTTTGATTTTTTCCGCTGCGACCATTGCTTATCTCGTTAAGTAACTACTTACCTATTTTTCCATTTAATCCAACGGATAGCAAACAATGAAGAACGCGTCAGAATCACGAGCGGGAAGCTCTCTGACGCGTTTTCTCAGTGCTGGGTATGCGATGAGCTTACCCAGCTTCTTAAAGCGCTCTGTGGGCTTGAGATTCTTTAGGGGAACTTCATCCAAAAGAATACTCCGCAATAAATTTCTTAACGATCGGGGAGTCATCATTCAACGTTAAGCAACCGCCTTCCCGGGTTGCAACTCCTGTCGCCGGAAAAACAGCCATCATTTGCCCAGCCTGGGTTGATGCCGTATTAAGCGGGTAGGGCTTCTCCGGATAGCTCATAAGCGCCAGCTTAATGCTGTTACTGGTTGCCGTCTTTGTTTCGAGAATGTGCCGCATCGCAATAACCGTGTAGATGCTGATTTCCGGGCCGCCACTAAACCAGTTCAGCAGATTAAGGATCTTGTCTTTCGCTTTCACCGGAGCCTTATCGAAAGCCTCAGAAAAAACGGCTGACTCCAGGCCGGCTTTGGCATAAAACGCTTCATCCTTGTCTGCCAGAGTAAACCGCGGTTTTGCAGGTGCGCGTTCGCCTTTCGCTTTTTGTGGTTTGCTCTCTGTAACCTCAGCCTTTGGTTCTGGGTCGGGCGTTGGTGATGGCGCTGGATCTACGCCTTCAGACTCGCACGGCTGTGTTTCAGCAGTCGATTTTTCATCATCAGCCGGTTCGCTAACCGGGATAGCTTCCGGCTCAACGACTTTCACGGGTTTATGCTCGACCTCAAGCTCTTCAAAAACTTTGGTCAGATCATTAGCGGCATTGGCTTGGATGACCTCTTCAGCAACGGCTTCGACTGGCTTTCCGATGTCATCATTCAGCCCAGCCAGCAGATCATCTATTTCATCACTGCCGCTTGCTTTGGCTGCTTGCGCGGTTGGCTCATCAAGTGATTGCAGCATTGCAGTCAGCTCGTCGAGGTCATCGTTCTTTACTGTGTTAGTTGCGTTTTTCATCTGTCACTCCTCACTTGTTTTCAGCACTATCGCTTTTCGATGAGTGCATTTTGTCAAAACCTATCAGGCGGAAAAGCAACAAATACAGGCAGAAAAATAAACGCAAGGTTACTATGATTTTCAAGAAATCAACTCTACCTCAAATTTCATCAAATAAATTCACACATATTAAAAACATTCAACAATGCTAATAATAATTAAACATTTAGGACTAATTAGCTTTTACTTGCCATGCAAATCCGTCTGTCTGATAATGAGGGTTTACAACTATATATTTATGAATAGGGTATAATAGTGAGCGGTAATAAAAACAAACTTAATGCGAGTAGTCTCGCATTAAAATTGAATATCGGGCCATCCCGACCCTATTATAAAATGTTATTAAAAACAATTAAAAATAAAATAGCCGATGGACAATCAGAGGCTGAAATCGTTACCTTAATAAAAAACTCGAAAGAACACCTTGCCAATACCACAGCCACACCTTTCCCATCAAAAAAAACAATAAAATCAACAAGAGTAAGGAAAAAGGTAGGCAGTACACCAGTAAGCATAATAAACCAACAAAAACAAAACATTAACTTTAAAAAGACGATGCGAAGCTCCTCCGTTCGGGATGACATTCGCCAAAAAAGGCTTGAGTTTCTTTTAAAGGAGCGTGAGCAAGCAGCGAAGGCGAGAGCTGCGCGAAAAGAACAAGATGAGAAACGAAAAAGGCTTGAAAAAATCAGGATGGAGAACCTACCTGAATTAGTAGAGCGTTGCATCGAATTTTCAAAGCGTCGTGATTTTCAACTATGGTTTCACCGCACTGGCCAATATTTAAATACCAGCGCCCAAGGCATTGTTGATAAATTCCTTGCTATGTCAGCGACTGAAAAGAAAGTAGCAGAAGCAGAGACTAAGTTACCCAAACCAGTTAAATCTTCTCATATTGTTACGCAACAATCATTAGAATCTAAGAAAGTCGAATTTATTCCTCAGCCCCTTCCATTGAAGAGAGAGGGTGAAAAAGTAACGATTACCAGTCGCCCCGATCAAGCTAAATTTGCAGACTCGGTGGGAGCAAACTGCCACTACACCTGCGTTGTTACCGGCGTTAAAACCAGAACACGCTGTGAGGCTGCACATATCGTTGAGCACAATGCTGGAGGTGTTGACCATTATACAAATGGACTATGGTTGCGTGTGGACATTCACCGGTTATTCGATGCCGGCCTATGCGCGATCGATCCGTCCACTATGATGATTTACTTTAACCCAAAGGTGATGCTCGACGACCCGGATTTAGAAAAGTATCACGCTAAGCCCATATCTCAACCTGTTCGCCCAATAAACCCTGACTACCTTACGGCACGCTGGACGATTTTTAACATTATATAATATTGACCTTAGTTCAAAAAAAGCGCCATCAGGCGCTTTCGAAAGGGAGTTTGAAAAAGCCGTACTTCTCTCGGGCTTTGAAGAAACACTGCATCATCAGATCTGTATCATACAGAGCACTATGTGCTTTTTCCCGGTCGTATACGAACCCGAGCGCGAAAGCCAACTCTTCCAGACGTGGACGCTTGCCGTCTTCCGTGGCCCAAAGGCCATCAAGCATAGAGTCGACCAGGTGAACTTCAGGCAGCTTCACACCGTACCCTGAAAACTCGTGACGAATAAAGGGGATATCAAACGCCTCTCCATTATGAGCAACCCACACACCACATTCCCCCATATAAGCGGCTATGTCTTTAGCGTGATCGGCAAGAAGTGGTTCTGCGGCAAGGTCTTCAAGAGAGATCCCATGTACTGCCTGCGCTTTCGGATCGATGTTGCGTCTTGGATTAAAACGCAGTTCGAGGCTGTCAATATGAGTCCGGGTTTCCAACTCGTAACGCGTAATGGCGATCTCGATAATTTTGTGGCCGGACATAAAATCCAACCCCGTGGATTCAATATCAATGCCACCTACAATCGTGGACATGGTTACTCCTTATAGCTTCTTTGCACCTTTCAGCAATGCGCTACGCACGAACTGAGCGGCTTTCTTTAGCGTTTCCTCTTCACTTTCACAGATTACCGGTGGCAACCATTTACCTGTGGCAGTGTTAAGGACGTTAATCTGGTTGGTGTCGAGGCAAACGGAGACGTACAACACAGCCCCGCCCGCAGCTTTAAGATGCATAGGGAAAAGGGGACGCTTCGTGCCGCCGTTGAATTGCGACATTGCCTCGTTGAGAGCGGCGCCGACATCTTCCCCAACAAGCCCCTGTGCGGACTCGAAAATGGCACGAATAGCCAGACGAGCTTCGCGATCGGTAATCAGTGATCGAGACTGTTCATCTGCAATACGAATAAGAGCCTCTACCACTTTGCGATCCAACTCATCAGAGAGGGGAAGTTCGTCTATCATGCTGTTTTTCCTCAAATCATTTCACTTACTTCATTGTCGCATCGCGCAACAGGTGAGCAAGTTTTAGTGCAGGGTCACTCGCCCATCAGCCCGACGCTCGATGTTCTCCGAGACTCTGTCCAGCTGGCGTATGACAGACCTGGCTCGGGACTCTACCGTTTGGCATTTCTTAGAGATGACGAACACCTGCAGATCACCTATGTTTGGCAGCACATTAATTTTTGTTAATTCACCGCACATCAGCGCATCAATGCGCGCGACATAGAGACGGTCAAGCGAGCCACGCTGTTCACGACTTCTATCTGCACTCGTTAGACAAACACCCGGGCGAAGACCAACAACGGCGTTAAAGTTGCTAACCACCGCCTGGTGACAAAAACGCTCAATTTCCATCGCCAGTTCAATGCACCGGTCTTCATTCGTCTGGCCGACCAGATCTAATGTGTAGGCGACAACATCAGCTGGCGTTCGGTCTATAACAAACCCGTCCATACCCCGCGTAATCAGCTCGATATGCCGGGCTATTTCCATTTGCACCTGCAGGCGTTCGTAAAGCGGCAACTCTTCACCAACTTTGACCCCCAGCTTGCTCATCAGCTTGCCCACGCCGGCATCCACATACGGAATGCCGTAGTGCCGATCGATATATTTCGCCAGGGTTGTTTTTCCACTGCCCTGCGCACCAGTGATCCCAATCCGATAATCCATTACGACCTTCTGTAAACGATCTGTGTAAATCCAGGTTCATCTTCGCTGGCACGTTGGTTGTAAGCCGTTTTAACAGGTACAAACCCCATTGTGCGCATCATCTGCACAGGGAAAAACGTGTCGGCATCAGGCACATCCAGCCCAATATGAGAAAGCCATATCTCTTCGACATACGGCATTAAAAGTGAGTAAATCTGACTACCACCGATAACCCAGATCGGATCTGGCAGTTTCAAAACATCATCAACACCAGCGGGGTAGAAGCCATTGGGGATATGCCCACCAGAACGTGTCAGAACGAGATTGTGGCGCTCTGAAAGAGGGTGCTTGAGACTGTCCATCGTCTTGCGCCCCATCACGACAGTGGCATTTCTGGTGAGTTGTTTGAACAGGTTCAAATCGGTAGGGCAACGCCAGGGAAGTTCGTTACCAATGCCGATTTCATAGTTGCGGCCAACAGCTGCAATCATCTTCATTGGCTTACCTCATAAATGGTTGGTCGCTGGTGCGAATCAGCCAGCGCGGAGCGCAAACGTGGATCATGGACAAGTGCGGCGATAAGCAAATCCCCTTTATGATCTGCCAGAGTGCGCTTGATATGGTTTTCATAAGTGACACCTCGCGGAACGAGGTGGAGCCAGTCGTAATCAATGCCGAAGTCTTTCAACCAGCGTTTCGTTGGGGACTCAAGCGACTCCGGGCGACAGCTGATAAGCACCACTTCAGCACCGGAGCGAGCAAAACCACGCAACATGCGGCTGGTGGAAAAGATGAGTTCATCGCCGGCAATGAGAGCGCCAGCATCTGCGTCAGGTACTGATTTACGATGGCTGGCCCTCGCCAGCACACCTTCAATTTCACACAGGACATACATACCTCTGGCCATATCACACCGCCACTGGAACCTTGATCCACGGAAGAGGGTCATAGCCGCAAATTTTGATGCCGTCCCATTTGAAGTCATCAAGTTCCGCCCACTCATGCGGGAAGAGGACTACCGGATCGGAGTGCTCAGGTACCTGGCGCTTCATCAGCTCGTATACACCTTCCATGTGGTTGTCATAGAGATGAACATCAAAGCCAAAATGCACGAAGGCGCCAGCCATATGGCCGGTTATCTTTGCAAGAAAATGGGTGAGGATGCCGTAGCCTGCGATATTGAAAGGCATCCCAACAAAAGTATCGACGCTTCGCTGCACCAGGCAGGAGTTCAGGATACGCTTAGGGATTCCCAGCTCATCCAGAACGCTTTCAGAAATCCCGCCATCCTTCTCCAGAATGCATAGCATTTGGGTGTAGATAGACTCGTGCCCGTAACGATTGTGTTGTAGGCCAATGTCAGTCGCCATAGTCAGCCTGGTTTCAAAATCCAGCTCACGACTCCACAATGAAAAGACGAAATGACAGGGGGGTAATTTCATGTCCTCCAGTTCACCCACATTCCAGGCGTTCAGGAGAATGCGACGATCGGTAGGATTGGTACGCAGCGTGTCGACTATACGCTGAAGCTGGTCAATTTCACGGGACAGGACGACGCGATCCTCGTTTACCCCCAGATAGCCTTCAACCTTGTAACCACGTTCACGCAAGGCGTCGATATTTCTCTGATATTCACTGTGGGAAACAATGCGAGTGTCACCCCATCGGCGCCACTGTTTGCCATATACCGGCCCTAAGTCGCCATTTTCATCTGCCCAGGCGTCCCATATCTTTACGCCATGTTCTTTTAGAAACTGGATGTTGCCTGTACCTTTCAGATACCACTCAAGCTCCACCAGCAGCGGTTTCAGGTTGACAGATTTTCCTGAGATAAGAGGAACGGAACCACCAGTTAGCATGTAGTAAGACGGCACATAGGAGACGCTCATTGTGCCGGTGCCAGTGCGATCTTCGGCATGAACTCCAGTTTTAAGGACTGTCTCAACCACTTTTGCATACGATGCACTTGCAAACTGACCGTTTGTAAATTCACGATTCAGAAGAATGGACAAATCAAACCTCACATATAATAAGTAAGCACACACCTATTATTTTATACAATCTTCATGCAAGCAAGCAGGTATGTACACGATAAAAGGTAAAAAAAATGGTGGCACAAAGGCCACCATAGATACAGCAATTGAAAAATTGGACAATAAAACACGCCCAATCAATATACGCTGATAAGTTAGTACTTACAATTGCTTTTTCACTGCCTCGTATAGAGAAGAGGTCATCGCCTTCTCTACAAAACGAGAGAGATCGACATCACTATAGGTTGGCGATTTGAGTATTTTTCCATCTGAAAGACGGTAGCCGATCATCATCTCAGTCCCTTCTGCATGACGGAAGCCGAGATCGTTTTTATCGTATTTGCAGTTTTCAACCGCTACATGACGTTCTTCAGCGTCAGCCGGCCACAGTTTGGTCATGTTTGAACGATGGATTTCTGCCACCAGCTCAACGATGTCGATGCCGAGAAACTCAGCCAGACGGTAGGTCATCATGCACGCAACATAAATTTTGTTCATTACACGGCGTAAATCGCGAATGAGTTCGGATTCACTGACCTTTGTGGTTTCAAGTTTATCAGCAAGGGCAGCCAGCATAAGTGCCGCTTCTTCAGCCTCTTTGAACGGAATGGCCATGTCGTCGAAGACCGTATTGCCTGGAACCATGATGGTTTCCATGAAGCGATCAACGCTCTGCTCTTGGGTGTAGTAACTCATACCCGTAGAGATTCCGCCTTTGATGGCAACCATAGAACCGATGCCAACGTAAAGAAAGTCAGCCATAGCATCCAGCAGCGCAGGCATATCACCTTTCTCAGCCGCTGGGATGCCTTCTGTTACCGCTTCCTCGTGAATCAGCTTTGCACGAAGACGTAGCAACGCCGGATCTGGCATTACACGGCGCGGATGCTGAAATAATGCATGGAACTGGTCAACCATCTGGTAAATGCTCTCTGTGGCCTGGCCAAAGCCGGGATTCAGCTCATACGGCTCAGGTTTAAAACCAACCAGTTTGTCGGCAGCCAGTTTCAGATGATCGGTCAGTTTCGTAAATTTCATGTCTTCTTTTTTCCTTCGTACTTCATTTGATGCGTCAATTGTGACCCAGCGTAGCCAGGCCACATAATGGTTAAACTCGGCTTAGAGGTCTGCAAACTGGCTCAGACTGGCGCGATCGACTGCGGAGTCGATTTGGCCGACGAGATAGGTGCTTTGTTCTGCTTCCTGCGGGGCGATCTGCAGGGTATCGGACAACAACCATTTGTTCATCCATACCAGCGGATCGTCTTTGATTTCCGGGAATAATGGCTTCAGTCCCAGGCGACGCATTGCCAGGTTGGTGCGATATTTTACATAGCTTTTTAGAATATCGGCATTTAAGCCAATCATTGATCCATCTTTGAACAGATAATCAGCCCAGCGCATTTCCTGCTCGGCCACATCCATCATGGTCTGATAGATAAAGCCTTCCTCTTCAGCGGCGATCTGCTTCCACAGGAGACCTTCACGGCCAGTGCGCATAAAACGGATCATTCGCTCAGTACCTTCGCAATGCAGAGCCTCATCACGCGCAATGAAACGCATGATTTTGGTGTTGCCCTCCAGCAGCTTCCGCTCGCCAAAGGCAAAAGTACACGCAAAGCTCACATAAAAGCGGATCGCCTCCAGAGCATTAATGGAAACCAGAGTACGGAAAAGCTGGCGCTGGAGAGGGTAGGGTTTACCGTCAAATTCGGATGCATAGAGGCGCTCAAACTCATCTTCGCCAACGTGCTGGCGGGCGCAGGTCATCTCATACAGCTTATCGTATTCACTGGAGATGCTGATTGCTCGGCTGATAATCTCTTCGTCAGTAACGATCCCGTCGAACACAATGCTCGGGTCATCAACCATACCGCGGATAATATGTGTATAGCTGCGGCTATGGATGGTTTCGGAGAAAGACCAGGTCTCCACCCATGTTTCCAGCTCCGGGATAGAAATAAGCGGAAGCAAAGTCGCATTAGGGCTGCGTCCCTGAACAGAATCAAGCAGCGTCTGGTAACGCAGATTGCTCAGAAAAATATGGCGTTCATGCTCTTGTAGTTTGGCATTAAAGTCGATGCGGTCAGTGGTTATGTCAACCTCTTCCGGCCGCCAGAAAAATGACAGTTGTTTCTCGATCAGTTTTTCAAAATCACGGTACTTTTGCTGATCGTAACGAGCAACATTCACTGACTGCCCGAGGAACATCGGCTCTTTCGTTGCGTCGTTAACGCCCAAACGGAAAGTAGAATAGCTCATGTGTTTCCCTATATGGTTCTGAATTTATTGGCTTAATTGTTTTAACGTCCGTCAAAACAAGTTGTTATCTTATGTGCTTAAATAAGGTGAACAACATTAGAAGAGGGTGGGGCTTAAGCCCCACCTTTGTCAGATTTTGCACGCGCCATCGCATTCATCTTCCGGCTCAACCGCCTCTGCATGAGGCTGTTCTGATGCCAGGTTATCTTCTTCGCGTTTGCCCGCCCCATCGCGAGTGTTGTGGTAATAAAGAGTTTTCACACCTTGCTGATAGGCATACAGCAGGTCTTCCAGCAGCTTCATCATGGGAACTTTATCGCCAGGGAAGCGAGTGGGGTCGTAGTTGGTATTTGCGGAAATAGCCTGATCAAAGAACTTCTGGATGATGGCGACCTTAGTCAGATAACCGCGGTTATCCGGCATATCCCAGAGATACTCGTAGTCCCCTTTTAGGGTTTCGAAATCCGGAACCACCATTTTCACAATACCGTCCTTAGACGACTTAATGGAAACCGGGCCGCGCGGCGGCTCGATACCATTGGTGGAATTGGTGATCTGACTGGAGGTCTCACACGGCATTTGTGCGGTCAGAGTCGAGTTACGCAGACCATGCTCACGGATGCGGCCACGCAATTCCTCCCACGGCATTTTCAGCTCGAAAGAGGTCTCCGGGTTGGCATCCAGTGTTTTACGATAATGGTCAACTGGCAGCTGGCCCTGCGCGTATTTGGTATGCGAGAACCAGTCACACGCACCTTTTGCTTCGGCCAGGCGGTTGCTTGCATCAAGCAGGTAATACTGAATGGCTTCGAAGGTTTCATGCACCAGTTGGTTGCCGGCAGCGTCAGAATAGTTAAAGCCGTTCTTCGCCAGATAGTAGGCAAAATTGGTCACGCCAATCCCCAGACTACGACGTGCTTTGGCAGGGAGTTCTGCAGCGGCCATAGGGTAGTCCTGATAATCGAGCAGAGAGTCCAGCGCCGCCACAGCATAGAACGCCACGTCTTTAAGTGCGTCCAGCGTGCGGATCGCACCCAGGTTAAACGCAGATAGGGTGCAAAGCGCGATTTCCCCGTTCGGATCGTCAGTGAATGCCAGTGGTTTAGTCGGCAGCGTGATCTCCATGCAGAGGTTGGACTGGTGTACCGGCGCAATTTCCGGAACGAACGCGCCGTGATCGTTCATGTGGTCGACGTTCGCAATATAAACGCGACCAGTAGAGGCACGCTCCTGCATCAGCGTCGAGAACAGTTCGACAGCCGGGATGGACTTCTTGCGAATGCTGTCATCGGCCTCGTATTGCAGGTACATCTCTTCAAACTTATCCTGGTCAACAAAGAACGCTTCATACAGACCCGGTACATCGTGTGGGCTGAACAGAGTAATGTTTTCGTTGCGCACCAGGCGGCGATACATCAGACGGTTAATCATTACGCCATAGTCGAGATGGCGAACGCGGTTTTCTTCGATGCCACGGTTGTTTTTCAGCACCAGCAGACTTTCAACTTCCAGATGCCAGATCGGATAGAACGCTGTAGCAGCACCGCCGCGCACGCCGCCCTGGGAGCAGGACTTCACCGCCGTCTGGAAGTGTTTCAGGAATGGAATAACACCAGTATGGGTGGCCTCGCCATTGCGGATCTCACTTCCCAGCGCTCGCAGGCGTCCAAAGCCAATACCAATGCCTGCGCGACGTGACACGTAATCGATGATTGCGGAAGATGCAGCGCTAATGCCCTTCAGACTATCTTCAGCTTCAATGAGAACACAACTGGAGAACTGGCGAGTAGGCGTGCGCACACCTGCCATGATTGGCGTTGGCAAAGAAAGTTTGAATGTACTGGTTACATCGTAAAATCCTTTGACCATTTCCAGGCGAGTTTTGCCGGCACAACCATCTTCCCAATTTTGAAAGAGGCACATGCCCACCAGCATATACAGCTGTTGCGGTCCTTCGTAGATTTCACCCGTAACGCGGTTTTGAACAAGGTATTTGCTCGCCAGTTGTACAGTGGCAGCGTAACCAAAGTATTCGTCGCGCTTAGGTTTGATGTAGGCGCCCAGCTCTGCAATCTCTTCCACAGAGTAGAATTTGAGAAGGTCTTCATCGTAAACACCCCGGCTCACGTTGCTCACGATGTGGTTGTAAAAATTTGGATAGTCGTATTGGCCAAAGGCATCTTTACGAAGTTTGAACAGATTCAGCCGCGCAGCGACCTTTGAATAATTCGGCGTTTCTGGAGAGATCAGATCGGCAGCAGACTTTACCAGGGCCTCATGCAGTTGGCAGGTAGTCATACCATCAAAGATACTTGCTGCGGCGCCCATAGCGACTGCGGAAGCGCTAACGTTGCGGATATTTTCTACACCCCACATTACAACGCGGTTGTATTTTTCTTCAGATAGCGGTTCTACTGAACCGTCACGTTTTACGATGCTTATCATGTATCACCCAATTAAAAAGGCCACTATATCTAGTGGCCTCATGTTAATAGATAAGTACTTACCTATCAATCCGGAGCTTATAAAATTCCTGAAAGAACGTCTCGAACCTGTCGGAATTGGTCTGTCTGCATACCGGTGTAAATCGACGCCACGGCATCTGCAAGGTGCTCGTTTTTACCCACCAGCACTTCTTTGCCAGATTGTTTCCGTCGAAGCCACGGGGCATTTGGTTGCTTCTGCGTAGCCCATTGTATGATTTCTTCTTTCGATGTAGTCAGCTTGTTTCCGACATAATGCTTGATCTCATTTGGTGTAACCTGAATGAGCGGCTTATCTACGCACGCGAGCACGCCAATGCAGATACCATATGAGGTCTGAGCACGACTCGATTGACTGCCAACCGGCAGCTCGCAAAAGACCATGTGTGCCTGCTCAATAATGGGCTTGGCTGTACGCCATATTTCATTGGCGCGGCGAAGATCGTCGCTGTTCACACGGACTGTTTTTTTATTGCCACCGGCTTTGGTTTCTACCAGCGTTAGTCCGGTAATATCAAGATTACCCGTCTCCAGATCCAGCGTACCAATCGCCAGGCCAAAGTTGCTCATTGAAGGGTCTACACCGACCACCCGAATAGTTTTACTCATTTTGGTCTCCTTACCACGAAGCCCAGACAGGGCACTCCATTAATTTCTGCTCAAGGGTCTTCTCCACCGCACGAGCCGCCGAAGATGCGTGTGACTTGTCCACAACGTTAACGATGTCATTAGTGAAAGAACCTGTCGCAATGTCTGCGCTGATCATGCTTTGCCCGATGAAGCAGCTCAGGATGTCGATCAACCGCCGCGCTTTTCGTCTATCAGCATAAAACACATGCGGGAGAGCGACTTCGATCCTCGCTACACTGCCATCCTCACCTACAAAGCACAGTTTTGCTCGCTCATGAGCAGGTCCCTCTGGATTGTACTCTATGTGGAAGTTGGCAAACGCAACGCCCGGCATCGTAACGTGGCCGGCGCTCTCGTTAGCTTTGCGAATCAGATTGGTGAAAGCGATGCTGAGGTGCGACTCCATCGCGCCGAAAAGCGCACTTTCGTTGATGTTCAACTCACCAGTTTCAGGGATCGTTACAAAACCCGGCCCAGAATATGGAAGATAACCGCCTTCCGCGAATGGGTTGATCAGGATTGGCGCGGTGCTTCCTGACGGCAGAGCGTCCAGGTTTGGCATCGTCGGAGTCGCGGCCAAAAGGTTTGTCAGAACCGAAAACTGGTCAGTGAGAACATTGCCGTTGTACCAGGCAAGCCTCGGAGATGCACCAACTGACGTATGACTATTGATCAGCCTGATGGACTGCATAACTGCAAACATCTGCAAAAACTGTGTGCGGCTCAAATTAAACGACATAGCTGCGGCCCTCTTTGACTTCAACAGTGATTGTTTCCCTGAACCACGACTTCATCTCCTTATGCGAAATGATCATCACTGTGCCGCGCTCGCGCGCTTTTGACTCAAGAATCCCCATGAGACGTTCAAGGCCGGCAGTGTCCAGCGCATCGTCAATCTCATCGCCGATAAACAGTTCAATGCTCTTGCTGGCGCGACTGGCGACCAAATCCTGCAAGGCAAGTGAGCACGCTATGCGCACCTTTCGCTTCTCTCCTCCTGATAATGTCTGGAAGGATTTGCTGGCGCCGGTTTTCGTCACGCTGATATTAAACTTATCGCGATATTCCCCTTTCTTGGTGGTCTCCATCGTTGACCATTCAGCAACAATATTCCCGTCAGAAAGCGTGTTGAGATACTCCGCAGTTCTGATATTCAGGAACGGTGTCACAGATGTCAAAATGTGGGAGCGCACTCCTGCTGGGGAATAAACCTGGCGTGCCTTCTCCAGTAGCAAAGCCTGCTCCTGTATATTCTTTAGCTCTGTTTTTAATACTGCGTAATTAGATTTATTGGCAGCCAGGCTCTCTTCGTGACGCTTAATGACTGCGGTAAAAGGGTTAACCTCCGCAATGATTCTGTTCACCTCAGAACGTGCTCTGGCGACCACAGCTTCTACAGCGGCAAGCTCGCGTTCACGGTGGTTCAATGCACTCAGTTCATTGGTCAGCCGCTCAATTTTGGCGATAATGGCTGACACATCGGGAGCGGCTGCGACCATTGCGGATTCGATACCGAGCGCTTTTTCAAGATGCTCTTTGTATTTAACCACTGCCGCTGCTGATGCCTGCGCCTGGCTGATCTCGTTACGCGCTTGTTCAATGAAACTCTCCTTTACGGTGGATAAATCTTCTTCACAGTAGGGTTTGCCACACGTCGCGCAAGGGGCGCCAACTTTGGTACCTACCTCTTCTGCTTTTGCTTTGAATGCACGAGCGCGGCCTGTGGAATTGTTCTGGGCGGCTTCCGCGCTACGGATACTGGCGCGAATATCCGTGATCACAGTTCGCACTTTTAACAACTTTGAATCATGTTCTTCTTTGGAGGCCAGCTTCTCGCGCTCAGAAATAATTGCTCTTTCCGTATCACGAATTTGCTCAGGGAGTGTGCGGATCTCCATCTCCACTTCGGAAAGAGTTACTTCTGCGCCGGCCAAGTCTACGCGAGCCTTATCCAGACGATCGCCGCGCTCACGTTCCCAGCTTTCAGAAGACGCTTTAGCCGACTCAATTTCCGACTGTGCCGTTTCAATGAGTGTGATGCAGGCGTCCATTTTGGTCTTCGTAACATCCATTCGTGCGGCAGCTGCATTGGCTCGTTCACGGGCAATCGCGTAGGCACGAGTGAGTCTGTCAACGCCCGCAGCCTCCTCTACAATGGTTTTGAGGTTCTTATCTGACATGCCGGGAAGATCTGGCATCGCCTCCTGACTGGCATAGATTGACGCCATAAAGACCTCTTTTGAGGCGCCAATCAGACGTTCAACGAACTCCTGCGTCAACGTATCCTTGCCTTTAGTCATATCGCCGTCTTCGCCACGGACGATTAGCCTGTTTTTGAACTCTTTATGTTTGCGATGGCGAATGATGGCGTAGCGCTTGCCTTCATCTTCAACAGTCACCATCACTCGACAATTTTTTTCATGGCCCGTCGACAGAACATCGTCCCCTTTAACGCCATGCGCAGTTTCGCCATAAAGACACCACATCAAGCTGTTCATCAGGGTGGATTTCCCCGCGCCATTACTGGCAGCAGACGTATCGCCACTGTTCACGCCCTGGATTAACACCAGCCCACGCTGATCTAACTCAACTTCGGCGCTGGCCAGCGCCATAAAGTTCTCAACCTGGAGCTTAAGAAATTTCATACAACACCTCTGATCCCGTGAGTCAGTTTCTGACCTTTTTTCAATCTAAACTCCGTGTGCGCCGGGAAGGACTTACGCTTTAGCAAGCCTTGTTCAGTAAGTCTCCCCAGATAAAACGCCATTGGATTTCCGTCTGGCGGATAGGGCTTGTGGAACATCACCGTCTGGCCTCGTTCAAGTCTTTTCATCGTGATGGCAAAGTCCCGAAAGCTCCCAGCATGATTTCTGCTCACACTGCCTCCGCGCTCTCCGCTTCGGTAAGAATTTCCTGACACAGCATGTCCAGTTTGCTTAAGTCGAAGCCGCCGTCCGTGTCGTGGACAATCTTGCAATACGCCGCGACGGACTCACCCAGACTGTCAATTTTGCTGGTCTCCGATGTACTGGCAGAACCCTCCATCATTGACGCCTTACGAATGAAGTTGCAGACAATGCCTTTCGCGCCCATTGTTTTCAGGACGTTCTGGATTTTGATCCCTTCCTCATCGCTATCAACGACGGCGCGGAAACGCACGTAATTCCCGCGGATCTGCGTGTCGTCCACATCATCTTCAAGGTTCACGAATTTGGGTGCAGAGGTTTCATGGTGGCTGAAAGAGCCGTCCGGATTGACGATCATGAAACCGGCCAGCGAGCCTACATCTCCCCAATTCTGGTGTGTCAGAGCGCCGATACTCACGACGCCAGGCAGCACCTCTTTGTGGTTGTGGTAATGCCCGGACAGCAGCAGGCGAAAGCCAATGTCTTTCAGTTCTTGTGCGTCTATGCCCACATCAGGCATGGTTGGAATGGCTTTATTGATCGAGGTATGCACTACTACGTCATGCTTTCCGTCGTCCAGACCAGACCGCAGCGTCTTCAGGTCGCTAATCAGTTCCGCGTGGTTGTTTCGCCAGCTCACCATATGGACTGAAACATCGCCCATTTTGATGGTATGGGGGCGTTTGCCGCAGACGATCTCCACCCCAATCGAGCGCAAAGATGCCGCGGCGTTAGCGCTGTAAACGGAGTCGTTTGTTTCAAGGTCGTGATTGCCCGCCAACATAGCTACTTTGAGGCCAAGCTCTTTGATAATCCATTCGTATGTTTCCGTGACGAAATGCAGAACAGAAGGCGATACGGCGCCACGAACATGAAACGTATCGCCAGCCACCAACATGTACTTGCAACCGACCGCTTTCATGGCTTTCGCAGCTTCTTTGGTGGCGTCGAGTTGAATCTCCAGTCTGGAGTTCAAGCCGTCAGCGTTTGTTGTCGCAAAAGCATCCCAACGATGATAATGGGGATCTGAAATCACCCCGTATGGAACAGTCATGTGTCTTTCCTTTGTGGTTATTTTGATACAGATTTTATGCGTGTCAGAAAGGCGAGCAATCCAGACATAAAGGCGCATTAGGAAATGTACAGGCACATGATTATGACAAAATATATAAGTAATTACCTACTTATTTTTGAGTTGCTTAGAATCGCCCATATAGGGCGATCCTCAACTTGGATCGCGAAAAAGAAGTTGTGTACCAGTTGGCGAGGTGTCAATGAGACGGAAACCGCGGCGTTTTAGCATATCGGCCATTTGAGAGGATTTGATGTAGCACTTCGCCATCATCGGCTGGCTCGGGTTTGAAGCGAGCATGTCGGACACCAGCATTGACCCATAGCCTTTCCCGCGAAGCTCTTTGGCGATACTGACGGCACGGAGTTCAAGTCGTGGCGCACCGGTTGGATCGAGTGCGGCGCAGAACCAAATTAGCCCGGCTTTTCTGTCATCAGAACGGCGCAGTAGGATGTAAATAAAATGCCCAGAGTATTGGCCCTGCTCGTTCGTCTTGATTGCCAGCCTGATTTGCTTCTCAAAGGTTTTACCCCCGTTGGATGTGAGGATATCTTCGTAGAAGTGACCTTTGCGTGCGCCGTCTTCAAACTCACCCATGATAAATGGCATGTCTGCCACAGTTGCTGCCCTTGAATAAAATTCACTCATGTATTAACCCCTAAAGCTCTCAGCGCCTTTCTAAGACACCATATTTTATGCCCCGGTAAAACCATGAGTTTACGTTTAAAACGTCTCAGGGGGCTTCTGACGCGCTACGCTGATGTCGATCACCCCAGCTTTTGGTCGAGGGTCGAAAAGATTCAGCTCTTCAGCGCTGTGATACTCCGTATCGAACTCCCGATCGACATGGCGGATATAGATGGCTGTGAGCAGGCTGTCATCATTCAGGAAGTGTCCGTAGGATTTGCGGATCACTTCGCCCACCTTCTCGATCTTTTCCCCGCCTATGCAGAGATGGTTAAATCGACTGTGTTTCCGCAGCATCTCATCCACCGGGCCGGAGTATACCTTATCGACTCTTCCGAACCGGATGATACTTCCCTTTTCAGCCTCGACCAGACAAACGAGCTTGCCAGGCTCGACTCTGTCTTTCCACGTTACACCAGAGCGTAGCGTGTTGAAGTAGGGTGCATCTAATCCGATGATCGGTTTACGAAATGCCAGCAGTGGAACATACCTGATGCAGCTGTTCAGGTGAAAGTGAGCACCGGCATCATGTAATTTTAAGCGAGCCTCATTGATAGGGCATTTCGATGCTATGCCGCAAAGGTCACAGAGTAGCTTCAGCTTGTTCAGGCTACTGTTGGACTCAATAGTGTATGAACCGTCTTCAAGACGGCGAACCCATCGCGTGCGTTTAAGATCCATTTTTGCTTTCTGATAGTGATTGTCGGTGCCACGATAACTTACAAGGCGCACCGATGTTTGCAAACGCCTGTTTTACTTATTCCCATTATTCACAGGACCGATCCAATAATAAGATCCCCAGAGAGATCATACAGAAGATCAAAAGAGATCCCCGATCGTCTCCAGCCCTTGGGGTTACTGGTCTGAGAAGGGTTTACTATCCACTATGGGGAGGAAAGTAACCTCTGTAGAGAGCGTAATAACCGCTGTGGGTAGCAAAACAACCTCGCTGGAGAGCGGCTACTATCCACTGTAGAGAGTAGAACAGTATGTCTTCCCTGAATAACTACATGCCTTTAATTTTGGCTCATATAGCTGATTTACAAAGATAAATGCCAAATCCTGCCAGCAAAAATTCTGTTTCAGACACAAATTATCCCCAGAGAGGGCGGCCAATCTCACTCTGCAATTGCCTGATTTTTATAAACAGGCCCGATCCAGTAATTCAGATCCTAAAGAGAACCTAAGAGACCCACAAAGACCCAAAAAGATCCCCGCACCCCGCAAACCCTTATCGTGTCTGGCTTTAAGGATGATCGTTATCCACTATAGAGAGCAAATCAACCACTGTAATGAGTAAGACAACCACTATGGAGAGCAGAAAAACCACTATAGACAGTGTATTAACCGCTATGTTGAGTGATACTATCCACTATAACCAGTAAAAGACGCTGCCTGCGGCCACGCATTAGAGACTATCTGGATGAGCGAAAACGACAATAAAAACATTGCGATAAGCGAAGCATTTTCCGAAACAGACAAAAAAACCGGCGAACTTGTTACGTTAGTTCCTAACACCAACAACACAGTCCAGCCCGTTGCTCTCATGCGTTTAGGACTCTTTGTACCCACGCTTAAATCCACAGCAAGGGGTAGAAAGGGACAAATGGTCTCAATGGATGCCACAGCTGAACTCAAACAACTTTCTCTGGCCAAAGCCGAAGGGTATGAGGACATACGGATCTCCGGGATGCGCCTGGATATGGATAATGACTTCAAAACCTGGGTCGGCATCATTCATGCCTTTGCCAAACATAAGGTAGTTGGCGACACTGTCACGTTATCGTTTGTCGAGTTCGTCAGGCTTTGCGGCATCCCGACTGCAAGGTCATCAGCGAGGCTGCGTAAGCGTCTTGAAGACTCTCTCAACCGTATTGCCACAAACACCATCAAGTTCCGAAGCAAAGGCTCTGAAGAGGTTTACGTAACGCACCTGGTGCAAACAGCGAAGTACAGCATCAAGAAAGACACCGTCGAGCTGAAGGCTGATCCTAAAATTTTCGAACTCTACCAGTTCGACAAAAAGGTCCTTCTTCAACTACGAGCGATCAACGAACTTTCCAGAAAAGAATCCGCGCAGGCGCTCTACACTTTCATCGAAAGTTTGCCTCCTGACCCGGCGCCTATCTCAATGGCCCGCTTACGCGCCAGGCTCAATCTAACCAGTCGCACCATTACCCAGAACGCGACAGTCAGGAAGGCGATGGAGCAGCTGCGGGAGATCGGCTATCTCGACTACACAGAAGTGAAACGCGGTAGTTCTGTTTATTTCATTATCCACTATAGACGGCCAAAGTTGCGACCGGCTCAGATACCGGTCAAAGCCGGGCCAGACGAGCCTGAAGATAATTTCCCTGATGAAACTCAGGAGGACATCATCGATGTTGTCCCGGAAGAAAAAGAATGCAAGATGGTCATGTTGAGCAAAGAAGAACTGGCGATTCTCGAAGAACTGCGTAAGGCAAAAGCGCGTAAATGACCTAACCGCTGTAGAGAGTAAAAGGCTCGCTAACCACTGTAGCGAGCCTTTTTTTATTCATAATCTGCCATCCGCTGTAGTGAGCAGCAGACCACACATCCTATCCACTGCAGGCAGTAAAGTGGCTCAGGACTGATTATGTTAGTGTTCGCAAACATAGACGTGTCAAGGGCTGCGGAGTTAGTGGTCACTGGGTAGCAGGGTAGTCGCACTATCCACAGTGGATATCTTGGCCCCTCATCCTTTGACTAACCACTATAGAGAGCAAACCCGGCTGATCGATATTGCCAACCACTATGGGGAGTACATATCCGCTGAAAACAGCAAAGGTTTACTCCCCATAGTGGATACCTGCTGGCGGGCGCAGTTTTCCACTCTCTATAGTGGTTGTTCATCGAGAATGAACGTCTGTTTACTCACTACAGTGGATAGAGTTTCCGGCAATCACGGCTTCACTCACTACAGTGGTTGGATCGTCAATAGGGATGGCACTCTACTCTCTACAGTGGATATGAGCCGGTACGCACGCGGTGAGCTAATTACTCACCGCAGTGGTTAATGCTATCAGTGGATGTTCTTCAGTAAACCCCAGAGCGTTCCGGCCTTTTTGGTGAGCTTTCCTGTTTCCGGATCGTACATGCGCCACTCCCGCCTCTGATGGATAATGTACCCATCTTCACGCTCAAGTCGTTCCAGCGCACCGGTTTGTTTAAAGCCCTTTGCCCGCCAGTAGCCACTTGCTTTTTCGATTTCCAGACCTGCCAGCGTAACTGCCATTAACCAACCTCCTTGCAGTCATCGAAAAGATAGCTCGCGTCCTTTACGTGAACGCCATAAAAATCACCGGACTTGTTATAAATAAATTTATCCTCGCCGGTACCAGAATATTTCCCATCACGTTTGGTCAGGGTTGGGGAAGACAAGACACGATCATCACGAACGACATAAAACTGATCCCCACTGTCGACGACCATTGCCCCGTATGACGCTCTCATAACGTTTGAGATGCTGCCATTTTTTGTTTCTGCTACAGACATTGCACATTCATAGACGCGTGTCTCAGCGCAAACAGGCTGTATCAGCAATAACATTGCCAGGCCAATTTTCTTCACGCTGCCACCCCTTGAAATACGTCAAATGCCGAATTGAACACGAGTACTATGGCGAGCGCGTTGACCATTGTGCCGTTTACGGGCGCCAGCGCTTTTCGGATCGCCCCTGTAAAGAGACAGTCGAGAACAAACGCTATCGAGATAATAAGTAATAAGATGTCTAATATGTTAATCATGATAGGTAGATACTAACTTATATATTTTAGGCTGTAAATATCACTCGAAAGTGCTTATCCCCAAGATACGCTGAAGATGCTCGGCGTCCTCTTCGCTAATCGGGCGCGTTTCATCTACGTACCAGCAACAACCGTTGTGCCAGCAAACACCATCTTCATCAACAAATACCGAGTCTGCGTCATGGCCTGTGTATTCAACCAGAATGCGCTGTATTGCTGTCAGAACCTCTTCCTCGTTCATCCCGTCGCAACGCACCATAAACAGAGGGTACACGTCATAATCATTGCTGACTGAAATGCGAACCAAAATTTTCATGTGTTTTTCCTTATTGGTAAGTACTTATTCATTTTATTGTGTGCCAGAAGGCACACAATAAGCGTGTTTAGGCTGGTGGAAAGAACTTTGTCAGGGTGCGATCGATAGCTTTATCAAGGTGCATGAGGTGCCAGACAACCATATCTTTGCTACCCAGACCGCGGTTGTAGATTACGTCGAATTTTCGCCAGGCAGCATGAAACCAGTGAGGTGTGTCATCGACCGGCAGATTCTCTCCTGCCTCCTTGAAGTACTTGAGCAGCATGGCCTGTTCAGCGGTTGGCGTCGGGCCAATCTCTTCCGCATACATTCTGATGAAACGTTGCCAGTCGGCTTCGTCATCTGCAGGCTCCGGCGCGTTCATTTCGGCAATTGCCTCACGCAGCTGCGTCGCCCATTCTGGTTCGGGGAAGCCTTGAGCAATTTCGGCATCAACGACATCAAGTGCGGCATTGGCCGCTTCATATAGCTTTTTCACTCTGTTTCTCCTGCATCTAACAAATGTTGAATATCGATTTGTAGGCTTTCTGGACCTGCTAACGCTTCGGACATTCCAGCTCGCATAGCCGGATCTTCTTTTCTTCGAATGCTCATATCATCCTCTGTACTCGATAAATGCCAGGGCAAGCTGCTCTACGCTGTACCCGTCCTTCAACTGCTTCCCAAATACTCTTTCAACAACGCGCTTGTCTGGATTAAAGATGTAGTTGCCGGGAAACTTGGTTCTGAAAACCTGCCCGTCTTTTACTAGCCACCAGGCGTTTACGATTGCCACTCTGTAACTGCGTGGCACTGTCACTTCTGATATTGCGATCGGTATTAATTCCATATGAGTAACCAATTTGTTTTCTTGTATGTGATATTAATCAGAAAAAAACGGCGTCCTACTGGACGCCTTTACGTTTATTAATCAGCCACGGCTGGCGCTGACTCCTTTGCCCGTCGCTCATCGACTGCTTGAAGCGCCGCTATGATTTCTGGAAGTGGCTTATCGCGGTACATCTCGACGATCTGCGATTTCGTGTATTTCTTATCGCCAATTTCTACGCGCCCGCTGGCGTTCTTGGGCAGGTATCCTTCCTCCAACATGTACTCAACCAGTGATTCGATGACGTCCAGCCCGCGGGTCGGATCGAAGTAGAATTTCCATGAGCATTTGCCAAACGGAGGCGCAACTTTGTTTTTAATGCACTCGGCGCCCACGTCCTGTCCGATCTTCTCTTTCCCATCCTTCATAACGGATGCACCCAGACGGATGCGTACCGACGCGTAGAACTTCGGAGAGTCGCCACCCGGAGAGGTTGTCGGATCGCCAAACATCACGCCAATTTTGGTACGCACTTGGTTCAAGAAGATGATGCAGGCGTTGTACTTACGTGCCCATAGCGCCAAAGTAGGGAAGTTGGCACTTGTGGCCCGCGCCAGCGCCGTGTTGTCGTTCATGTTCAGCTGGTCTTTGTCCTTCGCGGTACCTTCTGCCATCTTGTCGAACTTCTCAGCCTTTGAGTTCGGAACCATCGACGCCAGAGAATCGGCAACGATACAGATAGGTGCTGATTCCGGAATCAGCTCTTCATCACGAACCAGTTTGAGGATGGTGCCGATCAGCTCAACAGACTCTTCAAAAGTGTCAGGCTGTTTGTAAACCCACTGGCCGTCGTCTTCATCCGCGTTCAGACCGTTCGCTACAGCTAAGCCAACGTCAAAACTGTTTTCGTGGTCGAGGAACACAGCCAGACCTTCCTGCCTTTGTGCGGAAACCATCGCTGCCGTGGCCAGAAACGTTTTACCGGCGCTTGGCGGCCCGAAAATCTCAACGATACGCCCTGATGGGAAGCCGCCGTCATAACGCCCTGAAATGGCTTTGTTGAGCGGAGGGAAACCGGAGTCAATCCAGTGGGAGACCTTCTGGATCTCGTCATTGCTGCCGATTTTCTTTTTCAGCGCCAGCGCCAGTGCGGATTTGCCTTTTGCCATGATTAGGCTCCTTTTGATTCGTTGATTCGCTTCGAAGCAGCGGCTTCGTCAAACTTGATTGCGTCGTGGTTCAGGTGTTTGGCGACGCGAGCGATGATCTTCACGACCTGCTCGCTGACCAGCGCGAACTCACGCTCAGTAGCAGAAATGCCAGCAGCGCCCAGAATGTTCGGCAGCGCCACCACAGCGTGCTCGCCGTGGCAGAAGACAATCTCTTTAGCCAGCATGGTTGGCGTAGTTGCCCCGCCATTAATGATGGATTTCAGCATCAGCAGTACCTCTCAAACGGAAGTACAAAGACTTCCAGGTCTTCCAGAAAAGAACGGAAATTCAGCTCATGGCACATCTGTTCGAACGCCTTCATATCCCGAACGCCTTTAATCGACTCGATCTCGCTGGGCGGGAATTTGGTTTCAATCAGGTTCATCAGCGTCATATTGCGTTTGAAGGCTTCCAGCATTCGACAGCCCGTCTTCTCGTTGAAGGCGTTCTTTGCCAGCTTGTTGAATGCCGTTTTGTACCGGCCTTTGTCGATTACGATTGAGCCGTTATTGATGCCTCGCACCATTGAGGCGACGCTTCCCCATTCATGCAGCAGCTCTTTCGCACCACCATCACCGATACCACCAACACCTTTGATGTTGTCCGATGTATCACCCTGTAGCGCTTTGGCTTCCAGAAACGCGCGCGGAGTGGGCAGGCCAGTCAGTTCAGCGAATTGTTCAAAATTCACCTGCTTGTGCTTGGCATCTTCACGCAGGCTTACCCAGCTCACGTTTTCGCGAACCAGCTGGAGCCAGTCGCCATCGCCTGTCAGCAGGTAGATATGATCAACGGTCGGCTGCGGGGCCAGACGAGAGACCAGCATTCCGGCCAGGTCGTCAGCTTCTGCGTCCTTTGCGATGAGTTGGTTAACGCCCAGAGCGGTCATCATTTTCAAGATGTATGGCTTCTGGATGGCAAAGCCTTCTTTCATCTTTTTCATATCCGGATCGTCATCGCGGTTAGCTTTGTATTCCGGGTAATAGTCGCGACGTTTGTCGCTGAATCCATCCCATAAGATCATCGGCCGGGCATGGAGAATTGAGGCGTAACGACGAACGTTCTTCACGAAGCCAAACGCAGCCTGAACTTCCATTTCGCCGTTATGTAATTTGTCGGATTGCTGGTGGTAATAGCCCAGGCTGTTACCATCCACTAAGAGATAATTCACCGGTCACTCCTTCCAAAAAGTAAGGCGTCCGTAGACGCCTTACTGGTTACGTTATGGGATTACAGAGCGTCCAGTTCAGCCAGCAGGTCATCGAGACCTTCGTCAGCTGGTGCAGTCGCGGCGGCTGCGGATGCGCTTGCAGCTGCGGCAGCTTCTGGTGCTTTCGCTTCTTCTGGCTTCGTTTCTGGTTTGAACTCAGCTTCTGCGGCACGCAAGATCTCTTCGTCAACCAGGCTGCTGGTTTCCGTAGCAGGGGTGTGCGCTGTCGCAACCGCAGCGGCGCCTTCTGTATGACCAGTGATAGTGCCAAAGCCTGGCAGTTCAGCAGCAGCGGATTTCGCCGTAGAGGAAATAGCTGGCGTGGACATGGTGGCGGCCGGCGCCGCGATACCAATCAGACGACCCATAGTGCGAGCGGTGGAAAGCAGGCGAGTCTCATCAGCCTGGTTCGCGTAAGCGATCAGGTCGTGCTGGGTAGTCCAGAGCTTCTCAGCAATATCGCCTTTGTAGACTTTACGCTTCGGTGAGACATCGTATTTGGTGTCACGACCAGAGCCGGTACGCTTAATCAGGAATGCATAGCCTTCTTCCTTGCTAAGCGGATTGCCGATGTCATCAGCGATGTCTTCAGACATCACCTTACAGATGTCGTCGAAAACAGTGGACGGCAGTTCAATCAGCTGGCATTTCTCAGCATCGCCAAAGTCTTCACGAGCAGACAGTACGCCGTTGACCAGATAACGCGGGGTAGCACGCATAGAGTTGATGCGCTCTTCCATTGGCTTGTTGCCTTTGTGACGAGCACGACCTTCCATCACCATCTCGCACAGCTGGCAGGCGCGACCGTGAGTGTGTTGCTCACAGACATAAGCAGTGGTTACTTCTTTGCCTTCCTCATTCTGATGCTTGACGTAGTGCATACCGAAAGTTTGGAAAAACACACCATTCGGATCGTCCTTGTTAGGGAAAATTCGAAGATAGTTATTGCCGTCTTTCAGACGAGTCAGATCAACGTTATTGCCGCGCTTTGAGGCAATATCACCACGGGTCTTGTTCAGCAGATCGAGTAATGACTTAGACATGTGTTTCTCCTTGTTATGATTGTGGCCATTGGCGCGGTGCGCTTTGGGCATTCGTTTGTTACTGGCTCCTGCGAGCGCATAGAATAATAGATCAGTACTTACTTACGATCTACTATAAATTAACGGGTGGAGTGGAATCGTTCGGCACCCAATCGCTCTATCTCCACGATAGCCATTTTTGACGCCTGGACGATCATGTCACGACGATGGGAAAATGCAGAGACCGCGTGCTTGTACAGGTCTGCTACGTATCGGGCTTCATCTAATTTTTGCCGTTTGGCGAGGTATTGCGGATTCGTTTTAACCTTTGCGTCGAGCACAGACTCGTTGAACTTAATGCCATTCATACTCAGGTTCTTACGTTCGTTATCATAGATTTTTGCCTCTATTGCATCCAGTGAGAGTTTCGCATCAGCGACTTCTCTTTCGGCCCAGGCAAGTTTGGAACCGTACTCCATCAGCAGACGAGGTTGTTGTCGCCAGACCTCCTCAAGATTGTCACGGTCAAACTCAAGATCGGTCATGATTTTATCGTAAATTGTGGTGTCCATTCGTTAGGTACTCGCTTATTTATCTATATCAATTATACAATCGATCATCATGCCTTCAAATCAAGACCGTTACAAAAAACCCGCCAAGCGGCGGGTTTGTTTTAAGCGACTCGCTTCCTGAAAATGTTCGAAAGCGTAACTCTGGTCTGACGTCGCAACCTGTATTTCCTCACATCGCCAATCTTATTCACTTCCATGAACTCTTTGGCCACCTTCAGTACCAGTCGATTGCGGAACACTTTGAACGCCTCCAGCTGTTCCTCTGGGTTATCCGATTCGTAGATCTCTAACAGATACTGGCACGCCTTCGGATCTTGCGTTTTGAGCGCCAGCGCTCTGGCACATTTACGCAAGCGACTGACTTTATCGGCTCCATCCAGCCCGGCAAACGCCAGTGCCAGATCTAACGTGACCGGGCAGTCGATGATTTCCCAGAACTGCGAGCGCATGGTGGCCGCTACCGCTTTGTCTTGAAAGTCCGCTGGAATTGCCGCCAGCTCGTGTGCAATCTTCTGTGCCTCACTCATGTTGTTCTCTTTGCTCATTTGCCAATCGTCTCCGCTACCTCGGCCAGAATCGCCTCCAGCTTCTCTCCTTCCTCTGGGCGGAAGTACAAAATGTTTGGGTTAAAACCGTAGAAGACGGTCACATCCAGATCCGGCAGATACTCTTTGCGACCAACCAGATCAGAGGGTTTGCTCTTATTGTTGAAAAGAGATGTCGCCCGGCTGCCACACGTCAGCACATAGGTCGGACGTACCAGATTGATTTCTTCACGCATGAAGTCGGTGAACTGGCCGATCTCATCTTTGGTGTAGTCCTTCTCCTTGTCCTTTACCTTCTTGCACACGCCAGTGACGTAGAGGTCTCCCATACGCAGATCGCCTGCAGTAAGCAGCTTCGCCTTAAAATCGTCGTAACCGTTCTCCATGAAGTAGCCAGTACGTCCATCATTGCCGTTCGCGTTGTCCAGAATGACCATGATTTTCGGCTTAATGCCAATGCTCGGGCGGATCAGGTCGTCACCCAGCCCCATTTCGGCCGCCATGCGAGTCATCAGTACATTCACTTCGGCAGAACGCTTAGGGTTCATCTCGAACGGGCGAGAGGCTTTTACAGCGTCGATCACCAGATTGCCCATCAACTCTGCCTGGTCGCGCAGCCGTTCCGGATCTGTCGCTGGCAGACTACCAGGTTCAATCGATGCGAACGCACCTACCTTTTGCAGTGACTCGCGTACCCGGCTGTTACATGCACGCTTCTCGACCGCTTCCTCGAATTGCGCCAGTGACTCGAATTTACCGCCGACTTTTTCTCTCGCCCGCATAATGGCCTGACAGCCATTCTCAGAACAGCCTTTGACTGCGGAGAAGGGGGCATAAAGAACCTGGCTACCATCTTCCAGTGTGCGGATCTCGATGCGGTTCGACGACACGTTTACATCTGGTGGTAAGACGCGGATGCCATAGGTGAGCGCATCCTTTACCAGACCCTGGTGTTTGTCCTCGCCCAGAATAGTGAGCGCAGCAGCAAAGAACTCAGCAGGGAAATGAGTTTTCAGCCACATGGATTGATAACTGATCAGCGAATAGGCCACAGAGTGTGATTTGTTGAACTGGTAAGCACCGTTCTTCTCGAATGCCTCCCAAATTTCTTTCGCTTTCATTTCTGACAAACCTGCGTGTGAGCCTGTCACGCGCACAATTGCCATAGGTAACTTCACGCCTTTCTCAAGAGCCTCTTCCACTGTTAGCAGTGTTCCGTCTTCACATTTGAAATGTTCGGCTCGATGAACGCGCTGCGTTGTGCCGTCTGCCAGCTCAACATCAATCCATCCAGCTTGAGCCTGGGCGATAAATCTTTCCCCCATGCTCTTCATTTTCTCCATATCTTTCTTACCGATCGCCTTACGTACCCCATCTGCCTCAGCCATTGTGAAGCCGGCCAGCAAACGAGTCGCACTCATGGTTTGCTCCTGATAGAGAATGACGCCATTTGTTTCGGCGGTTAACTCATCCAGTACCGGGTGCAGTGATTGCGGAGTCATGAAGCCTTTGGCAACTGCGACGTAATCATCCAACATGCCTGACTGAATTGGGCCAGGGCGAAATAGTGCGGTCGTAGCGACAACGGTTTTAAAGCTCATTGGCTCAATGCCACCGCCCAGATCTTTAAGTAACTTGCGCATGGGGCCGGACTCCAGCTGGAAGACACCCTGCGTATATCCGGCAGCAAACCCATCCAGAACCTTACGATCGTCAAGCGGAATGGCGTCGAGATTGATGTCTTCCCCTGTGCTTTCTTTGATGTATCGCTTCGCGCTGTCCAGAAGGTCGAGCGTTGCCAGACCGAGAACGTCCAGCTTAATCAGCCCCATCGCCTCGCAGTAACGCTTGTCGAATGCGATACAACGAGCATTGCCTCGCAGCTCGACAGGGGTTCTTTCAATCAGTGGTACGCCAGCAACGATCATCCCCGCAGCATGGCGGCCGAAGCCACGCATCAGATTTTGAAGTTTGCAGGCGGCTTTGAAAGCATCCGGGTTTTTGGTGGCGTATTTATCCAGGCTGGCCAGTTGTTCACGCAGCTCTTCAAGGGACAGGCTGTCGTCTTCCAGATTTTTAAACTCTTTAGAAACGGCCATGTCCGCGGCGTCGACACCGAAAATGCGCGCGGTGTCGCGCAAAGCAGAGGCGGCGCCCAGATAGGTAAAGTTAGGAATGCCGGCGACATATTCTTCGCCATAGCGTTCATTCAGATACTCGATCACCTCATGGCGACGCGCCTGGCTGAAGTCCAGATCCGCATCCGGAAGGTCAAGACGTTCTGGGTTAATGAAACGCTCAAACAGCAGACCGTGGCGAATAGGGTCTACGTTTGTGATGCCAATGCACCACGCCACCAGAGAACCAGCAGAAGAACCACGCCCAGGCCCAACGGGAATACCGGCTTCACGACTGTGATTCATCAGATCGCGAACCATCAGAAAATAGCCGCAGAAACCCAGCCGAGTCAGCGTGTCCATCTCGTATTTGAGGCGATCGACATACACGCGGTGTTCAGAAGCTGGTGGGGTGTAGCCAAACTCTTTGGTAGTAAGACGCTTGCGCAGCCCTGCGACTGCCAGCTTCATCAGCGTTGCAGGTTCGTCGTCTGCCATCTTTGGCAGTGCTGGGGGCAATTCATGCCAGCGCCAGGTGCAGGCTTCAACAATGGCGTCCTGAGTGGAAGAGGCCATTGCAGCTGTGACCGGCACATCCATACGAACGGAGAACGCTTTCAGCGCTTCCAACAGATGACGGCGCCCATTAACGGCATTATCACGCTGGTGGGGAATACGCAGACGATGCGGCTGGTCGATTTTGATGTTGTTCGTCACCATGTGCGCAATGTCTTTAATGTCAGCATCGTCGACCGCTTCGTAATAAGCTGGGTAGAACGCCACTGGCTCAATTTTTAGTGCGCTTGCCACTTTCATCGCCCGGACGTTAATCTGGTCGTAGAATGGGGTAGGGTGCGGATAAACTACGCTGTAAAAGTTCTCGCGCCCGCCAGCACTTACAAGCGTGCCAATGATCTTCGCGAAATCGCGGCGCTGAAAGACACTGCCAATGTCAGAGGTCAGCAGGATAATATTGCCTTTGGCATACGCGTCTGCCAGTTGGTGGAGTGCCAGGCGCGGAACGAAGTAAAATTGCTCGCGCTTGTTGGCCAGGGTCATCAGCTCACACACGTCACGATAACCCTGTTCGTTTTTAATCAGAGCGGTGAAGCTGTAGCTCCGTTCACGAACCAATGATTCCATACATCCTCCTGACTCTTTCGCCAGGCGAGCGCGGTGCTCATACGTAGGATCATCGACAATATTCAGCTTTACACCACAAATAACAGCGATGTCGTCACCCGCGGCGCGCTGAAGGGGAATGACGCTGGCAATGTTCATGCTGTCAGCGGAAATTACAGCAGTGTAGCCCGCGTCTCTGGCTACCTTAACCGCGTTGTCTGCTTTAAGAGCCGATTCCCCAAGTGAGAAATCAGTTCTGACCATCAGAGCCTTCATGTGTTTTTACCTTTCTGGTTTTTTTAATCTTGTCATTGGGGAAGCCTACGAACTTCCCATACATCAAAATCGCAACCTCTTTGGCCGCCTGGTGACAGTCGGGCCTGTCAGTGCAGTTCTGACAAGCCAGGCCAGTTTCAGACGCTGCGATAAGAGAACCGAAACATCCTTTACGCACGATTAACCGAAGATCTTCTGAACCACTTCACGAGCCGCTTGTGCAGACGTTGAAGGAAGTTTGTTGATGAATGACTTCTCGATGCCTGCAGCGAAATCGCCGCGCATCATTCCGATCCTTGCTGAAAGCAATAGCTCGCGAGGGCCTATTGGCTGGCTGATCAGGTGCTGTTCGTAACCGTCTCTGACGAGATTTGCGAATTTCACCATTTTTTCTGCGTATTCCCGGATAATCCCGGCTTCAACCAACATATTGACCTCTGCCTTAACGCTCATGTATTTGACGTTCGATACGATGCCAAAGCGTGAGAAGTTCGCGGCGTTCTGAATGTTCGTACCCTGGTACAGTCCTGTTTCGTCACCAGATCCGTTGGTGTTGCCAGTGCCGATAAATGCAAAACGCTCGTGAGGAGTGATTCGGCGCCAGTCCGGAGTTGCCTCTTTGATGACCAAAGGCTCACCTTCCAGCACAGGCTGGTAAACCCCGAGAATCTGAGGAAATGCGAAGTCATATTCATCGGCCAGATAAACCCAACCGTTTTTCATAGCAAGTGCCAAAAGCCCAGGCTCAAAGTAGGTGGAGCCGTCACGGGCAAGGATCTGGCCAGTAACATGTGCCTCTTCCATCGACGCTGTGTGCTGGGCGCGAATCAATGGACGGTTTAGCAAAGCGCATAGTTGGGTCGGCAGAGAAGATTTGCCTGTGCCGGCGTGTCCCCAGAGATAACCCGGGATTCCGATCTCTAACATCATGAAGATGTCTTTAATCAGATCGAAATCCCCATAGACGTAACCTTTCTTCGCTTCTGGTACGAACTCTGGATATGGGGAATTAACATTCACAGTCACCTGCAGCGGTTTACCACGAGGCGTACCCAACTCTTTAAGCGTTACGCCAAGCAGCTCGTGCGCGGCAACCAGTTCAGTTTTGTATTCAACCGTACCTACGTACCCAGGGTGGGTGCTGATTTCCGCTACCTTTCCTTCGCCTGTATGTTTCTCGGCACGCTTCTCTTTCAGTTTGGCCAGCGCGGTTCGTGAAAGAGTTGGCTCTTCAGGAAACTCGGCGGTGTACATTTTCACCACCTCGTCAACATCGAGACCTTTTGCCGACTCTGGTATGCCTTCACAGCGACCCATCGAAATATGTGACTTAAGGTGGTGAAAAGATTTGCCACACCACTTGCAGATAATGGTTTCCGGCAAAAGCTCTTCTTGCTGTAGTGCAGTAGCGGTCATGTGTTTTTCCTTACTCGTTTGTCGTTCGTGCGTATATCTTATAGAAATATATCAGGCTGTATAGTAAGTAGTTACTTAATTTTAAGGGTAAACGATTTACCCAAGAATGATACGAGATAGCTCAGTAACCACAGACGGGCCTAACTCCTCCACACTGTTAACAAGGGCGTAGTTTTTGTAATAGCGTTTCGGGGCATTGGTCAAAATGCCTATCGCCATGAGATCAATATCACTAAGGTGTTCAATCTCTTTGGCTACAGTGCGCAGGTGCTCGCTGAACCCATCTCCGGCAGCACATGGCGCACCGTCACTCATGACCAGCATAATTTTTTTGTCTTCTGTTCGTCCCGAAAAGAGTGAGGCCAGTTGCGCGATACTCTCCCCATCAACGTTGTTGAGTAACGGGAACGTTTCTCCGACGCAACCCATACGAGCGCGGATCTCTGGTGAGTTAGCTTTCTCGTTCCAGTTTTTGATGATAGGCAACATCAGGGCTTCAAAACGCGAAAAACCACGTTTCGACATTGTTCCATGATCAGGGGCGCCGAATGTGGTAAAGCCGGTGATGATATTCGGTACGTTAATACGATCGAGTGCATCAGCGATTGTGTAGGCACTGGCGAGTGCCAGATGAATCTTTCTGCCGCCCATTGAACCTGACAAATCGATTACCTGCTGCACACAGGCGTTAACTGCCTTGTGATCTTCTTTCCGTCGAAATACGCGATCATCCTTCATTGCCAGACGATAAAGACTTGAGCCATGAACACGCCCTCGACGTTGGCCAGGGACAAACTGCACACGATTACGACTGGCGATCGCCCGTTCCAAATCTTTGGCCAGGGTTGAAGACACTCCGGCTGAAAGGTGTTCTTCAACCTGCAATTCAAACAGTTTTCGTCCCTCTGGAACCATACGATAGCGATCAACAGGAGAGTGCATAGGGATTGCGCCAAAAACCTTTTTGGCCCGCTTGATATGCTCTTCCGCCTCGTCAATTGGGCCGATGAAATCGTAAGAGCGGTCATACGGACGGTAATCAGAAAGAGAGCCGCTCATCAGCTCTTTGCTGATGGTTTCCGACAGCGCATCCTCAGTCATTTCATCGGTACCGTCTTCTATTTCATCAAGCGCCTTCAGTGCATCTTCCAGCGTCATTCCGTCTGTTTCTGCAACGAAGCCTGTGTCACCATCAGGCGTCTCTTCTGTACCCTCGTCCTTTTCGCTCCCGTAGCTCTCTTCATCTTCTTCGCCGGGCACCCCATCGCCATCGCCAGCTCCACCATGTTCGGCAGTGTCATCTTCTCCTGACCCATAACCATCGGAATCATCGGCGTCATCTTGAATGCCGTCACCAGGGGCCGGAGACCCATCGCCCTCTGAGCCAGAACCTTCTTCATTTGCAGAATCCGGTGGTGTGGTGCTGCCGTCTTCGTCGGTATCTGGGTGTTCTCCGTGTTCTTCTTTACCTGTTTCTGAAGAATCATTACTTGTATCACTTATGTCTTTATCGTCAGTAGGTAAGTCCTTATCTAATAAATCAGGCGAATCAGAATCACCAGAATCGCGATCTTTGGCTTCTTCTTCTTTGTCTCCGCCTTCTTCTTTCCGCCCTGGTGTGGCTTCTTCACGGCTGGGTTTTTCTGGCGCTTCAGGTTTATCTCCAGACTCATCATCGCGCTTGGAGGGCTTCTTTGCAGAAGATTTCATTTCAGGAAGTTTACCTTCTGGTTTTTCCTTCATGTCTTTCATGATCTGCGCAATAGCCGCGGCAACTTTGACGCAGTCTTCAGTACTCGACATGTTGCGAACGGCAGCGTCGATACCGTGTTCTTTAAGCAGGGCGACGGGTTTTGAGATGTAATGCCAGTTATCTTCCATAAACTCGACGAAAGGGCTTTGGCCATCCCAGGCTCTGACTACAGGGCACAGGAAAAACTTCAGAAACAGATCTCGCTGATCCCCGCGACAGATAGATACTGCCTCGACTACTTTCGTCTTAAAGTATTTGTCGATAATGAGGTTTTGGGTTGCCAGAAGGTTACGACGAGTCCCATTAAAAACCTGCCCCATCCTGCGTTCGATAAAGACATCTTCCAGGGCATTCCAGAGACCTGTAGATGGCGCTTTTCCTTTCTCGCGCATCTTCATGGCGACCTTCGGATCAGTAAAAAGGATATGGGCTACCTCATGGTCTAGAAAGCCGCGTACCGCGTTCATCAGCGTAGGTGTTGCATCATCAGGTATGGATGGTATGTTGACCAACACCGGCTCTCCACGCTTGTTGTAGCGTACAAATGCTTCATTACCACGCTCCGCTACAGGGATGCTTTTTCCGGAAAGCATGGCGACTACTCGTTTAACGCAATCGCGAAAGTCCTGTACCTCTTTCAGTACAGCTTTAGAAGATGCTTTAGACATTAGAATTTCCTTGTTTTTAAAACAATTTGTTTTCTGATGTGTGAAATGTATCACTGTACGAACAGGCCGCTAAACTGTTCGTACAGGTCAACTTAGGGGATCAGGGAAGGACGTTTAGTTCGTTCTGACTGCTAAGGAGCCGCAGCCGGTATTGATGAGTGTGAAGCGCTTATCACAAAGTTCGAAGGTAAAGGCGGTGGCGTCACCCATATCGAGGGAAATCTGTTTTGCTGGAAGGTCGGCTAGGATTGCCGCCACCTTTTCCTCGTGCAAAGAGAAAATATGGCCAACTTCAAGTTTGTTCAAATTACAGGCTATTTTTTCCATTTCATTCATCCAACTACAACGGTTTCTAAACGTTTCTGAATACTACTACCTATTGTATCAATAAGGAATATTTTCATATCAGATGTTTCTGCTTGCGTGACAATGAAAATGCAAATCATTATTCGCTTAAGTCTTGCCCTGTCTGGGATTTAAGAGCATAATGTGCCGCCAACAAATGATAGATAAGTCTTTACAACCCTGACCTTTGATGTAATATCAGTAAGCACTTACCAGAGACAAATAAAACACGCAGGGTTTAATCATGGCTACCAATGAAACAAAACAAGGTCGCTACGCCGCCTATATCGACTCTCTCATCACCATTTCTCCAAAAAGTCAGGCCACTATTGCTAAGGAAATTGGGTACAAAAACCCCAATAATCTATCGCTTATCAAAAGTGGCAAAATTCCTCTGCCGGTGGACAAGGTTCGCCCGTTGGCCAACTCTTTGGATGCTGATCCAGTACGTCTCATGCTCATGGTTCTCGAAGAGCGTCACCCTGAGCTTCTTGAGTTCTTCCGTGATGAAGGCACAGCTCCGCTTTCCCAAGACGAAAAACAGGTATTGGATGCTTTTCGTAAGCGTTTCGATGGTCAACAAGGTGCTTCAGAACAGGTCGTCGAGGCCATCAAGTCAATGTGAGAAATTTATACGAATAAGCTCTGTCGCTAGACGATCTCCCTTGAAATTATGGTCTATCTCGTCTAAATCTGGTTGTTCTACGATGGATGCGATGTACGCCGAAAATTTACATAAGGCGTCTCGCATTTCATCCATATAGTCGTGACGGTCGTAAACCCGATCTATACCTTCAAGGCTATGGTTCATGATTTTACGAGAGACTTCCTGATTAATACCCAGGGCAGGGAAATAGCTACGCGCAGTTCTTCGCAGATCGCGTGGGGTGAAAACCTCAACCTCCATCAACTCCGGACGTTCCAAAATCCTCCGGAGCGCCTGTGATATGGCTACTTTAGACATTGGCATGTCCTTATCGCGTTTCTTGTTTGAGGGCACCAGCCACTGGCTGTCTTTCCCATATTTAAACAGTTCCTCGACGCACTTCCTCATCAGCGGGCTTAACGGTAGAGCATGTTGCCTGGCCGATTTATTACGTGTGCCTTGATTCCATACATCACGTTGAAGGTTGAACTCACTCTTCTTGGCCCGGAGCACTTCATCGGGTCGCCTGGCAGCCACGAGACATAATCTGGCCGCCCACTTTGTCCCTTCGCATACGTTGAAATAATCCCAGACGTTCCAAAAAACCCAAACTTCGGCGTCCGTTAGCTTCCGTTCCCGGGGCGTAGGTTTGGCGCCACCAGCGACTTTGTTGAGCGACATATCGTTCAACGGCGACGTTTCGATGACCCCCTGGAAGGCGCACCAGCCCAAAAACTGCTTCATCAGGGAAAACACACGCCTGCCCATGACGATCTTCCCTTCCAGAATGAGCGGGTTCACCAGCTGGTTGACGAGAACCCTACTAATGTCACTTACTTTTACATCAGAGATAAAAGGTAAAACATGTATCAAAACACAATGGACGGCGATCTCCGGTCGGCGTCTTGTTATGAGTAAAGATAAGCGAGTGAATAACAAGAAGGCATCTGAAAACTTCATGTCGCCACTTACCAGAGAGGCTGCCATCGCATTCATTTGCGAAGCCCGTTCCAGAAACTCAATCGCTTCTCGTGAGGTGTTTTCGGCTGCGCGTGCTCGATCAAACGAATTTTTCATAGTCCAATCACTTAGTTAGCCGTAACACTGTATGTATAAACAGTATATTAGGCATTGTTTCTTATGGGATCAAGCCTAACGTTACAGTGATTTTACCAATGATTCCATACTTAATAGGTATGGAATCATTAGAGGGCATTTTTTTGAATTTTTACCAGTATTTGGGGGGAGAGATTATGGAAACAGTGACCAGTTGCAGAAACGATTAAAAAAGAGTGGCTAAGCGCGGTAAGCCCAAACCGAATGAAGAGTTACCGCGCGAAATTTTAAAAATCTTCCGCTTGTTCGTACCAGTCGCGTTCGGTATCCGATTCTATGCGAGTAATTTCAAAATCCTCATCAATAAAATTCCACTTTTCATCACGCCATGACAAACGAACTTTGGCCTCTACATCAAACTCTGTACCGGAATAAACATGGTCAGGCAGCTGATCGCCCAAATAGTTGAATGCCACCTGCATGTCAAGAATACCCTTTGTTTCATCGTAAGCAGTATCGAGTACCGTTAGATCATCAATGACGAAACCTTCGGCGTTCGTGGTTGCGATATCTGCTGCTAACTCGTCATCCACGGCCATTTCAAGAGAGAGAAAGGGGCCATTATGATAGATAGCTTCTTCGAAATTATTGTCACCAAAAGCGGCCATTAACAAACGAGACTCAAGCGGCGTTTCTTTGGAAACCTTAGTAAGCTCATGATAATTAGAGAAGTTCGAGTTTTTGGCGATGATCTCTAATGCCTGAGAATGCGTGAGAGAAACATCTGAGCGAGCCAGTTTTTTGGCTTTGGTTTTGATGAGTTCAAGACAAGAATATTGTGACATGGCCGTTCTCCAAATTTCTGACGCTTTTGGAAACCGATAGCCTGCTAACCGGACTCCGCGCGTCACAAATGTGGGCGAGCCAAGTATTTTAAGGGTAAATCATGATGGGCTATTGCTTCGCGAGACAGGCGCCAGGTGACCATCACCACCTGGCGTCATAATGGCAAATTCATCTAATTAAGTCAAACTGAGCATCTCTGGTGCGGGTTGATCCAAAAAGATTGCCGTATAAATTACTATTACTGAACGTGGCTAATGTGGGCCTTTTTCATAGCGTACTCACCAGTGCCGCAAATTCTGTATAACCCCCGATAGGCTCACCATTTACGAACACCTGCGGTATGGTTTCCACCGGCTTGCCAACCAGGTCGCTCAACTTCTCTTTGTCGATCCCGGCCGCCATGATGTCAATGTATTCGTAATCACCAAAGCCGTGGCCCTGCAGCTGCTTCGCCAGCTCGACCGCACGTTTGCAGTATGAGCAATTATCGCGTCCGTAGATAACGACCTTCATCACTTCACCTCGTGCAGCTGCTGCTTGAGAAGATAGCCTTCCAGGGGCCAGATTTTGGCAATCGCGTTCTGGCGTGCAATTTTACGTCCGATCTCCGGATCAAAGTTCTCCGGGCTGGCGCACGCAGACTCGCCAGTTACCGTGTAGCCGTTCTCCAGCACAAGAACGCAGAAGGTCAGCAGTTCGAGTGATTGCGGGGCCGGCTCAGGCTCTTCCTGCTTCAGCCACAACGGTGAGCTGCGATATCCGTCCGCGCCGGTAAAGTAAAACTCGCCTGAGATAACGGCTTCGATGCGTTCCGGGGTAACACGCGCGGCCGTTTTGCCTTTGGCCACGATCTCTTTCTCGATATCCATATCGGTCATTTTGGTTTCCTTACGTTAAAAACGAGCAATCCGGGTACGAAGAATCAGCTCATAGGCTTTCATCGCGTCCAGCTGCTTAATGAGCATGTTGCGGTCGACATCAGGGAGACGACTAAAAATCTCGGTGGCTGTGAAGCACTCCAGCTTGAAAATACGGCGCGACAGATCTTCCTGTTCCTCTATCACGCGCTGCTGGTGAGGCAGATATTCTTTGGTCACGCTTATCTCCTTATTGGTAGGCTTCAAGCGCTATTTTGCATAACTCAGACCGTACACAGTCCTCGCTCTCAAACTCAATCCGACCAACATATTCAGACGGCTTAAAGCGCTCCATAGCGTCTTCCAGCCCGGATTTGACGCTGCCAGGAAGATCGCATTGGGTGATGTCCCCGTTAACGATAACCGTGACGTTTTCTCCCATACGGGTCAGGAACATTTTCATTTGTGACGCTGTCACGTTTTGAGCTTCATCCAGAATCACCACAGCGTTTTCGAAAGTGCGCCCACGCATGTAAGCGAAGGGGGCAATCTCCACTTTGGCCACCTCTGGCTTTAAGTAGTATTCGAGAAACGAGCCACCCAGACGCTTCTGTAGCACGTCATAGACTGGCCGGAAGAACGGAGCGAACTTCTCGCTCATGTCGCCCGGAAGAAAGCCCAGATCTTCGTCTGCTTGCAATACCGGCCGAGTCACGATGATCTTGTCTACTTCCTTATTAAGTAGACGCTGCGCTGCAACGGCCGCGGCCAGGTACGTTTTACCGCAGCCAGCTTCGCCAGTGGCGAACGTTAGCGTTTTGGTATCGAGGGAGATGAGATAGTGGGCCTGGGCCTCGTTTCGCGCTTCGAGAGGAGAGTTGTCGCGCTTCGGTTTCGGAGGCAGAGCAGGGGCGGCAGCCAGTTCGTCAACAATGATTGTGTCAATTTCATAGCCACGAATACGTGATTTTGACTTCAGCGCCTGGCGAGCTGCGCGACGCGCCTGTTTACGTTTGTTTCCCATGTTGAGTCCTTTCAAGTGAGTCACCGGCCTGACTATAGCTAAATATGATAAGTAAGTCATTACTTATTTATCGTGGCTTTGTGCTAGGTTAAAACAGCTTTGGGGAGCTGGTGCGCTTAAGGCCTTCCAGAAAACTCAAACTAGCTGAAATAGTAGGGTCAATTAGGTATCATTCCTTTTCAAATTTAACCAAAGACTCTTATAAAATGCCTGCTTTGTTAATTCTCATAATTGGGACATTGATGATTATTTTCTGGGATGTGATTAAGGAAAACGTAGAGGTTATAGGTACGCTTGCCACTTCACTTGCCTTTTTTGCTACTGCCTGGGCTGCTTACGAGGCAAGGCATAGTGCAAAGGCGGCAATGAAGGCGACCCAGCTGACGGCTGATTCACTTCTTGAAATGAAAAAAGCCTCTTTTAAGGAGTGGTACGGCATTTTACTTGAACAGCATAATAAATTACTTGAGGATGTTAATAAGACCTTATTGGATGACAATGAACTTAATACCAGGTTGAATATTAATGTCATAAGAGGTATTTATTATCACGTAACCAAAAATCCTGCTTACATTAAGTATATTAATCACATAATTTTAATCCTGAATTATGTAGATAAAGACTTTTATCTGCCGTCCTCGGCGGAAAATGAAAAGAGATCTTATATAGAACAGTTGCGCAACAGCATTAGCCCAAAAGTAAGCCTGCTGATTGCTATTTTTGGCCTTAATATCGACAATAATAAAACTTATGATGCAAAGAAACTTTACAACCTTCTAAGCAAATATAACTTTTTTGAAAATGAGCTATTTTTTGAAGTTGCAATATCAAAAGTTCATTACTTAGACACTTATGTCGCCGAGATATTTGACAAAGAATACCGAAAAGACGTTGAATTTTATGTTGATGAAACGGTTTGTGGTCGTGCGCTCTCTTTTATCAATACGACATGCCGACACCATAGGATTACTTTCGCAGTTCAGTGGTCTTACAACAACCCCTGCCAAAAGCATTTGCTGAAAAGATTCAATGACCTACCTATGCACATGAGAAACGTCATTGGGCTGAACATGGAAAAAGCAGCCGAGAAAGTGGCTACGTTTAATTCTGAGTTGCCTGGTTTTGTCGGCTGGGAAATTAAGATTGCTAATAATAAGGTGAGAGTAATTAAGGATGAAAAAGAACTGAAAAGGCTAATAAAGCTTTACTATAAATACCCCTTTGACCCTCGACAAACTGGTATCGTGTTAACCAATGGTTTCACCAATAGATTCGCCGATGAGATTAGGAATAGTATGTCTAGCTATGCTTTACATAAAGCCTATCTAGAACTCAGCTCTAATCCGAACAAAGATCAGGTAATTGATGAGATTGTGTCAGAGGTTGAAAAAATGGTCGATAAATTTAAAACAGAACTTAATTCTTTCTGCTTTAACTGACTAAAAGAAAAGGGGCCGAAGCCCCTTTGGATTTTGCGCTGAAAAAAGTCTAACTACGATGCTAAGAAGCACTATGGTTAAGAACGTCTGCCGTGTCTATCACAGCGTTGAACGGTCTGGGTGACGTTAGCGGAGTCATTTAGTGAATGGAATCCCAAACCGTTCAGCGATGTGCTGGCCTCCGCAGAGGCCAGTCGGTATTACGATTTGCCGGCGTTAACTACCACGCCCTGGCGACGAGAGTCAGCTTCGGCAATCTTCAGTCGAGTTTCGCGTTCGGCCTTCAGCTCGCCCTGCAATTGGGCCACCTGCGACTCAAGGAACTCGATACGAGAGTCTTTCGCGGCGCTGGATGCGTTCAGTTCCGCCATTTCCACACGATGATCAGACTTCAGCTGGTTGACTTCCGCAGTAAATTTGCTGGCAGCTGCGCTATAGCCAGCTTCGCGAGCTGTGTTAACCGCCTCTTCGTTGTTGTCCAGCGCGTTTTCAAGATCGCGCTTAAGCTGAGTCAGCTCGACGTTGGAAATGCTGGCCAGACCGCGCTTCTTCATCAGATCCGCAAGTACGCCATCTTCGTTTTCGATTACCTTCAGACGCAGTTCCGCAGCCTTTTCTCGCTCTTTACTTGCGAACTGGCTATCCAGACCAGCCAGCTCAGCCTGGCGATATTCAATTTCTTCGGCCAACGTAACGCTGGTTTGTGAAAGGGTGTTCAGCTCGGTCGCAACCTTCGCCATATCACCGGCAGCTTTAACCATTGCTTTGGTGGAACGCTCAGTTAGGGAGATGACTTTCTTAACTTCGGACATGTGTTTTCCTTCGTCGCTTTTATATTGGCGGAAGGTAATGGAATCGAACCATCACCGCGCTCGCAGTGGGACGGTTTTCAAGACCGCTTGAGCACCATGCTCCCTACCTTCCGTTATTTAGTGTGGTGGCCGGCGCTGATCTCCGGCATAACAACCCGACTTAAATTCGCGACTTTAAATCGGTTCCTCCGTTTGTCCACTTTAGCCCGGAGTTAGCAACCTCAGTCACTCACCGATATGCCTATCGGTGGCGCGCATCAGCCTGCGCATTCACCACAACGGTGAGAGCACTCTTGGCGAACCTGTAGATTGGGCTATGATCCCGTTACAAGCGAATGCTCTTACCTGTTGTGTTGGTGCCGGTTAACGGACTCGAACCGTTGACCTCTGGCCTAACATCGGATCGTTGTCATTGACCAGCCATGCTGTCTACCGAAGTAGAAACGATGCTTTGGCTCTCGCGCTCTACCAACTGAGCTAAACCGGCATTGGCGATGATGGGTGGATTCGAACCACCGACCAGTTGATTAACAGTCAACCGCTCTACCACTGAGCTACACCATCAATTTCGCAGCGGTACTGGCTTCAAAGATGAAGTTTTCCCGCAACTTGCACTTTGCGTTAGTGCCAGACGAGGCTTGCGGCTCGCTCAAATAGAGCGAAGATCTTAAACACTGCTCGGTGCTTCAGAGAGCGCCGGGGAGTCAGATCTTATTGGATGTATGGAATCATCCGTGTTGTGGCAGCTACATGCTAAAACCAGAGGGTATTACTATTGCCACAACGTTGAGGCCACTAAACCAGTAATGTTTGCCCAACATCTTTGTCAGTCGCTACAGCCTCTGTGGATTCACCTGTATGATTGAAAGAAACAGTGGCCTCAACGTTGTGTGCTGGCTAACCAGGCCAGCCGGGTTACGTCGCCGATCTTCTTTAACCCAAGACAAAACGACATAAGTAATGGAAATGACGTAACAGGATGAACGGTCGATAACTGAAACCGGGATAGGTGAATGGAATGAGGAAACCAACCGCCCATCCTGTTACTTCATCGGAGAGGGCATGGGTGGTGCCGTATCATGCCCTCTCCTGCGTTCTGCAATCACACTCGCTCAGTGTGTCCCATTTCGGTGACGAGGCTGGAAACTGACCTCGCTGGTGTTTGGCTTATTATGCTACTGCCAGATACTGATTGTCGTTTGCAGTTATCTTTAAACGTTCAAACAGTCGCGTACTAACGAAAACAAAGCAATCTTATACATATCATAAAAATAAGTAAATACTTATCTATCGGTTATGCGTTCAGTTGATAACTTTTTGATCAGAGTCCCCTTCGAAGAGGGGGTTCGTGAGACAGTGGCGGTAAATCGCTTACCGTGGATAGTAATACTCTCGTGCTCCTTCAGTTCCCCATAGCGGATTTCCAATAGGGCGCCAAGACGCCATAGTCCATCATCGATACGCTTTTTACTGGCAAACTTTATCAGCAACCATTTCACAATAAATTGGCCTGCAGCGAATGCGCACGCAACGCCAGCTGCCGTAAAGTAGGCGACCAGCCACCAGTCGAGTGAGGTCAGTTCCGTCATTTTGGCGCCCCTGTTTCATGAACTACACGATATACACGCTTGCCTATGCGCATAGATTTTGTTTTAAGCTGCTGCTTAACCAGATGTCGATGTGCGATGAAGCCGAGGCTCGCGCCAACAATCAAAGCTAATGTGATGTATGGAATCATGAGTAAGCACCTGTTTCCGTCAGTTGTTTCAGTAATTCTCGGCCTTTTTTGGTCAACTGATAGTTCTCTGTTTTGCCCTCTGGCTCGACGTTGGCGACAAGGTTCATCCTCTCAAGTTTGGCACGCGTTTTTGGCTGCCAGTGTGCGTAGAAACACGACCATTTGCTGATTTCTCGAAGGGTGTCTCGTTCCCGCTTACTAAGCATGATCATCATTAACCCCCTGCAACTTATCAGTAATATCAATGATGCGATAAATGCGCCCTCTTCTCTGCATGATGCCCTCTTTCACGTAATCATTGAGACAACTACTCATCACCATGCTGCCGATAACAATCCCCAACCCCAAAAAAGCAATCATCCAGCCAAGCATCATTCCTTGTCTCCTATGCGATCTTCCGTATCACGTAAGCAGCGCGGCCACTTCAATCGAGGGTGACGCAAACTACCGTCTGGCGTTTTCTCGTGACAGTGAACCTCTACAATGCGCCCGCGATACTTCTCCTGATTGTTCCAAATTTCATCCAGGTAACGGTGCTTTATGCCACTGGCTCGAACGACAACTCCATTCTCCAGCCGGATAACGATTTTCCCCAATGTATGTGCAAAACCAGAGTCCGGATCGCCTGGCTCGAAGTCGATAATTTCCCCGTCTTCAGAGTCTTCGTCTTTTAGCTTCCACCAGCTGCGGGAGCGCTTAAACTCATAAACAGAATCCGGATCTTTGCCCATCTCCCCTTCTTCATTGTCATCGAGGCGTTTCATAAAGCGCTCAATGAAGTCTTCATGGCTATGGATTATGTAGAACGGGTGCAAATGGATGTCCGGTGCATAGTCTTCACCGCGGGTGTTTCTGAACCATGCCACCAGCGAGGACAGGCGTTCTTTCAGCTTCATGCCCGTCTTCGCATATTCTTTTGACTTAGCCAGAGAGCGCCATTCCGGCAAGAAGAAGTCAAAAATGTGATAGACCGCGCCGATCGCTTTTACGTTTTTCTTCCGCAGCGCGGAAACAGACTGATTGAACGAACCTGCAGTTCCCTCTCCATCAAAGAAAATGTGTTTGTGGCCAGTGAGTCTCCCCAGCTCTAACATGGCCGGCTTTAAGTGATCGAGCGAAGTGATCGGGTTGCCTGTACGTGAAAGGAAATTAACCTCTTCCTCATCGACAATGACCTCACAAATGACGCGCAGCCCATCCAGCTTGAGGCTGCCGATCATTGGCCATTTTGCCTTCGGATTTGGCTTGAACGGATATTTGTCGCCTTTCTCCTTATATGCTGTTGCCAGCTGCACCTCGAACTTGGGAATTGGGGTTTCAAATACCTTGTTGCATAAACTTATGCCAACGCCGGCTTTCGGATCTTTGAGCAGAAAGCGGCGAAAAACATCCTGCCCATCAGCGCACATCGAGGCCACAATAGACTCAACGGCAGTGATGGCCGCATTACCGGTTAGTTCGCGTGCTGCGAGTTTCTCCAGTAACTCAACTGCCTTTTCATCGCTTGGAACCGACTGTTCCAGCGGCATGGCCACTTTATATTTCTTTACCCCGAATCGAATAAACGGGTTGAGCATCAGCGAAACCATGCTCTGTTCGAAAGCATCCATGCTGGCCAATGCCTCTTTTTTGGCATTGGTTCCCATCGTTTTAATGGCATCCAGCTTATGCTTCAAGGCGATCAATTTTTCCATAGCTATTCAACCTCCATCGGTCGCTCGGGAGTTCTCATGTGTTTTCTTTTGTTGCTTCTTCAACAAGTGCCGCGTACACGTCAGTGACGGGCGCCAGTGATTCTTTAGATGTGGTATCTGGGTTCGCTTTCTTAGTACGCTTGACCAGACTGTTTATGTTTGTGGAATTGCGTTTGCGGTGGTTGGTTGTGGCGTTCCTGTTGCGCTCTTCAACTTCCTTAATGAGAGCTGCCATATCGACGAAGTAGATGGGTTCCCCTTTGCGGATCTCCTCAACCATCATCTTTACCGCTTTGCATTTGCCAGCGGCAATAGCCGTGGCGCAGGATGTAAAGGACGTTGCCGGCAAACGCTTCTCTTTGTAAGCGAGTATGGTGTGCTGGCAGACGGTGTAGCTGCAATGCGCATCATCACCGCCTATCTTCACTTCGGGACAGCGAAGCGAATAGCCGTTGTTTCCGGAGATGGACGGGATTTTAGAAAAATCTGTTCTTGTGGACATATAACAAACCGTAGTCTTGTACTTACTTAATAAGTGGATTCTAAACAAGCCCCATCAGGGGGCTAAGTGTTTAAGTAAGGCTTACCAGGTCGCCCAGCCGGTCATCTTGCCTTGTGCGGCCTCGAATCTAAACGGCTCAAGTAGTTCATTGGCGTGGTGGACGGCATATGATTTGGCCTCCTGCTTAACCATTGGGAGATCATTAGCCAGACGGACAACCTGCCCCGCAAAGCTCGCGAGGACGCCATCGCAAGCCTGTCCTGCATCGACAATGATGCGCACCAGGTCAAGGTCGCTATGACACATATCGCAGATGGTGCCGTATTCAACCTCACGAACACGCTCCACAGCCTTCTTGGTGTCAGCATTTACAACTAAATCCAGCAGACCAGGCGGGGTCTTCAGCTCAGAAGAACGTTCCATTACTTCAGGCAATTCGATGATGCTTAAGAATGCGGCGCAGGCTGTGTCCTCTTCCGTTTCCGCTCTGTTTTTGATCGCTCTTAGGGTGATGTCTACGACACTAAGAAGATCTTCACCATGCAGGCATTGGGCGTAATTTGTGAAGACGATACGGCCGTCGTACCAGGCACCGGTACGTATCTCCATCGCTCCATTCTCAGCCTTCTTCATGAAAGCCACCAACGCGGCACGCTTCGGTTTAATGCCCGGTAATTCAGGGGACTCTCCAAAGCGAACCCACACCCGCATGTAAGAAGAACCTTCAGCAAGCGATACGGTCTTTAGCACCTGTGCAATATGCTTCAACGCCGCATCGATGGCTTCACCAACAATTTTCTGGCGTTCGTCAGCGTCGATTTCCACGCCCGATTTATCAATCATCTCTGTCACGGATTTTTGAATGTCTTCTTTCATCGGTATTCCTCACTCAACAATGCGCTTATTCTTACAGAAATATAAGTAAGCATCTACTTATCATAAAGGCTATAAAACCTACACGAGAGCTTTGATGCCAAGCACCTTGCTTTGCAGTTCAAGCTGTCTTGTGTAGGGTTTCGCACGATAATAGGCTTTGAGGATTTGCTCTGGCGTCGCGTCGCCCGGGTCAAGTCCTTCCTCTCCTAAGCAGGCGACTTTAACGTTGATGCCCAGACTGGCGAGTCGTCTGGCCGCCGACATCGTGTTGCGGATCGCTTGCTTCTCGCTATCCCACATCATAATGACGTTTCGCAGACCACGGGCCTTCAGTGTCAGGAACGCGCCCAGCTGGTCTTCTGCATCTTCCGTTGTATTTCCGGATAAGTGCATCCCGAACGTACCTATTGGCTCGACGTACTCTCGCAACGTCTCTTCTTCGAATATGGCGCGCTTAACCCCCATGACATCAAACGCACCTTCACACACGACGACCGTCTGCTTTCCGACCGCGTTATGGCCGTTGTAGAGAAACTTTCCGGAGGCTGGCAGCTGCATGGGGAAAAGGTAGCGACGTTCTGCTGTGCCGGTGACATCACGCCCCTGGAATGTCTTCATGACACCATCCAGATCGTAAACCGGTATGAGAATGCGCATGTCAAACACCTGCCCCTTCACCTGGTCGGTGTAGGGATCGACATACGCGTGCTTGCCTTCCACGCAATAACGAAGGTCAAAGTATCTGGCCATTTCCGGCGTTATGAGACGCTTAACGAGATAATCAGGAAGTCGCCCATCGATAGGCAGTTCATAGTGGCGCGGAAGAGCAACTGGCCCCTCAAGCTCAACACCACTGGATAACACCACTTCTTCTTTCTTCGGCGCCCACCCCTGCGAGATTAAGGCATTCTGAACGTATGCCTCGAAATCCCGGCGTGATTTGCCACTGTAGTGCTTGAGAAAAACCAGCTTGTTAAACTGAATCTCTTCGGGGTGATCGCCCGCAAAACATTTACCTACGCCATGAGAGAGGTTGAAATACACTTTCCAGTTTGAGCTGCCGCATACCGGACACTCTTTGATGTTAATTTCTCGTCCGCGCGTACTCACTCCGCCGCGACGATAGATAACGCCTTCAGTATCGAGCCATTGTTCAAAATCCAGCTCGGTCAGTAACTCTTTCAGGTCGCTCACGTTTAAACCTACTTTTTTCAGGCAATATTTTGATTACTCTCGGTTTTTAGTTACCATAGAGGCTCATGTGTTTTTCTTTTGTGGTTTTGGCAAAAGAAAACTTAAATCTCTGATGGATTAAGGCGTGGAGAGACTTTCCACGCCTGTTTTTTATAAAACATCCATGATTCTTTCGATAAACCGCATTTGTTCCAGGTTCTGTTTGACACGGATGCTCACCCCGCCCTTCTGGTTACGTGAACCAGCAAAGTAGAGTCTTGCCTCGCCTTTTGCTTCTTCCTCTTCCGTTTTGTTGATAGTGATGACCAGGTCAGCGATACGCACCTTCTCGATGTTGTCTGCTGCGTGCATCATGGTCGCCACTTCCGATGCCCCACCTTCCCTGTTTGTTTGGGATGCGGTGATGCCGGCAACGTTGTGCTTGTCGTACAGCGCACGAAGATCGGTGTAAATGCTTCGTATGTTTGCCCGGTCATCACGGAGGTCGTAGCTCGGCCGCATCAGATCGGCATAATCGACAACCACCATATCCGGGATCATGCCATTTGCCTTCATGCCACCCAGCATACGGTCAAGATCTGCAGGCGATACGCTTCCGGATGGCCGCTCAACAATCCACAAGCTCCCAACCCCTTTCGTCGCCCCCAGCTCCGCCAGTTTGCGGTGGACGTCGTCGCGGCGCTCCACCAGCTTGGACATTTCCGTCTCGGACAGACGGGCGTCGAAACGGTCTGACAGAATAGAGGTGTGTACTTCCAGCGACAGATACAGGACGTTGTAACCGGCAAGCGTGGCGTTGACAGAGAACTCACCCATCGCCGTCGATTTACCAGACTTCGCGAAGCCCATGAACAGCACCATTTCACGCTTGGCCCAGCCTTTCTGGTAAAGCAGTTTATCGAGCAGGGGGAGACCCGTTGTGATGCTGTTTGGCACGTAATCGTCAGATGCCTCGTACTCACGCGTCTTGTAACGCTCTGCTGACTCAGAGAAGTAATCGTAGATGCCGGTCGCTTCGTTAGAGCCGATTTGCTGGACTTTGGCCATGATTGCCATCGCGCCCTGGAAATCGCCCTTCTCCTTCATCTCAGCCGCTTTGATTAGCGCGTCGTCGAACGCCACGCTTTTGGCGAACGTCGCGACCTGGTCGACCATGTACGCCGTGTCTGACAGCTTCTCAGCGAGAATCCGCTTAAACGCCTCAACAACATCGGGGAACAGCTCTTCGCGGATCGTCTTATCGCGTTTGGCGCGTTTGAGCATGTCGAGGATGGCCGACGACGAAGGTGCGCTTTTGTACATTCTGTAATAGCCAGACACCATATTCACCAGCAGGGCATTGGCCGCGTTGGAGAACTGGTTAGGTGCAACCAAATCGCCTGCACGAGTCAGAAACTCATGGTCGCGACAGAAATAGGCTGCGAGCCGGTTCTGGAAGTCGTCATCGAACTCTTCTGACAACCCTCGTCCTGTGTGGCAAAGTTCGGTCATGTGCTTTCCTTTAGTTCTTAAACAAATTGTTTTCTAATGCTAAAAAAGCCAGATAGGGGATCAACAGAAACGCCGCGCTTCTTCCAGCTCTTCCGGAAAGTGGGCGTAGATAACTCGCTCAGGCACAACTTCCATGAGCCAGATGGCAGAAAAAATTATGCGTATGCGCTTATCCCGGGTGATGCCACGTAAACGCTCCAGAACCCACTCAAAATAGCTTTCCTGAATCGGGTCGTGCTGCATGTCTCCCATATGCTTAAAACTCACCAGAGAGTCATCCAGACGGGTTACAGCGCGTTTAGCTAACTTCTCTTCGAATATCTCGATTAGCTCTGGCTGCCAGAGATGTTGTGGGCGAGGTAATTTGTCCCACAACCGGCGTGCAGCTGCGGAGAGAACGGTGGAGATGAAGTAGTCATAAGAGCAGCAATAACGATCTGCGAACTGCCTGGCTTTCCAGAGAGAAGTCTTATTGGCTGTGGATAGCTCCTGATATGGCAAACGCTTCAGGCCAGTTGTAAACGGTGCTGTCTCGAAGTGTTCACGTCCATGCGACAGCATGATGTAGGAGTACTGCCGCTTGTATGCTTCGGTGAACAGACATGTCGCCATTAGCGGGTGCATATCGCGGTAGTCGAACCACTTGGAGTCATACAACTCGGCCTCATCCTTACAGCGCGAAAGACCGATGTTTTCGGCCACCCACTTGTCCATGACAGCGGTGTCCCACTCCTTCATGAAGGCGTACTGGTCGTTGTCGATAGTGTTGAAGAAAATCTGGCTCATGTGATCCGCTATGGTAGGTAGTTACTTACTTATCAAAGTGAGCGAATCATAACGACTGGAGACAGCTTTTGGAAGTGGCAACTGAAGGGAATGTGTCTGGGAAGCTCGTTGTGAAAAGACCTGCTTCCGTATAAATAATAATAAGTAACTTAGTATTTATATACAGAAGCAGGTTATAAAATCCTTTATCTATTTTTCGATAACTCTTTGTTCAACTTCTTGCATCTGCTTTTCAGTGAGACTAGAAATGTGTTGATTCAGCAACAGATTGCGGTAGAAACTTTTTTGAGCCTCCGATAAATCCTGTCGCTTATCAATGTTTCTCAAAGCATTGCCGTAACTCTCGCTGATCGCATCACCATTGAATGCCTCAATAATGGTTTTCACATTCATAGCCAAGACGCCAAAGATAAAACAACCAGTGTTGTATACCCAGTCTACAACAAACCCTTTGGCGTACAAGAAAGGGGTTAAAATGTGAAGAATAACCCAAAGCAAAGCGCCAATTATTATTCCAAAAGCAGTTCTAAGCGGATAGCCCAAAAACAGAATATCTATTGCCCGATTTAAATTCCGACTAAAGAAATCATGATCTGGCATCTAAAACCCCCTTTCCCAATTCTTCCCCTGGAATTTCTTCCGAGGCAGGGGTATTAAATATTTTACGCCTTCTGCCGCTTCCACCATCATCGATCTTGTCGATATTATTTTCGATGAACTTTAAAAGCTGTATAGCCTCTGTACTATTGTTGCCGTAAAACCCTTTGGAAATACGATATGTCAGAACGCGCTCTTTCAGCTCAAGTAAAACAAAGACAACAATCCCGATAATAGTTACAATGGGGCTAAAGCCCCAAAAGTAACCCATTGAAGCACCAAGAAAAATCATCAGCACCGATAAAAACTTAACCTTAAGGAAGGTTTTTTTCTCATATAAAAGATAAAGCTCGGAAATAGTTTTCCTTTTCAAAAACTCTTGCTCTTTCTTTAAATTGTCCTCATGTTTTGCTTTTATCTCTTGTAATTTTATTCTGTACTCTTCTGATTTTATATAACTCAATGTATTACGATACAAGAAACTACATACCATACCTATCATTGAGCCAATAACAGAAATGACACCTTGGTTTGAAATTCCCAACAACCCCATAACCTTTCCAAAGATCACGGCGGCTATAATGGCTAACATTAGACCTACGAACCATCCGAAATGTCTATTCAGGAATTTCATTATATTAGCCTTTCTTCATCAGCTCGCGCTTGATCTCGTCTGTGCGCATCGTGACGTCAGCAGCGGTGATCGCCTCGTTCAGTTTCACAATGTCCTCGATTTCCTGCGGCGACTTCTCTGCCAGATGGTAAATGGCTGCACGAATCACGTCAGAACGGGTGAACTTCTCAAAGCGAGGGATGAATTTCATCATCTCCAGCAGATCGAAGTATTCGTCCTCCAGCGACATGGTACGGCTCTTTATTTTCTCTTTCCCACGAGTCGGGCGGCCCTGTGGTCTGACTGGCTGGCGCAACGGCGTGCTGTTTTTGGCCGGAGCATCCGGTTCTTTGCGCTTGGCAAGGTCTCCCATCTTCATGGACATTACTCTTCCTCCAGACTCAAGATATAATCAACAAACTGTTCAAACTCGGCTTCTGCCTTCTTGTCGCGTTCGGCGCCAGTCATTTCAAAGATAGAGCGACCAGCCTCTTCTGCATCATCGTAAACGTTACGGTTGTACAAATTGACCGGTGCAGCTTCGATACCAAACGTCTCAACGATTTCTTTGGCGGCCAGAATACGCGACACCTGGGAAGGTAGTGACGGGCACTGGTTGATAACGGCACGTATTTTCACCTTCTCGTTCACATTGCGTACATTGTCGATAATCGGGTCGATGTCGCGCAGCGATTTCAGGTCACGACGTTTAGGGCGCAGCGGTATGACGATAACATCAGCCATCAGCATAGCTTGTCGCTGGATTTCGGAGTCGAAGCCCCCTGCGTCTACAACCACGTAATCGAAGCGCCCCTGAAGCGATTTGAGATGCTTAACGACGTCTTCCTGAACGTAAGCGAAAGGAATGAGATCGAGATCTTCATTCTGTCGACGGTCTTCGCACCAGCTGGTAGTGGTGCGCTGGATGTCGATGTCGGTAACTTGGATTTTCTTTTTCTTTTTGACTTTCAGGCAAACCGCTATTTGCTGGGCAACGGTCGATTTACCCGGGCCACCCTTCGTGCCGCCAACCACAATGATCCTAGTCATTGAATAGTTCCCTTTGCGTGAATTATTGTCGTATGAAACAACTTGTTTTCTTATATGCGATATAGCCTAAATGCCTACGGCTGCGGTGTAAAGGTGAAATGGTAGGTATTATCGAGATAGAGAGGGTCTTGAGATTAAGAATGAGAAGAGGTAAACAACTTTTGGCGAGAAGGCGGCACATAGCCGCCAGACTGTTTATTTAGTGTATAGGCCGACAGGTGCTCTTGAGCAACGAGAGATGATTAGAACAATGAACTTCTGTACATTGACCTGAACTTTGTTAGGCAGCCATGAACTGAGTTCGGGATCGAGCAGTAACCCACGATTCCAAGGTAAAAAACCCGTGTTCTTGCCCATGCCGTATTCACCCAGCACGTCCTCGAACGTTTCTGTTTTGGCATTGTATATACGCACATCGCCGGTACGCATGAGAGGGCCAGCCCAGATCTTAGCGCCAGGAATGGTTTGTTTATCGTCGCAGACTAAATGCTCGTACCAATGAAGAAGGAAAAGATAGGTACGGTGACACAATCCTCGCTGACGAAGCGCTCTGACGGTTTCGACCCCTGCTACCTGGTAACAGTCAATCTCGTTGCCGTCTTCAATAAAACTATATCCACGCAGAGCTATCCTGCCGGCGATCGTGTTTTTGCTTTCGTCCAGCAGTCCGGACTGGAGCGCCTCTTTGATGATCTCTTCTTCAGGGGCATCTTCATCAGCTCGATCTAAGATAAATTCACTCAGGTCGCCCTGGTCGTGCGCGCCGACTCGCTCCATAGAGACATACAGGCAAATGTCATCTTCTGGCTCGATGATTTCAATTTCTGAGATTTTATAGAGGGAGGCTTCGTTGATGAGAAAGCCAAAACGAGCAACACGAGTCTCCCCTTGATGAGGAAACTCGCTTAGATCTTTTGAATATGCGGTATCTAGTGTAGGAGCCATCTTGTAGCAGAGTCATCAGCCTTAACCGTACTGACAATGCTACCATGATTACGTAAGAAGCGGCGAATAGAATGTTCAATAACCTCCGAAAAAGCCTCGATAAAACGAGACAGCTCAGGGTACTGTTTGGCTGGCTTCACTACAAAACGAACACGACCATTCAGGTAAATTGCTTCAGCCAACGGTTTCACGCTTGCACCGGCGCGCTCGACATCGTCTTTAAAGGTAACGATGAAGCGTGAGTCTTCAGGTTCAATAGCGTCGTTATTGAGCTTACGTACTTCGAGCTTGTGCTGATGCAGCACATGAGTCTCGATAATACTCGTGCAATCGCGAATAGTTTGTATAGAACGTTTCTCGTTCAGCATGTGTCCACCTTAGCCGTTAACACAAGTGTCATTGCGGCACCCCTTCCGGGGTTAAAGGCTACGAGTATGCGTAGCTTGTATGTGTCCCACTTACGTGGATGCCTAATAAATCTACATCAAATTGCTAAATGGTTCAACATGAGGTTGCGTGAACAGGCGTGTATACGGGTGAAGATGCCATCTTTAGGATAAAAGGTAAATTGGAGGCGCCACATAATTTCTGGCGCCCATAAATCACCAACTCAGCTCCGGTGCTCCCACTTACACAACCTTTCACCTATCGTATTGTGGATAAGCAGCTGTCGCTCTGTTTCCTCGGTCATAAAATCCTCTCTACTCACATAGATAGGATTTGCGGCATCGCAGAATTGTACGCCCAAGGTCTGGGGTTTAATCACGCATCCACTTATCGCGAAGCTCGCGATGAATGGCAGAAGCATCCTTAGCCCTGACTTCATTAATCGTTTCATTTTTCACATCCACTGTGTTCTGAAGCCGTTTCCTGTCGTCTTGCCGCGCCTTTTCTTCCATTGCTTGCCGCGCCGCACGACCACCCATCGTATAGGCGCCTGCAAGCACTAAAAGAACGGCAGCCGCGGTAATCAGAGCAATCTTTAGCTTCGAAAATAGGCTGCCGAACATATCAGACGATTCCTTTCTGATGCTTTCTGACCTGCGACCAGGCAATGAAGCCGGCCACGACGATAGTTGCGATCCCGAAGACGATGCGGATCGTGTCACCGCTGGTAATGTGGCCCTGTGCCTTGTCCATTGCCACCGATACCTGTGGCATGACATCGGCCAGCTGCGCCAGGCCAATACCTGCCGTAACGGTCGCACCGGCAGTCTCTTTGGTAACGGGAACAGCTTTTACAGTCTTTACCGGTTTGACAATGCCGGCACGTCGCAGACCTTCTTCGATAAGCTCGGATGCATACCAGGTATTTGGTGTTTTCAGCGGACCTCGACCATTTTCGTGTCTGATGATCGCCTCTACCAGCGGTCTTAGGGTCTCGTAGTCATGTAAATCGATCACCATGTCCGGCGTGACACCAACAGCTTTGGCCACCTCATTCACGTAAGCCACAGTGTTGTTCTCATGTGGAGGCGCCCAGCGCTCAATAACTTCGCGGATCGTGTCGATGCTTGAGCCGTCTTTGGCTCGACGTTTGTCATGGTAGGTGATGAGCGTAACTGCCAATGCGCGAATCCCCCATACGGGATCTTTGAAAGTGCAGAAGCGCGGTTCTGAAGGGTTGTCGACTAAGCCCTGCCACGGCGAACCTTTATCAAGATTGCCAGGGTTGTTGTTGCGAATACCTCTTGGAGTTTTCATCCTTGATCTCCTTATTGCAGTCCATTTTTAACGCCGTAAGCGGCCAGCCCCAACAGCAGTACGGTAATCAGGAACGACGTAATCTTTGAGACAATGCCGCCAAAAAACCCGCTGGAGATGGAGTCGAGCCGATTAAGAAGTTTGTCCAGATTTGAATGCTGGATGCTGTGTTGTGCCGGGGTCATATCGCCAAAGTAGGTCTTGAGCTGATCGTTAACTTCCTGACCAATCTCCTCGCGCAGTTCTTTGCCCAATTTGCCGACTACCTCGCGGGCAACAATCGCGGCAATGCGCTCTACCTGCTCTGGCGTTACGCCTGCCATCTCGTTCGACATTATTTCCTCCATGAAAAGTCAAATCGGGATGGCAGGGTTATAACACATTAGCAAACAATTTTGTAGGTAAGCACTTACTTATTAATGCATTTAAACACGGGTGCCATGAATTGTGCCAACCGTCACCCACGTTGGGGCATTACCATTAACAGCAGCGCCACCAGCCCCACCTGCATACGGGGTGATATTCTTCCCCCCTCCAGACTGCGAAGCAGCTGCACCAGCGGAACCCAAGTCACCACCTTTCCCGCCAACAGATGTTCCAAGGCTTGTGGAGGTATTCCCTGCACCTGGAGCCGTAAGCGAAGCATTGCTGCCGTTGCCACCGCCGCCGCTGGGGTAGGTTTTTGTACCACCGACGCCAAATGGTCGCCCGCCGCCGCCGCCTGAATAAGTTGGTTTATTATTACCAGCCCCAACAGCGCCGCCGCCTCCACCACCGCCTCCAATAATGCCGTTATTTTGGATGCGCAGTTTGCTTCCGATGGCATTGGTGATCGCAGGACCGCCCGGCTTACCTTTGTTGGCATCGCCGTTTCCTCCACCGCCGCCATTTCCCCCACGGCCAAGCACCATTTGTCCCGAGTTAATCACAAGCAAGATATAAGCGCAGCTGGCAAGCTCGCTTGTAAAATTGAGACAGGGCGCACTGGCAGAACTCGACACAATGGTACCGGTGATGTTGACTCTGATGGCGTTGTCCTTCACGCCTAAAGACTTAATCTGATTGACTAGAGTAGACCAGGAATAGTTGTTGTTCGCTGAAACATTGATGACCTGCTCTCTGGACTTGCCTACCAGGGTTTTCATCCAGAAAGGGGCGCCAACCCGTACAGATCTGCCGGCAGCTGACATCCATCGTTGCCCAGTCTCACTTACTGCGGAGGAGCCAACCCATCCGGAGTTGATGGTCATTTTCTCATCTCCTTGAGTTCCATAACCTCTTTTTCGACGCTTTAACAGCTTCGACCATAATCCCAATGATACCGTTACATTTCAGACGAAGGCGTTCTTCTCCTGAATGGTCGTTTTTATCGGCTGTAACCAGCTCTGGTTGCAACTTTTACATCTCGGGCGGTCAAGCTACCCGCCATCTTGCCCGACATCATTTCCTTAATGAAAGTCAGTTCAGATGGCAGGTAATACTATACTTTTTTTACCGGTCTATAGGTAAGCACTTACCTATATAACAAGCTAATTTTAGGATTTTGGGCAGTTGATGGAGGTGAACGCCCCTTGCCCCACCCAACGCCAGTTAAAAATACTCCCGGCCCGATAAAGCGTATACTTACCTTCTTTCTTGATCGCATAAATTGGCACACTCGTTGACGAACCGCCAACCATTGCCTTCCCATAGCAAACAGGCTCTGGTAATTTTTGACAGGCGCTCAATGTAAGTGTTACGCCTAGTAATAAAACTAATTTCTTCATTTTATATTCCATCATCCGTAGAGATTTCTGTTTAAGACTGGAACTCGGTTGTTGATAGCAAGGCTCGCCCCTCCATTAATTTCATTAACAAGGATAGAACTCACGGTATTTCCGTAGCATGTGTAGCCGTAAACCAGCGTCTTAGCGCCACCCGGCATTGGAATAGCAAAGGCGTTAGCGTAAGTTGGCACAACCGCTACCGGATAATTGAATACGTGCTTATCATTACTGTTCCAGCTATTATTATCAAGAAATGTGAAAGACAGTGGGATATTTGCCGTGTTATAGATCTCAACCCCTGAAGAATTGAAAAAACTCATTCCCCATTTTTCTTTTCTGGTTATGCCCGTAGCGAAAACATACACAGTTACGTTTGAATCACTCCCACGTCCACCGAAGCTGTAAATAACCTGGTTATTGCGAACTATACGATTCGCAAGCAGTGAAACAGCTTTTGTATACGCCACGAAGACCATAGGGGACCGATCAGGAGATAGTCCCGTATTGAACTCGCTCCCCCCTTTCAGTGAGACAACATGTTTGCTCTGGAAAACCAGAGGCGTAAGGCTTGGAGACATCCAGACCTTTCCATCAGATCGAACGATTTTGCTTCCGTACATTATTTCTGAAACACCATTAGGTAGATGGTTCCGTATGCATTTGTCCAGTTAATCTGGTTTCCTGAAATGGTTACACTGCCAATGTTGCCATTCAGTGTTTCCATAATGTAGTAATCAAGAGACATCCCCGACTCGACAGCATACCTTCTGCTGCCGCTACCGGTTGGCTGAAAATAATCCAGATAATAAATTGGCGCTAAGGCGTCGACCATTTCCTGTCTGCTCGGCGACCAAATTTTTGCTCCATAACTCATATATCATCCTTGATTATGTAAGGCGCTTGTGGGCGCCTTCTAATTAAATTTTAGTTACGGCAATCGTTTTGCCATTTTGATTGTAAAGCCAGCCTCCTGCTGTACTCGCTCTATAATGCCTGGTGTTATATGCAAAGTGGCTCGGAGTGAAGGTAAAATTAGTTCCACCAAAAGAAAGCGTGAAATTTTGGTTCGGCCCATTAGTTAAACCTATATACATGGTTGTCGCATTTTGAACCTGGGAAACATGCGTAATAGCACACCCCAATAATGTTCCACTAACAGAGCCTGTTGCGTTAATCGAGAGCGGTTGTTGCGCACCGCTTACGACTGTTGCAGCAATGGCTCCTGTTTGAACGGAGTTATTTGAAAAACCACCATACGAGGATGTCCCTTGAATGAATTGACCGTTCGAAATCTGCGCTCTGAAAGCGTATGTGTTCCGGCCAACCACCACCGTGAAGTCCTGCATCGCTTTTCCAACCAGAGAACTCATCCAAAACGGAGTGCCAACCTTAACTTTGGAGCCAGCGGCAGACATCCACCGCTGGCCAGTAGTTGATACGGCTGACGACCCGACCCATCCTGAGCCAATCGCCATTATCTGTTCTCCTTGATTTCACGGATTTCGTCACGCAGCTCTTTCACCGCTTCGACCAGCAGTCCAATGACGCCGTTATAGTTCAGACGCAGACGCTCTTCCCCGGATTGGTCATTTTTATCAACCGTTACCAGTTCTGGCTGTACCTTCTGAACATCCTGAGCGATCAGGCCACCAGACTGCTCGTATCGATCATGTACCTGAATCTCATACAGAACCCCTTCAATCTGCCCCAGCTTGTCGAGTGCGCTCTCGATTTTGCGGATATTCCGCTTACTTCTACGGTCAGAACGGATATATACGTCGTTGAAGCTACCATTACCGCCACATACCCAAGTGCCATCGTTTTGCAGATATGCCTGGGCATCCGTACCGTTGGCCGTCCGTGAGTTGTTGATCATGTAAAAACCAAACTGGCTGTTACCCAGACCGCCGACGAAAAACTTACGATCGGCATGATCTTGTCTCAACAACGCTTGGGCCGAGCTGGTTGACACGGCATTCCGTCCAAAAATAACGTTCTGATCACGCATGTTAATCCACGAGCCAGAGCCGCTATTGATGGCGAAGCGACCTGCGTAGACCCACGCACTTGAAGTAATGTCTCCTGACACAGAAAGGGGCTTATTGCTTTGCAACGTCCCGTTGACGAATCGGAACACATGAGCGCTATTGGCGTAGACATCCAGTACGCCATCCCCATTTTGCTTAAACCCGGTATCGTTATCTCCCAGAACAATAGAGTTCCCACCTAATCCATTCGTTACGCCTAAACCGAGGCTGCCGGCAATAGTTGCGCCACCAGCGATATCAAGGCCGTTAGCCATCGACGCACGACCAGAAGTGTTGTTAATGGTCAGCGGTCGAAGGCCGTTCCATCCACCAAACTTGTCGCCTGATGCCGTTAAAAGGAAATAGGTGCTGCTGCCATCGTTTCGGATGAAGAAGCCAAAGTTACCGTAAGCAGCTCGCAGAGCATTGGCGCTTAATGAGGTGATCTCATTTCTTGCACGAACACCATATCCAGTGTTGATAATGAGTTCCTCTTGCGCGTCAGTATTCCCTGTCGCCCAACGGATAGTTCCACCCTGAACCGTCTCGTGCCAGATTGTGTCGCTACTTCCCCCGCGGTATTTGCGGAGATATTTCTTACCCCCTGTCGTGCCTCCACATAAAGCGGTGGCCATGTACGTGCCCTGGGCGCCGCCATCCTGATTAATGGTTCCGGTAACTGCTCCACCGCCTGTAGGGAGTGCCCCAACCTCAGCGGCGCTCGGTTTGTTAGCCGTGGTGTAGATCTGCGCCCAACCAGACCAATTGGCGTCAGTGGTATCACGACGAGAGCGGATGTAAGCTGGGGCATGGCCACCGCTGGTGCCACTCCAGCCGAGTAACAACTCGCCTTCGCCTGCAGCAGACCCTCCTTTAAAATGAAGAACGTTGCCGTAAGTTGTTGGATAGCCGTTGTTGTAGGCTTCATACATCTGGATACCCGGCATGGCCCCCTGCGTACTTCCGGCCAGCGCGGTAACGCGACCGCGAGATACCAGAGTAGGGATGCTGATATTCGCGGTACCATCAAAAGCGACATTGTTGATCGATCTTGCCGTCTGCAATTTGCTCGCTGAGACCGCATTAGCACCTGAAGCAAGAGCGCCAATATCGGCAGGCGTTGGCTTATTACGGGTGTTATATAAGCGACGCCAGCCTGGTCCATAGCCGTCACCATTATTTACGTAAATAAACTCGGCGTTAGTTACCCCACCATGACCTGTCGTCGTTGGTGTGGTAATGCGGATCGTGTAGTTACCTGAGTTTCCATTGCTGAAAACTTCAATAACTGAACCAGAGAGATCAATCCTGCCGCATCCAGTGTCGTCAATGTAGTTATTGCTGGCGTAAGACCATGAGCAACGCGCGATCCAACATTTATACCCAAAAGCACCTTGTTCATTAAGCCAGGTAACAAACTGAGCTGTGGTAAAGGCCGCACCACTGCCACTATTCAGCCAACCACTAACTGCTGCCGCAGCATTGATGTTTGCCGGGCTAATGTTAATGTCAGAAGAACCGTCGAAGTTTACACCTGCGATTTTACGTGCGGTTTGTAGCTTAGTTGCAGTCGCTGCGTTGCCTGTCGTGCTTTGATTTCCCTGGGTGTTAACACCAGGCAAGTTGATATCGGCGGAACCGTCAAAATTCACCCCACCAATTTTTCGGGGCGTCCTGAGCTTGCTGGCCGTACCCGCATTCCCTGATGTTGACTGGTTCCCCTCGGCATTCACACCCGGAAGATTGATGTCCTGGCTGCCATCGAACAGCACCCCACCAATACGACGTCCCGTCTGGAGTACCGTCGCAGTACTCGCATTGCCCACCAGTGAGCCTGTAATAGCACCATTGATGTCTGAAAGTACTCGATGATATACCGTTCCCTCTACGGCGCCTTCAGGCAACGAGTCAACCGATTCGATCACTTCCAGCGATTCAACCGCGGCGCCGGAGAATTGCAGGTTCACAATTAACTTTTGAGCGCCCGCGCCCACGCGAAGGTAGATGTCGTAATTTTCTTCGTCGGTATTAACGGTGGCCACGCTATTTACAGCGGAGTCCTGCGTTAAATAGGCAACAGCATTGAGACCTTTGGGATCGCCCCCCGCTGTGCGAAGAACAATGTCAGCCATCGCAGCCTGGCCTGGGCTATCGGTATCATAGCCAGCGCCACCGATCACTTCGATGTAGACAGTGCTGGTCGCTTGCGGCATACGCGCACGCGAGACTTTTACCCACTTGGGCGTATCAGAGGTCAAGTCCAGTTCGGCGGACGTACCTTTCCATTTCACGCTGGCGATACTGGACTGCGCATTCTGCGCATATTCGTATGCCTTGTCCTCAGACGCTTTCGCTTTCGTCTGGGATGCTTTGGCCTCAGCTGCCGAAGTCGAGGCCTCGGACGCTTTTGCTGTCGCGAGTGTGGCCGACTCAGCGGCTTCTGTTGCCTTTGCTTCAATACCTGCCAGCGCGTCAGTTGCGGTGGTCGCAGATGCGGCTGCGCTTGCCTCAGACTTCTTCGCTTCGCCAGCACTTGATGCAGCTGCATCTTTGCTGGCCTCTGCCGCATCAGCATATTCGCCAGCTGTAGTGGCGCTCCCCGCCGCCGCGTCAGCGCTTAAACCGGCAGCCACTTTACTCGCGGCGGCGGCTGTTTCCGAGGCGGCAGCGTTGGTTTCAGACACTTTAGCCGCGGCAGCGCTGGCGGCCGACCCGTCGGCGCTCTGCGCCGCGTTTGTTTCAGATGTTTTGGCTGCGTTCTGAGATGCAAGTGCGGCAGCTGCACTACCCGCTGCTGCGTTTTCCGATGCGGCGGCATTGCTCTCAGAAACTTCAGCAGCCGCAGCGGAATTAGATGCTGCGGTCGCAGAATCCGCAGCAGAGACAGCGCTGCCAGCAGCGTTAGTTTCTGAGGCTTTCGCGGCATTTTTGGACGCTGCGGCACTCGAAGCAGATGCCCCTGCTTCGGCGGCTTTCTCCGTTGCGGTGGCAGCTGAAGCTACAGCAGTCTCTTTATAGCTTTCTGCATTCGTTTCGGAGGTCTTTGCACCCTTAGCGGCTTCGCTGGCAACGCTTTCGGATGCAGCAGCTGCGGCAGCACTTTTACTGGCCTCAGTCGCCTTTGTTCCGGCAGTGCTTGCGCTATTGGCAGCTGCTGCTGCGCTGGCGGCTGCCTGTTTAGCTTTGTCACCCGCGGCATCGATTGCATCCGTATTGTCTCTGTACCATTGCTGGTTGGCATTGTGCTCATTGACGATTTGGGTGAGCGATTTGACTGTCACCTCAGTGCCGTCCTCGCGTTCGAGTGTCACTTCATCAATGGCAGTTAACCAGCTTCGCATTGTCTTCGAGTCGGCTGACATTCGAGTCATCAATGCCGTGAAGCGAGCACTGAACTGTGTCAGATCGCCTTCATAGGTAGTGATGATGCGGCATGGGACATCATTCTGGGTCTCACCCGAGTACTGCTCCATAAGTGTCAGGCGGGTGTCATTTAGCACACGCTTAATTTCGTACAGCTTGTTATCGGGGCCGATGACAATCATGCCCGGCAACACGCCATTGGCAGTGACGTTCCAAAACGTGCCAGTGCCCTCAAGCGTGTCACTTCCCTGTGTAAATGTGATAGTACCTTCCCTGTACCACATATTCGCTCCTTGAAAGGACGGGCATCCTTGCCCGTCATTAAGTAAGTACCTACTTATTTTTACCGATATAAAGAAATATTTCTACTATCAAAGCAAGCCAATGCGCACCCGGAGAACATTGTTGTCATCATAAACATCAATGCGCTGACCATTAATGACCAAACGACCGTTGCCACCGCTGTTGCCGTTAATCTCCAGAACTCCGTTTTTGCCAAACCGCCACCCAGAGCGCCCGGAAACAAAATTCGTAGACTGGAGATCGCCCACTTTGGCATTGGTAATCGTGCCATCCTTGATATAGGCGCCATTCATGTAAGCAATGCTGTTTTCAACCACGAACGGCGTTGTAACCTTCCCGTTCACTGAGTTCACCAATCCAAAACGGTCGGCTTGAACAAGGAATTGAGACAGGCCAGTGCTGTCGATCCCCAGCGCGATGCCGGCAACATACTTCTGCCCGCCGCTGGTGGATGTCTCCATCTTAAGTGTCCAAGCTGTAGAGACCTTTTTATTGGTATCTGCAATAGCTGTCGCCTGTTGCCTAATCGTTGCAGAGTTACCGTCAACAGAGGCTTTTAGCGTGTCGATACGTGACCCCAACGCCCCATCAGCATTAGCCCTGGCGTTCGCCTCGGACGTAATCGCTGCATTAATGTCCTTGCCAGTCTGGGCTTTCAGGCTTGTGATCTGCCCGGCCAGCGCCGAATCGGCATCAGTACGAGCTTTAGTCTCAGTAGCAACCGCTGCTTTGATGTCCTGTGCAGTCTGGGCCTTTAACGTGCTGATCTGGGTTGCCAGTGCGCTATCCGCGTCAGTACGCGCTTTCGTTTCACTGGCAACTGCCGCCTTAATATCCTCCCCCGTCTGAGCCTTGAGGCTGGTAATTTGTTTGGATAATGCCTCATCCCCTGAAGCTCGTGCGGTCTGCTCTTCCGTAAGAGCCGCACTAATGTCACCTTCTACCTTCGCCTGCAGTGACGTAATCTGCCTGGAAAGCGATTCATCCGCAGTCGCTCGGGCCTCCTGCTCAGAAACAATGGCCGCAGAAATATCATCATTGATCTGGGCTTCCAGCTTGGTGATTTGTGTTGCGATCGCCTTATCAGCTTCAACACGAGCTGTCGTCTCTTCGGTAATAGATGCCCGGATGTCCTCACCAATCTCTGCGCGGATCTCTTCCACTTTGGAGGCCATCGCAGACATATCGTCAGCAAAGGTCTTTTGAGTGGTGGCGATCTTCGCATTATTGACCATCTGCTTATGCTGGTCTTCGTCCTGTCGCAGTGCGAGGTCGATGTTGGTTTTGGCCAATGCCTCGATATTAGTCGTCACTTCCGCGCTGGCACGTTCGACTTCGGCAACGGTCTTTTTCATCTCTTCGACAGCGGCTACGCTATCATCGACAGAAGACTTAATCGCCTCGATCTGTTTGGCGTTCGCCTTGTCACCCTCTACTCTGGCCTCTCGCTCTTCAGCAATTAAGGCAGATGAATTGTCCAGGGCCGCTTGAGCCGCTTCAACCGCGCCGGCCACTGCTTTGCCCTGTTCAGACACAGTCTCCTGCAATTCAACCAGGGCGGCGTTTGAGTCTTCGACTTGACTCAGCGCCTCGTTAACCTTATCGAGCGTGCCAGACACCTCTGTTTTCAGGTCATTCTGGGCCTGCTCAAGTCTGTCGCTGGTCTCTGACAGCTTCCCGTCCAGATCGGAAACAGACTGGTCGAGTTCTTTGAGGCTTTCCTCCATCTGCTTATTGATAGCGTCAACGGCTTCTTGAGAGGCTTTGGTGTCAATTTCCTCCAACAGTTCCTGCCCCAGCTCAGAAGACGTGATCTTACCTGTCAGGAAAGAAAGCACGTCTTTCGTCATAGCCTCTGTACCCAGATTAGAGTTAGGCGGACTTAACATGCCTCGTTTATTGGCTGCACGTACCCAATAGAACCAGGTCTCGCTATCCCCTAAACCCGCATGGGTAAAGGTCGTGCTGGCCGACTCAGCGATCAGCTTGGCTGTGTCCAGATTGTTAGTCTGGGATGCATATACGTTGATATGGTCGAGGTCGATTGAGTCTGGGTTTACCCAATTCAAAATCACATTTCGGTAGTCGCCAACGGCCGTCAAAGCAGTCGGGGCGTCAGGCGGAGTCATCGTTCCCTGCACTTTGTATACGGTGCTGATAATCTCCGTCTTCTTACCGCTAAACGACACTGCGTACAGCTGGATGTCGTACTGCCCGTTTTCAGCAATATTGATGATCTCATATTGCTCTTCCGTTACGCGTGCCGACTGCCAGTTAGAAACGTTGTTAGCATCAGAACGTCGCCAGCTGATCCAGTATTCAGCAGATTTACCTTCCCACGTAGCAATGAGCTTGATTGAAAGGTTGCCCGGGCTGGAAATATACGTCCCTTCCGTAACCTGCAAATTTGTCGGCTTCGAGAAAGTCGGGTCAAGAACAGTATTGTTTTCCGGAATCAACGTCGCCCCGTTGTCGATGGCTTCGTATTTCGATGGGTTGTTCTGGACAACCGTAACATCGAAAGATCCCTGGGCATCACCTTGCGCAACGTTAATAACACGCACACGCATTGGCTCCAGATCTGGCTCGGTGATAGTCCAGACGCCGTTCAACACAGGCATATCGCCTGACGACAGCGATTTTGAGAAGGTAACTTTGGTAAGGTTCTCACCGGTCTCAAGAATGTCTCTCTCGACGATTTTACCTTCCTGATTCATGACACGGATGTAGCTGCCGCCTTTCTTCAGCGTTACCGGCGCATCGAGCGTGATGCTGTTCTTGTTGAACGCCATAATGCGCCCGGAATTGCGTTTGCCGGCGCGATATTTGTTCTGAATCAGAACAGTCTCGCCAGGCATTAAGAAAGAGGCATCCAGACCTGCAGTAAAGGTGATTACGTCAGATTCCATGCGAGCGGTATACAGGAGCCACAGCCCGACTCGATGCGCCTGGCCACGACTGGTGCAGCCAAACGCCACGACTTCAGTTTTGCGCTCGCCATAGCGACGCATCGCCTCCTGGTCTTCAACGTATTCGATGTTCTGCTTATAGCCATCTTCCTTGTTGTTGTAGGTTACAAGTGCAACGGAAGGACGGTCTTTGCGAGCAGATCCTTTGTAGCTGAATAAACCATCTTTGACGTTGGCATTAGTGAACATCATTACCGGATCAGATGGGCTATCCTGCATGACATTAACCATACCACCAGCCCAGAAAACCATACCGCGGAACGCTCCAGCGATGTCCTGAATCAGTCGGTAAGCGTCCTGTCGGCTCGTGATCTGAGTGTTGATAGCGAAGCGTTTTTCTTTACCGCCGAAACCATCGTCGATCTCTTCATCGCAATAGCGGCCAATTTGGTAGAGCTGCCCCAGGTCGATCATGGATTCGGAAACGAACTGCCCGAGGCCGTAACGTGCGTTTGTCAGTACGTCGAAAAGAATCCACGCCGGGTTCGAAGATGACAACAGCTTAAAGGTGCCATCCCAGATGCCTTCATAGGTGTTAGTTTTTTCGTTGTAGTTTGACGGCACACGAATTTTTAAACCGCGAACCAGATACGAACGAGAAGGCATAGAACTACCAAACTGCTCGGAGTTAACCTTAAGCCCCACCAGAGCGGAGTTCGGGTAGTTCATTGGCGTATCAACGATCTCACCGATCGAGTCAACCCAGGTGTCGTTATACAGATACTGAGTTTTACTGTCGTCAGTAAGCCGGATGACGCGAACCTTATATGCCCGGCCAGGTTTCGGCAGCTTCAGCTCATAGCTGCGGTAGTAAACGCCTGTTTTCTTCGCTGTCAGCGCGATCTCAACGTTTTTCTCTCCTTCGGCAACCACGTCAGAGAATGTTCCGTCGCCGTTGGCGATCTGAAACTTGTACTGGACGGTCGTACCATTGGTATCCCCGGATTTTTTATCCACGCTACGCAATGAAGGAAACTTGAGGATGACGCGAACGCGATCGGCTTCGTCGTTGTCGATGGAGACCGTAACGTCATGCGTTTTTTTCAACTGAATGTTGATGGACTTCGGCGTCTCGACGAAATCAAAACCGGCCATAGGCGTCTGGTCTTGCGAGCCATCGCGAAAATCCCATGTAATGCCGCTGTAGTTTGCAGAGCCGTCTTCGTTGAGGATCGGCAGATCGTCGATAAAAATCGACTTCGCGCCATCTACCAAGCCACCAATAACACCTTCCCCGAGCAGATCGAGGATGGATGCCATAGCACGCGAGTTAACGGTATCATCCGCTTCAACCGGTGTGCGGCTTGAGCCACTGCTTTTCTTACCGCCTGCACCTGCGATCAGGAGAGGAAGTCTTTTCTTCTTGAACTGTTCCATGTTCAAAAATCCCTTATTACATAAGCTGGTCGATAGTGATTGAAGAACTCACAACCTGCGAACCAACCAAAATTTCTTCTCCGTAGATGAGCTGCACCGGATTGCCCTGATTGGTGGTGTTTTGCGGCCCATCGAAATAAAACGAGTTGGAATTGTCTGCCTGCCGAACGCTATCGTTCGTAGCCTGTGGGGAGATCAGCTGCGCCACCCCCCCCATCATCAGAGACAATCCCAACGGTGCTAGGGCGGGAACCCAGATTGAGGCAACTAGCAGGACTGCGCCGACAACGGTCTGAAACCACCCAAATGCAGAGCCGCCGCTACCGCGAGGAACTGGCGTGATGCGGATCTTCGCGATGTTTTCAGACTGCCCCATCATCTGGTACTCACCTTCGTCGACAGACCATTTGTGGCCTTGTTTGTTGGTGATCTGGATGTGGTAACTGTCATATCGTTTAATGTTGCGCTTCATCCAGGCTTTAAATCCCGGTCGGTTTGCGTCGATTAAATCCAGCGCCTGCTTGGTATTACGCACCTTCAAATGCCAGTGGCGGCCAAAGTGTTTGGCCATCGGGCCGCCAAGTTGAACATGAACTAACTCAGACACGTCTCATCTCCCTTGAGTAAGTCTCTATGACGCAGGTGATGCGTCGTATGTTTCTGGTACATTCCTCCGTAATAAGCCCGGCAGCTAAGACGGTCGATTTGGTGATGGAGAATCATTCCCTCTCCGATATAGACCGCGCAGTGATCAGGCATCTTCCCGTACTGGATGAAGAAGATGTCTCCTGGCTGTGGTTCCGTCCCTGGTGCCAGGCGCACTAACCCTTCTTTGCGATAGTTCTGATCAAGAATGTCGTTGTCGCCCGTGTACCACGATGGAATGTGCAAATGAGCATTGGGGTTAAGGTCGACGCCGAACTCGCGCTTAAGGTAGTCGCGGCACAACATCCAGCAATCGAAAACGCCAAACACATACGGCCGGCCTACATAGGGCATTTCGAAGCCATCCGGGGTGATCACGTTCATCTCGCTAAAGTGGAAAGAAGCATCCCCCTCAACATTCTTGCGAACAGCCAGAATCATCCACGGTACCTCCGTGGCTTCGCAGCCTGCACGATCGGCATCTGACGCTTCCGCAGACTCATCAGTATGTGAATGCCAGATAGCAATCACCTCGCCTGCATCTTCTGCGGCCATGATGTCGTCGACGTGCATAACGAAAGTGTTTTGCGGGTTTTCCGACACGTTCCGAGCTTCCATAAAGCGATATTTATCGCCATGAGTACGCACCAGAAAGCCACACGCTTCGTTAGGGTAGCGATTGATGGCGCAGAGATAGATTTGCTGCATAACGTCCGAACCAAGTTCAGGGAGCGCTTTATTACCCATAACGCGTTGCTCCTATAAACCCGCCAAAATGGATAACGCCATTGGCGAAGAAATTTCGACGAGCGTTGCATGAGTCGTAGCGTTTCGTGCAGTAATCCGCGCCTGACATCGTGGTTTGCTGGTTGTTCTTGTCGAAGTACGGACCGGTGTAGCCGCATTCGGGGCCACGGTACTTCCACGGACAGGTATTTTTGATAATCTGGCGATACGGCAGCTGCACGCCCATTAGATCGAACACACTGGACAACTCGAACTCGACAACCTCATGTGTTTCGAGAGTTTTTTGTTCGATAAACCACATTTCATCCGGGAAATGCTGGTTTGGATCGGCGGTGGGATTGCCGTCTTTGAAGTTGGCCGCATCGAGGAAACGGGCCAGCGTCATCTTGCGAATTACACGACACCCAACCAGATCATCATTGGCCTGGACTTCAGCCGAGACGGTTCCTGCAAAGTTGGAAACCTGAATTTTTGGACGCGGCAAAGTACCCTGACCAGTCTTATCAAAGCCTGATGCTTTGATTGGCCACGGTTCATAGGTCACCCCCTGCCAAACGACTGGCTCCATCAGTTCGTTCGTGCCGGCGTGAAAATACAGCTTGCCCCCAGAAGTGGTGTTCGACATATCCAGCTCGAACAGCTCAATGAGCGCGGAGGGTGACAAGCTTTGAATATCAGCTTTAATACCCATTGTTTCATCCTTGAAATTAACAGGCGCCAACATCCTGTCAGCGCCTACAAATAATAGTAAATAAGCACTTACTTATCCAGTAGGATAAATCAACCCTCAAACACTTGTCTGAACGTAGCTGTGAGTAAGAGATGCCCCTGATAGCGTTTCACCGTGTGGCTGTCGCACACCACAATGATTTTCTTGCCTCTCGGGTTCGTCCAATAAAATGACTCGACCGCGGCCCGCTCTGTCAGGAAATCGTCAATGGCGTTAATCACATCATGTGTTCTTGTGAAGGTTAGAGACCACTCTTCTTTAATGCGATTAAGCCCTTTGCTCTGGCGCTGCTCATAATCGTCGCCAAAATTTAAAACTGTCACATTCGGTTTGACGGTTTTTTCAGACTCGTAATCCGGGTACCAAGTGAAGGTTTTTCTTTCCATTTCACGTCCTTGTGATGCTGCCCGCCAGGGCAGCAATTGGTTAGTTACGTTTCGAGTTCGGGTTAAGTGATCCGCCAGGTCTCTTTTCCTGAGCGATGGTTTCGAGTGCGATCGCTTTCATTCGCTGTGCGGCATTGTTCCATGCACTCTCTGTGTTAGCGCTCTCTGTTGTGCTTCCATCGCTGTTGACGTTGATCGCAATGGAAACCGGGGACACAACGCTTCCACCACCTTTAAACCCATCGGTGTTAAGCGTAACCGGAATGGTTCGTCCATCAGGCAGAGGTACGTATGCTTCGTTCATATCCCCTTCGCCAAACAGCGCAAGCTGCGGTGAATTGGCAATCCCGCCGTTCCGATATGCGCGAAGCGGAACAACGCCGTCCTTGCCGAAAATGCCACCGTTAGCGAACTTAGGAATATCAGGAATACCACTCGTTCCATCCGCGGCTGAACCGGTCAGGTTGTTAAAACCTGATGTTGAGCTGGATGAGCCAGAAGATGTGCTGTCAAACCCACCTCCTGCCCAGGCAGACGCCAGCCCAGAGGCGATGGTCATACCAAAGCCCAACCACTTGTTACCTGAACCCGATGCATTCGCGCCCAGCATGGCAAATGCGGCAGAAAGAGCGCCGGTTACAGAACTGAGGTTTTGCATAGAGAAGATGGAAGTCTTCACCGCTTTGGTTTCGGCATCTTTGGCCTCAGTACTGGTGAACAATCCATTTACCCAGCTGCCGATCGCGTTCGTTGCCGAGCCGATCGCATTTGCTGTCTCCTGGGTCGTCTGCCCCAGACCGGACACAGAGCTGGAGGTCTCCTTCGTTGCTTCACCTACAGATTTGTCACCATTGACAGCGTTCATACGGACGCCCTGGTTCGCGACGGCTGAAGATACGCCTGTCAGCAGGTTTCCGCTTTGAGAGCTGCCGGGCGCCGTCGTCCCCATGCCCAGCATGTTCATAAGCGGCAGAGTGATCTGCGTCTTAATAACCATGTTGGTGATGTCACGGAGAATGGATTCGGCCAGGCTGGAGAAATCCATTTTCCCCTTCATGACAAAGTCGGTGAGCGTGTCTGTCAGGCTACTGAAGAGATTGCTCCAGCTGCTTTCCAGCTGCTCGGCCAGGTTCTCATATTCAAGCGCCAGCTTTTGTGTAGCAGTCCCGGTCTCTTTAATGAGCGCGGTATTACCAGCGGCAACAAGCTGGTTGATCTGCTTCGTATACAGGGCCACGATTTTCGGGTCGGAAGCCTGTTCGCGCAGATCCATCAGAGCTTTCAGATTACGATTGTAGGTGTCGTTGAAATCAGCCACCTTCTCTTCACGAGACTTCGTATACCCTGCGCTAATGATGGAGTCGGACTCCGGCGCCCAGGTAGAGATCATCTGCTCGACGTTGCGGCGATTGAACATCTCACGATAGTCGTCGCTCGCATTCGCCAGATCAGCCAGGCGAGATTTTGCCTTGTCGATCATCTCCTGAGTGATGAACTCGTTCGGAACAGCGTTAGCAAGGTCAGTCAGTGATTTTGTGGTATTTCGAAGAGACTGATCAAACGACACGGTCGCTTTAGAGCTTTCACCCATTTGCCCCATCAGCTGATCGGCTTTATCCAATGCTTTCTGGTAGCCGGCCGCCAGTTTACGCTGCGCACTCTCTTCTTTCTTCGCTGCACGCTGGGCAGCGTTTGCTGTACGCTGGCCCGCTTTTTCTGCTGCTGCTGCGTCCTGCTCACGCGCTTTGGTAAGAGCGGCAATAGCTGCGGTTCGCTCCTCATCGCTCATTTTCTCCAGAGAACTGGCACTTGAGGCTTTTTGCAGGTTCAGCTGAGTCTTGAGCTGCTTAGGCCCAATAATCGGCTTACCCTCAAAGTCCATCATCGGTGTGCCGTCTGGCAAGGTTCGCTGGTACGTTCCAGAATCCATCTGGTTGCGCATAAACTGAGCCACAGCTTTCTGAGCAGCTTTATCGGTCGTCCCCAGGCCCAGAACCGTCCCCTGGTTGGAAAGGACGCCCTTACCAGTTTTGGCCGCATTATCACGCTCAAACTCTGCCTGAGTCAGTTCCTGAGCAACCGCCTCCAGATGCTCCTGATAGCCGCGAATACTCCCTTGCAGCTTCTGTACCTGCTCGGTATTACCCTCCTTTTTGGCTTTCTCCAGCAGGTCGCTAAAATGTGCAATCTGCTTTTCGGTAGCAGTCTTACGTGATGACAAAGAGTCGACCAGCTTTTGTGCTGGTTCCAGATAGGACTTGTTTACCGTTTCGCGAAGCGGTTTGAGCAGGTTGTTCTTCTCTTCGTCAGAGAGAGATTTGTCGTCATTGATTTTCTGGATCTGTTCCAGTGCATCCTGACGCGCCTTCACGAATGTCGCGGAAAATACCTGGTTATCCGCACGGATTTTTTCAATCTGGGATTCGGCAGCCTCTTTTGCCAGACGCTTCGCTACAGCGCCATCCCCAAGCGCGATCGTGCCGGTGAGCGTTTTGTACTCTTCCTGATTCTTTTTCAGGCGAGCCTCAATATCAGCCTTCGACTCAGTAACGGTCACAGCACCGACAGTGCGAGAGACATAGTTCAGCCCTTGCCCTGTTTTCAGGGCTTGCTGGTCTGCCTGAATTTCTTTTTCAAGTTTGCCTGCACGTTCTGCCATCTGCGCACGTTTGGCCGCCGTCATCGCTTCCGGGATCTTGCGAATCTCGTCCACAACTTTTGACGTTTCGCTGCGGAGCATGGTCATATACGTGATCAGCCCGGCAACAGCTACGGTAGCAACGGTAAAAGCTGCACCAATGGGGTTGGCTGCGATGAACGCAGTCAGTCCGGCGAAAGCTCCCTGCAGACCCGTAATCGCACCACGAATGGCAAAAATGAGTGATGGGATCGGGGCCAGGCCCAACCGAGCTGCGCGGTTGAATCGGGTAATGGCCGTCGCGCCAAGATTGAACGGCGCCTGGAGAACAGTCGACATCGTCGCGAACGTATTCACCATCTGTCCGGCTGTGCCGATCACGCCCATGATGCCGGCTCGCATCAGTTTGAAAGCCACCATCGCGGCCACAACCTTACCGAGATTGATGATCAGTTCCTGATTCTTCGCCAACCACTGAGCCAGCTCTCTCAGGGCGTCAATAGCAGTGGAAAGACCAGCTCCCAGAGAATTAGCAAAGGAAATGCCTTCTGCGCTGTTCATGATGGAAGCCAGCTCTTTCATCCCCTTGGAAAGAGAATCCAGATAGCCCGCCTGACCGATGCGATCAGCAAACAACGTGAAGGAGGTTTGCAGCTGCGCCAGCGCACCGGTGTAGGTTTGCATCATGTCTTTGGCCGCGTTTTCGTTTTCAGCACGCAGCCCAACAAACATCAGCGATAGCGCCTGTTTCGCTTCCACTGTACCGGTGGAAACTGCTTTGGTCAGTTCCCCCATAGTGATACCGGCAGCGTCTGCCATCGCTTTCATCGCGTTAGGAACGGCTTCACCCAATTGCTGACGCAGTTCTTCCATCGACACGACGCCCTTACCGGACATCTGCTGGACAGCTACGGCTGCACGTTTAAGTAGTTCACTGTCCCCGCCAAAACGTGCGACCGAGTCCACCAGCGCTTTCAAAGAGCCGTCAGTAGGATCAAGACCAGCCGAACGGAATTTGACGAAGGAGTCGGTCAGCGCCTGCATAGCGAACGGGGCATTTTGTGCCATATTGACGATGTACTGCATATCGTCAGCGGCCGCCTGGCCAGGGTTGGCCTTGTCCTTATTCAGACCGCGCAGCATGACGCGCATACGCTCCATCTCGGCAGCGGCTTCAATAATCGGCTTCTGCCAACCGAAAAGAATGTCGGTTACTGTTCGGGCCGCATCACCGATCTCACCCAACAGAAAAATGTTACCGCGCAGCCCGGAGAACATGCCTCCTTCATAGCTTCTGCCGCCATGACCGGAAGACCAGCCGCGGCGACCATTTCCGCCATAACCAGAGCCATTCCCATCGCCCGTCGCCCGGACACGTACCGGTTTGCTAATGAGCTGCTGGCGACTGATAACCGCATCCATCTGATCGCGGACCTTTTTAAGCCCTTCGGCAGCCTGGTTGGTCGTGACGCCCCAATTACTTAATCGCTTAGTTGTGGTGTTAAGGCGTGTATTCATGCCGCTGACGGATGCAGAGGCTTCCTTTACCTCCGTACCAAAGCGGCCAGCGCTTTTGCTCGCAAACGTTGCCCAATCTGAAAACTCATTGAGTTCAGACTGAACCTTTCGCAGCGAGGAAGTCAGTTTGTTGACGGATGAGATTGTGTGGTCGACTCTTTCAACCAGGGTTTTTAAGCCTGAGTTGAGACTGGTGATGTTGCTACGCGTTTTACGAGAAGCATCAGAAACAAGCTCGAAGCCGGCAGCTACGTCCTGTAGTTTGTCTGCCGTGGCATCGAGCTTAGATTCAAGAACGCCGATGATGCGGGAGACCGAACCCAGCGAGCGTTCCAGACTATTAATTTTTTGAGCTGGCTTAGTGGCCTGCTCTCCGAATCTGGTAAGTAGCTTACCCGCCCGGTCAATTGACGCTGTAAACTGTTTGTCTTCCAGCGACAGGATAAACTCTACGTTTTGTGACATTCCCTTGTCATCCTCTGCCAAAAATTTGCATCAGTTGCTCTTTGGCGTCAGGGTCTGCCTTATCCTTACGTGGATCGTAGACTTTATCGGTAACGACTGGTCTTCCAATCCTGAGTTGCAAACCCTCCATGAACGCCTTCACGCCCTCGCCATCTGCCTGGGCAGCGCGAGCGACTTGTAGGTTGCGGACATCCTCTTCCGCACGTAGACGGTCGATGTTGCGACTGAGCATCCAGAACATCGTGAGAGGGACGCCCAGCAGCTCTATTGGCGACACGGCGTAGTGAGCAACTACACGACTGAAATAGAACCCGAGATCTATCGAGACGGTCTTTATCCCGGATTCATCGCGGGAAACTACTTTGCCCCTTCACCAGCCGCTTTTTCGTTCTCTTCATCAATCACTTCCATAGCGAAGGTGAAGATCTGCTGAAGCTGCGGAACAGTTAGTTTTTCCAGCACTGCATCAGGTACGGATGGGATGACCTTGCGCACAAGATCGGCATAGGCAGTAACCTGCTCTACCGGGGACATGTTCTGAAGGTCTTTCCCTTCCATTTGTTTGATGGAAACGAACAGGCCAACAGTCATTTCAACGATGGGGTATTCCTGACCGCCGAATTTGATGCTTTTCTTCGGAGGCAGAATGGAGTCGAGATCGAGTAATTTGGTCATTGGTTAAAATCCTTTTTGAAGAGAGGCTCTTCCTGAGCCTCTGCTTAATTAACACCACGATTAACTGGCAGCAGTCACCGTTACAGATTTGGTGGCCTTCTTGCCGCCGCTATTAGCAGTAAACGAAATGTTGACTGCGCCTTCTGCAACACCGCGAACCAGTCCGGACTGGTCTACGGTTGCTTTTTGTGGATCTTCTGATGCCCAGACACCGGTTTTGTCTGCAACATCATCTGGTTGAACTTGCGCCGAAAGTTGAACCGTAGCCCCTACTTTGCAGGTCGGTGAACCCGGAGAGATGGTTACGGTTTTAACCGGCTTTGGGCCGCTCATTTTCCCCAGAACGCCGTTGTCATCCGGATATGCGGTGAACTGAACGGAGAAAACGCGAACATCATCAGACTGGTAGGTCATGGTGAAGTTGCCTGCGGTTGCGGCTTTCGGGATTGTCAGAACGTAGTCGGTCGTATCCTGCGGGGTCAGAATCAACTCTTTAGCAACGTCGATCAGGTTGACGCCCTGGGCAGAGGTAATGGTCACAGAATTGTCTTCTTCGCTCATGGTTGAACCAGGCATAAGATCGACCATGTTCTGCAACACGGACTCGGCCAGCGGCGCAGTGATGGTAATGTTACGACCCTGTACCAATTCTGAGATGGTGGTCTGCCCCAACTGGTCGACGGTCACTTTGAGGGTCTCTGTCGCAACTTCGACCTGAACGCCGCCTTTGGTGTAACCCAGATCCACGCCACCAAACGACACTTTACAAGCGCCAAGTTTGATGTTTTTTACATGGGTATTGGACATTGTTGGAAAACTCCTTTTTCCGTTAATCGGCACCGTCATCGTGCCAATGATAAGTATATACTTACTTATTTTATTAATTCAACAAATAGCCAGCAAATTCAACGGGGATGCCGGCTTCAATTAGCGCCCCATCGTTTTTGGGATAGGTTATTGGCATCGTCATTGGGCGCACCAACCGAAAATGAACGCCTTCCGACTCAGTTTCCTCTACGGGCAGCATGGCCATAATTTTATTGGCCTTTTCCATAGTCTTTGTGATCGTCGCGTTTCTCACAATGATGGTAAAAGACTCATAGAAGAAACCCTGTAACTCGTGGTCAATACCAATGCCGCTGTTGGGGTTGATCAGCAGAACGCCTGACTTCACATTGGCCGGCATAAAATGACAAAAAATGTCTGTTCCTACTTTCCCGATCTTCGCCTTTTGCATCAGGCTCGCAAATGCTTCAATAAACACATTAACCTCTCGTAAAACCGGCTTTCCTTGCCGCGTCTGCAATTGTCTGCGAGAAACGCTTCTCACTAATCAACGCTGCCCTTTCGAGGAAGAAAGGCCCAACACGAGGCTGCACGCCAGCTACGGGCGGGTTGGTAACACTTTTCATGCGGGAAAGGTACCCGAGACGATATTTACCCAGCTCCATATATTCTGCGTAGTCGCCCACTTCCACGCCCGGGTGCCCCTCACGCGACTTTGCCCCTGAAACAGACAGCTCGATCCGCAACCCTGAATATCCCTCTTTAACAACGCGAGCAAATATGGCGCTTTCCAACGAACCGGTCTCGATCGGTGCCATAGCACGCGCCAGACGCTCGACAAGCCTGGCCAGTTTCTCCATATCGCGGATCAAATAGCGTTTGAAGGCTTTTTGACTGTTGTTAAGTCGCTCACCAGCGCGTTTAAACTGGTGTGCGTCATAGCTTAAACCCATACGTTTGCCCCCACTTCAAAATGCCCTGGGCGCTCACGGAGTCCCCAGCGGCGATGCACGCTTGATACTTTCAACTTTTGCCCTTCAAGTATCAGTACATCATCCAGCTGAACAGTGGCTTCAAGAGGTAGTACCAAGACCGCATCGAACAATTCCAGATTCGCTTTGCCGCGGCTGCCTGAGCTATCGGCACGCACTGATGACTTCTCGTTGCTCTGCTCAAACTTAACAATACCGGCGCTCGTCTTTCTGACGAACTGCAACTGTGCCTCGCCGTAGACGTTTTTTGCACCGAAACGGTAGATTGCTAATTCAGCTTGCCATGAAATATTCATCCACTCTCCCTCGTGATGATCGCCACACTCAAAACCAGGCGAAGGCGCGATTCCTCGTCTTAAGCCTTTCGACCAGAAGTAGATCATGCGGCGAGCGTTACGCACGGCGTACAATCATTCGATTGTTAATGTAACTGGTCAGCAGCCGCCAGGTACTGCGTGCCACTCGTACATTTGCCGCTTTACCGGTTCGATACATATTGGTGGTTTCACCAATAGACTCAGACAAGATGCCGTCCTCGCGGGCTGCCGCCACGTCATTACCGTTAGCGATCTCGCAGGCTTCATTTACCACGGCCAGCATCAGTGCCTCTTTGAAGTAGTCCGGTAACTCATCAAATTTTTCCTGTGTCATTCGCTCCCAATCGACAATATCGTGACGGTATACACCGTCAGCGCCCCACGGAATGTCATAGACGTTCAGCATATTCTGGGGTCGATCGTAACGGTCAAAGTCGATGCGCAGAATCTTGCGAATGGAGAACGGGAGCGTTTTGACTCGCCTGGTGGCCTCGATGAGCCGTTTGCGCATTAGTCCTTCGCCATCGGCCAGCAAAGTGTCGCCATTCAGCATATCAATGGCTTGCATCTGAGCATCAGCCACTGTTGCGAATGACTGATCGGGAATAGCCAGCTCGAAACTGTTCAGGAGAACGTACATCTGTCGCTCTTCATGCGTCAGCCCTGCAGCAGTAGCTTTGACGATGACATAGCGCAAATCTCGCTCTTTATCGATCAGCTGGTTGTGCTCGGCCGACACGACAACCGGAATGGACATCTGGCCTTCACTAATTTCGATTGGCTCGCCATCAACGAGGGTAGTCCCAGAGCTGTCTTTGACGGTGAAAGTGGCCGACTGAATATCGAGCACATTAAACGCAAACGACAGTGAAACAGGTTCACCACTACGGTACGTGTCGATCTGAGCCATTATTCACCGCCTTGCGCTTTAAGAATGCCTTCGATCATTTCGACAATGCCTTTGGCTTTCACACCAATGGAGTTCCCAATCTGGCGAAGACCGGCGATACCTTCGCAGTCTGCAATGGACTCCAGCTCTTCCCGGGTAAACCGTTGCATTGGCTTGGCAACCTCTTCAGAGCCGCGTTTCAACGGGACAATATCAGGGGCAGTCTGCTCGACAATCTGATCGGCCACCAATTCATTACGGCGACTGTATGCGGCAGAGGGGGAAACGTTCGTCCCTTCTACGGTAGAGGCGCGCATAGACGCACAAATTCGTTGCTGATCTACGAATGGCAGTTCAGACACCGATACGCCCTCCACGAACTGAACGCCGCATAAAATGCCCGTATAGCCTACGAATTGGGGTTCTAATAAACGAATTTTTGCTGGTTTCATAATTTCTCACTTATGGGCGGCCTGGCCGCCCATGTGTTGTTACGCGTCTGGAGATTCGGTCACTTGCAAAGATGCAGTGGCCTTATGGCTTCCGTCTTCTGAGACGATTTCAATGGTTGCAACACCAGCTGCGACACCCGTTGCCAAGCCTGACTGATCGATGGTTGCGAACTCTGGATTCTTCGAAGCCCAGGTCACTTTTTTATTCGATGCATTGGCTGGCAGGACATTAGCGGCCAGTCTTACGGTCGCGCCTTTCTCCACTGTGGCGGAATCCGGTTTAATGGATACCGACTCAACGGAAACAGGTTTCACGGTTAACTCAACTGTCGCTGATAGATTCGTTTCCGAATCCGTCGCGGTGATCTGCACTTTCCCTGCCGCTACGCCTGTCACCAAGCCAGCGGTATTAACGGTAGCAATCGCGTTGTCGGCGCTTTTCCATGTAAATGAACCCGCACCTTCGCTCATAGTGATAGCTGCACGTAGCTGTACAGTTTTCCCTACCAAAACAGAGGGCGAAGCCGGTGTGATTGACACGGTCTGACTGAATGGAACGGCCTGGAGACAAGCGGCAAGATGGCCCTGCTGACGCTCACTTAAAGGCTCGTTGGAAATGGAGTTAGTGAATCCGGCTCGGCACATATGGCCAGTAAAATCCGAAAACGCCTCTTCCATAATTTTCATCTTTTGCTCTGGCATTCTTCTGCTCCTACAAAAAGGGTGGGCGTATAGCCCACCCTTAACAGTAGATAACTACTTACCTACTACACTGATCAAATTTTGACGTTTTTCAGTGCCGCGATAGCTTTATCGTGCTTATTCGCCAGCGAGCAGTACCATTTAACACGGGTACGAACTGCGTCTTTGTTCTGAACAGTGCCGATATTTTCCACAACGATACCGGCATTCTCGCCACCGTACAGGCCAGTCACACCGTTTTCTTCAGACAGATGCAGACAGTAAATGTCAGCCGCATCATTCTCTTCAGTTTTAGGAATGAAGTCGTTGATGATGAACGGAATACCGTTGTGGCACAGCATCGGGCGACCGAAGTTTTCCAGCATAATTTCGGACGGACCGACATTTACGGTACGCAGCAGTGCTCGGTATGCACGCAGGTGCTCAGAACGCATCATGATGCAGTCAGCGCCCAGATCCTTCACTGCGTCGACCAGCTCATCGAACATAGAGAAGGTCATGGAAGCCTTCGCAATGTCAATTTTCTGATCGTCGTGCATCAGCTTAGGAATGCCGTCGAACGCTTTGGTGTTCTCGGTAGAGTTACCAAGAATCAGGTTACGACGGAAAGCACGCGCCAGGCCTTTTACCTTCTGACGAACCTGAATTGCGAGCTGGCTGTTGGTGTCAGACATAGTGGTCGCCAGGAATTTGTCGACGTCTACGTCGCCTGCCAGAATACGCAGCTTCGCCACATGCTCGGTGAAGGTTGCCGCGCCTTCGGAGATGGTGTCGTTCACATCAATGAAGGTCGCTTCGCTCAGGGTAGCTTCACGGTTGTAAAGGTACGCTTTGGAGTCGATCTTCATGAACGGCAGAATGGCGAACAGATCATCGCGGTCAATAATAGTTTCGATCACGCCCTGTTCGAGTTCGTTGTTAGACAGCTTTTCAGCTTCTTCACGCAGTAATGGCATCTTTCATTTCCCTATGATTAAGATGTTACTTGAGTCCGATTTTCCCCAGACCGGAAGTCAACTTATCCATTGTCGACCTGTTCTTCGGCTGGTTAACTTTATGGGTCGGTTTGCTGTTTGAACCGGCACCCTGCTTGGCTTCGCTGCGCATCAATGCGTCAGCCTCCGGATCAGCACGCAGAATGCGCTCAATCGCGGATTCGAACGGTAACGGCTTACCTTCGCCGTCAACCAGAACTGCACGTTCCTTCTGACCGGCCGGCTTGTCATAGCCAACAACGCTACCGTCTTCACCCACTTCAAAATGAGAGCCGTAGATAACGCGTGCTTTTGCCGGTGTCATCAGAACCTTTTCACGCAGGAAGGTAGAGCCGCTGAATGACGCGCCGACAGTCATTTCGACCAGCTGGGCTTTTAAGGCGGCGTTTTCACTCTCCAAAGCGGAGAATCGTTCGTCACGCTGTGCCAGCTCATGCTGATGCGCTTCGATCATCTGCTTTTTGACAGCGTCGAACTCGCCTCGGCGTTCCAGTTCAGCTTGCTCCGCCTCACGGCGTGCATTTTCTGCGGCTTGTTCAGCTTCCAGAAGCTGACGAGCACGCGCCGGGTCAATGTCACCGTACTGAGCAAGCTGATCGGATAAAGAGCGCTCTTTTTCCTTGCGCTTCATATTCTCTTTCAGCAGGTCAGCGCCAGCTTTCTTAGACTTACGCAGTTCGGCCAGCAACTCTTCAGGAGTCAAACCAGCTAAATCGTCGTCTTCACCCTTCGGCTGCTCTTTTTGCTCACCCTGTTTGCCTGGGTCTTGAGTACCCTGCTCGTTATCACCAGCAGGAGCACCAGCACCTGCGCCGCCACGCTCATGCGATTCGGCTACATCCATCAGGCCACGACGGGCCATAAGCATTTGCCACAGATTCATAGAAATTCCTTTTGTTACTTATCACTCGGTCTCTTGAGTAGATGAGTCCCCATTCCCTCGGGGTTGATCTTGCCCGCTCTCTTGGGCTGCATCTCGATCATAAGTAAGTACTGACTTATTTTCAAGGGTGTTTAGATCATTTTTTAGAGGAAATTTCAAGAGGTCTTTATCAAATTCCTTTTTCATCGCTTCGGAAATGTTAGGGAAGACTTTCTCGATAAGCATTTCCATCTGGTGCCGACGAACAGAATCTGGCGCCTGCAGCAATGCGAGTTTCTCAGCAACAGCAAATTCGTCAGTCAGCCCGCGAATATCGAAACTCTCCGGGTAAGCAATTAAAGAGTGGTCTTCGTCCAGTTCGACACCCATCCACTTCGCGGCCAGCATCATCATTTGGCGCTCGGCTCTTTCGAGACGTTCAGCCTTTGTCACCAGCAGACTGTTAACTCTCTGGAAGTCGTACATTTTGGCTGCGCCTGATGAGTTATCGATACCCTGCGCGTTATCCTGCTTGGTTCGCTCTCCTGCAACACCAACGGAGTGGTAGATCTCATTAATCACGGTCTTAATCGTGGTAATGATCATCTGCGCTTGTTTTGGGTCAGGCGAAAGGTAAAACGGCTGGTTCCCGCCCTCGGAATCGTAGGTGAAAACACGCTTCGTCCCCATCTCCAGCACCTTGTCGTGATTTTCATCGCCCGGCAGTAGAGACTGAACAGGGATAGCAAGCTGGCTAAATGTCTGATCCTGAATGATGGCGTCCAGGTTCGAGAGATAGTTAGCGACGGCCCGATCGAGATAGGCAATATCATCAATGAGTGACGGGCTGAAATAAGGTGATTCACTTTCCCCGATGCAATCTACCGGGAATACCGGTACCGCGCCCAACTTGTGCTCACCGTAGTCCTCCAGCACGACTTTTGCCTGCCTGCGACCTGCGCCACCGGAACTCTTTTTCACCTCTTCACGGAAGAGATACCATTCATTTTGTGTCCATAGACGATAACGCTGGTATTCCTGACCAGTTGAGGTGAAAGGGTCCGTATCGTCACGCGCAATTTCTACGATCAGCGCCCACAGCATATTGCCATCTTCGTCCCAGGCCACATCAAGCAGCTGCTGCGGCGAAATCCAGTAGGCATAGGCTCGCGCCCCCTTCTGTTTCTCGTCAGCAACGGACTCAACGTCACCGTTCATTGTGCTATCGACCACAACCCAGATGCGGCCGTAAATAGACGACTGAAGATCGATTGCCGCCATGAACGCATCAATGGAAGCATTCTGCCGTGTGGCTCGTTTCCAGAAATTGCGGATCTGCTCGGGCGCCTCTTCGATATTGCGATGAATATCCTCTTTGAAGAGATATTTGTTGATCAGGTTTACCACTTCGCGAGTGTGGTTAAAGCGATACGCTCGCTCAAGGCGCTCCTTGAACTCCTGATCACCCTCTTTGAAGTAACGAAAGATATTTTCGCTGAACCAGGCTCGCCCGCCAGCGTAAGTGCTGGCGAGAAAATCCCAATGTTCTTTTTTCTTCTCATATTCGGGGTGGCGCCGGGCCACCAGATCTTTGATTTGCTTATCAGTCAATTCCATTTGCTTTACTCTCCTGATAGGTAAGCACTTACTTATCTTGATCCGCCAAGAATAACACGATTTTTAACCGGATACCTACGATGAACTGGATAACCTAATGCATCCGCGCTGTGCTCAATGCCACCACTCTTATCCATATCCCGTGAGCCAGGTTTATAAATTACTTTTTCAAGCGAATCGATAAGGTGTTTGCATTTCGGGTCGATATAAAGCCGCGTTTCGCCAGATGCGCTTAACAGCATACGGTTTACGGCATTCACACGATCCGCTATTGGCGGGTGCTTCTTCGGAAAATCAACCCGTAGAAAACCCTTTTCCTTAAAAATGTCTACGTCTGACTCACCACGAGCGTGCTGACGATACGCGCCGGCAGGGTCGGGGAAAATGGTCACATGTGATTTCCATCGCCAGTAACGGCGCTCCAGCTCATCACACACTTCTGCCGTGTTGGATGAGAAAAGCACCAACTCGTCAACCGCCCACAACTCGCCATTTGGCTGTGGCTGGAGAATGACAGAAGACATCGGATCGATGTTGAAGTCCTGACCAACCCAGATCGGCAGCTTTGGATTGAACTGCAACGGCTTCACATGCACGCTTCGGTCGAAAGGATAGTAAACACGACCGGACATGTTTTCGAAGCTGGCCAGGTACTCCTGAGCGAACGACTTAGGGTCCATATCATTCTTCGCGGCTTCGATTTCAGCGGTCGGAACAAACGGAGAGTCAGCAGTAACAAACTGCCAGCTCTTCCACTGGCCTTTACGCTGTAGCTCTTTGTTCTGGCCGATCGTCCACAGCTTATGGAACTCAGAGAAGCCTTTCGGCGTACCGATGATCAGCGCCCCGCCCCGGGTGGATGACAACGTCGGTCGAAGAACCTTATACCAGGTGTCCGGCTTCATATCCTGAAACTCGTCGAGTACCACGAAGTGAAGCGCAACACCACGGAGCGTATCGGGCTTATCGGCGCCTTTGAGCGCGATCTCAGAGCCGTTCTTCAGCACGATTGTCATCGTGGTATCGTTTTTCTTACGAATCCATTTCCGGGGTAAAACTTCCTGCAGGTCATCCCACAAAATCTGGCGTGCCATCTGATAAGTCGGCGCGACATACCAGACACGTTGTTTTTTCTCTTTGGCCGCGGCTCGGATAATGGTGGAAATCGACAACCGGGATTTACCCCAGCGTCGACCCGCACATACCACCTTGAATCGATGTGGCGACTGGAAGACTTTCATCTGTCCAGAATGCAGCTGTACGAGACTCAGAGACGACGGGATGCTCATAATCAAACACTCCCATCACTTTCATCGTCCGACGCGTCAGAATCGATTTCAGCTTCGCTCAGCGCTTCCTCTTCCAGCGACTCAAGCAGTTCATCATCGATCAACTCAGGCTCATCGTCTTCCTTACGCAGCTGCGCAACCTGTGAAGGTGTAAGTTCGCCAAACACCAGGTTCGGAATTTCATCTTCCTCATTTTCGGCGCGATCCATGCCGAGCGCTTTCGAAGAGATTTCGAAGCACTTGGCCAGTGTGCCGCTGGCTCGCTGGAGACTTTTAAGGTCATCTTCTATAGCTGCGAGAGGTCTGCCATCCTTTTTGGCAGTGGCAACTTCGTGCATGACCATGCGCCCGAGTGCAAACGCCCAATCGTCGTAGCGAGTACGCCGCTCTTCAATTTTGTCTGCTCTCGCTTTGGCACGAAGCTCCGCATCGGATTTGAGCGATTCGCGAACCATCTTTCCAACAGAGTCAGCGCCCTTCTCTAATCCACGCTTTTTGAAATGTCTGGAGAGCGTTTCACGACGAATGCCGTACTCTTCCTCCAGTTTTGAGAGCGTATACTCGCCTGAAGTCCACTTCGCTTCGGCTTCTGCCCACTCAGCTGGCGTCAGGCGAGTTTTGGTCTCGTCTTTTTCTACCGTCATAGATCCCTCTAAAACACGCAGAGCGCATCCTTGCGCCCTCTAAACAATTTGTTTAAATCTCTGTCTAACCAATTTGTTTTCTGGGTGGTTTATCAAAACTTGAGAGTTGCAGAACCTGCTTCCGTATATAATTAATAAGTGACTTAATATTTATTTATACGGAAGCAGGCTCCACATCTGACTCCCAGACCTGCTTACATCACCAGTAACTTGGCCCTTGCTCGACCCAATGCAGTCAGCCCCAGCGTGCGGCGGTGATAGCCTGAATCCCCGCGCTGCCGACACATTCCCTTCTCCACCAGCCCCTTTTTCACCAGTGCGCGGATAGAGAACTGCATACTCTGCTTGGTCGTTTTGTACGGCAGGACTTCAAGCAGCTCGTCCAGATCAAGCAGATTCCCTCGCTCGTGCCCTAAATTGATGGTTTTAATGATGTCTTTCTGTTTGTCGGTCAAAGTCATGGCAAATCCTTATGCCGGTAAAGCAATTTCAAGTGGTTTATCCAAAGGCTGTTTGTCGAACGCCAGCAGCGGCAGAGTTTCTGGCAACGAGCGACCAAAATCCGGGTTGCGGTACACCCCATATAACGGTGAGGTGAAGCTCAGGTTATGAATATCTTTGAGTAGCTTCACGATGCTGGCTTCATCCACCAGGCTGTCGGCAATATCCTGAATGGTAGTGCCTCGGTTACGCCCGGCTTTGGCCAGTGAACTGTTCTTGTGGTAGTCGGCAACCAGATCACGCAGCGCACGACGACGGCGAGATTCGCTCATGGCGAACAGCTCTTTGACGATCGCTTCGTTGTCGCCAGGGTCGGAACGAAAATGACGCTGGAAGACGCGCAGCGCACTCTCATAGCTCTTCGGACGCTCCGGACGGATGAACTGGAACCCTGCTTTCATGGCGAACGGGTTGTATTTGCTCATCGATGACTGGATCTCGATGATTGGCCGGTCATGCATCCTGCTAACCAGGTTAATCATTCGATAGGAGACGCCGACACCGCGATACTGCGTATCCACTACAGAACGGCTGATCACTGCAAAGTTATTGTTCACGTACCGGCCCCAATACTGGTTGGCCACAGTGGTATTGGTCGTTGGCTTCAGCTTAGGAAACATGCGATGGCGAGGTGCCAGTAGAAGTTTCGGATAGGCCATGACCACGACGCCCACCAGCCGGCCGTCCAGCTCGCAGCGATAATACGTGGGCGCGAACGGTTTACCGTCCGTCTTGTAGTGCAGCGACTTCAGCGCGTGCCAGTCTTCAACAGTGCCTTTGGATACGGTCATTCGTTCCAGAAAGTCCAGATGCCGCGGGAACTCTTCCGGACGGTAGCGTTTGATGATGATGTCTGCCATGTCGATCACCTGCGCTCGATATTGGCATTAATGAAATCCAGGCGAAGAGATTCCATCGCTCCCACCATGACATACGGGCGCCCGCCGTTATGCCAGCAATCAAGAACACTGCCGTCATTGTTGATCATCAGCAGCGCCAGGCTCTGGCTTTTGCCTTCTCTGGCGTACTGAAGTGCTTCTTCCAGCAGGCGGATGACTTCAACGTTATTGTTGTCAGCCTCTTTCGATGGCTTCAGCTCTACGATCTTCAAATCAGGCATATTCCACCTTCACGCGTTCTTTGTAGTGCTTGGTGATCTGCATATCCGGCCGCAGGGCGTTCTTCAGATCTTCGTGTGTCGTCGCCACCATTACCGTCGCGCCAACCTTACGAGCGGCACGCTGGAGGTTCGACGCAACAACCTGAGCGGTTACACGGTCGAGTACGGCACCAAATTCGTCGGCCGCCCACACTTTCGCGCCGGACTCGATTAGCTTGGCGATTTTGAGACGGTATTTCTGGCCGTCAGACATTTCGGATGGCTTGCGCACAAAGAGATAGGCGTCATTCAATCCGGCCATAGACAACAGCCCCAGCGCTTCGCTGGTGGTTTTGCCCAGCTGGTCGATGACGTTAACCTCATTGTCGAAAGCAAAATCATCGATTGAGGCCACAGAAAGACCTTCATCCTTCATCTGGCGTTGCAGCTCGCGCAGCACAACGGATTTGCCTGAACCGGATTGTCCGGTGATGTACACAACATCACCCTGCTTCACTTCCAGCTCCAGATTGTCGTAAAGCGTCCACTCTTTTTCGTCCAGACCAAGACCGAACGATTCGGCAATTTCCAGCGTTCGCGTGGTTTTGTTCACGCGGGTCTGGAACGACACGTTGATGGTGTACTTACTCATGCAGCCAGCTCCCCGGAGGACACTTTCTCCGCATACGCCACGAAAGCGTTCACCCCGCGCTCTCCCGTGATTTCTTCCATGTGGGCGAGCAAATCCCCAACCACAATGGCAGAGCCAGCAGGAAGCGTTTTAAAGCCCAATACGTCGATGACACGGACTTCTTCAGCGGCCACTTCGCGACTGATCTCGGTGTGCTCTTCTTTCTGGCGTTCCGTCTCTTCGCCCAGATCGAGCACCAGAGAGCCGGTTTCCATCTCTTCGGTCATGCTGCCGACAAGCACATTCAGTTCACGCTCTTCAAAACCGAAGACCTCGACGTCGCCCAGCACCAGGGATTCCAGTTCCTGCTGCAATTTGATGGCGTCGTAATCGATACTGGCAAGGCGGTTGTCTTCCAGACGCTTCGCCTTCACCTCTTCTTCATTCAGATCGTCGCGAACAATGACCGGCACACGCTCCAGACCAGCCAGAAGCGCCGCCTCGCGACGACCATGACCAGTAATGATGACGCCGTTCTTGTCGATCGTGATCGGCTGGTCAAAACCGCGCTTTTTGATGGCGGCAGCCAGATCGCGGATCTGCTGTTCATCATGTTTTTTGGCGTTCATCTCATACGGGATGAGTTCAGCCGGGTTTCGATAGACGATTTCAAAGTTCTTGGTCATTACATACGCTCCTTGTAGTAGTCGACCAGCCACACCAGGGCTTCCCCGGCGTTCTCCATTTCGTTACCGGTGTTGATCCCCTGCTCTTTGATGATGGTTTTGATGGTGTCGGCGACGCGATCTGACGCATCAAACGTCACTTTGAAGCGCATCGTCTGGTGTTCTGCGCCAACACGCTCCGTTTTCTCGCGGCGATCGTCGTCAGCTGGCTCATCATCGCCGCGGGAAAGCGCTTCCAGCGCTTCGAGATCAATGGCAGAGGCTTTGGCAAGGGTGGCCGCCATTTCATCGTCATAGGGGGCAATATCGGAAAGCCGGTAGTCGATTTCAGACTGGATTTCTTCGATCAGTCGCTGCAAAGCGATCTGATCGTCTTCGCCGTAACGTTCGTTATCGACAAGTGACATCTGCTTGGCCACCAGGTCGTTGATTTTGCCAACCGAGATGACAGGAACAGTCGAAATTCCCTGCTCTATCGCAGCCCGCCAGCGATGTTCGCCGCCGAGGATCTGGAAAGTGCCACCGTCCAGCTCACGGGCCAAAATTGGCTTAAAAAAGCCCAGCTTCTCGATAGAACCTTTCAGTTTTTCGAAGTTTTGCGCCCCCACCGAGTTGGTGTTCCAGGGATTCGGACACAGTTTCGCAACTTCAACCTGCAAAATCGTAATTTTCACATCCATTTTCTTGATACAATCCATTGTATAAGTACTTACTTATTATAATAGCCAATTAACACACAAAAGGCACGAAGGAAAGAGGTTTATGACAGTTCGTATTGTATCGAATGCCGTCAATGCACTTATTTCGGGTGCAGATGACAATGTAAAAAGGCTCGTTCAGGAAATGTTGAGCTACGAAGTAGAGGCTGGTGACTGGAAAGGCACCAGCACGATGTTCAACTGGAGCAAAAATGCGTTCCCGGCCGGCTTCGCCAAGCCAGTGGCAGCCAACCTTCTCAAAGCGGGCATCAAATGCGTCCACGTTCGTAAGGATAAAGCGACGCCGCTTGGCAAGCCTAATCCAGTCGTTAATCCGTTTCCGTACAACCCAGACTATGCCTATCAAGATCAGACTGTCGAAACGCTCGTTCGCGAGGGGATGATGATCGCGCAAATTGCGACAGGGGGCGGGAAGTCTAACGTAGCGTGTAAAGCAGCAGCACGTATTGGGCGAATGACGTTGTTTTTAACCACGCGTTCTGTTTTGATGTTCCAGATGGCTGAAAATTTCCAAAAATCTATCGATTATCGAGCTGAAAACGGAGAACCGTGGCTTAAAGGCCAGAAGGTGGGCGTAATAGGATCTGGTCAGTGTCAGGTTTCACGCCATATCAACGTCGCAACGGTGCAAACCCTGGCCAGCTTCCTTGAAGAACCGCCACGCGATGCTTCACCGGAAAAGAGGAATCACCACCTTAGACGTCAGGGGCTTGTTAAGCGGTTCCTTTCCAGCGTTTCCCTCCTGATTCTGGAAGAAGCCCACGAATCATCAGGCTCCAATTTCTACGATATAGCGCGGTTATGCATTAATGCTGATTATCGACTGGCTCTGACAGCTACACCGTTCATGAAGGATTCGACGGAAGCGAACATGCGTCTCATGGCAGTGGCCGGGCGAATTGAGATCAAAGTCACCGAAAAATACTTGATCGACCGAGGTATTTTAGCAAAGCCCTACTTTCTTTATCATAAGATCTCGTACACTCCGGATGAGGTACGAATCCGGGCCGAACTAGCTTCAAAACATCTCAATTTCAGGGTCGGAATGAGCACTGCGTATCAGAAAGCCTATCAATTAGGTATTGTCTACAATCTGGCTCGCAACGAAGCCATTGTGCGTGAGGCGCTCATGTACAAAAGCCACGGCCTGAACTGTATGACACTGGTGCGTCTGAAAAGGCATGGACAGATCCTGATGGAAATGATGAGAGAGAGCGGCCTTAACGTCGACTTTATCTATGGGGAGTCAAATCAGTCTACCCGGCAAGCCAAACTGAGCAGCTTAGCGGCAGGCAAGATAGACGTTTTGATTGGCTCAACCATACTGGATGTAGGCGTCGACGTTCCTAGCGTCGGGGCGGTAATTCTGGGTGGTGGAGGAAAGGCCGAAGTTGAAATGCGTCAGCGCGTAGGACGTGGCCTTCGAGCCAAAAAAAATCAGGCGAATGTGTGTTTTGTTACCGACTTCATCGATGTGAGCAACAAATATCTCATGTCGCACTCATATGAACGGAAAAACATCATCGACACTACGCCTGGGTTTGCCGAGGGCGTATTGCCAGTGGGTAGCACCTTCGATTTTACTGTTTTAAATAGAGAGTAATAATGAGCGATAAACGCGCTATACATTGCCAGGTGCAACTGACCGAGAAGGCCAACGACAAGCTGGAAAACTTTCAAAATCGTCTTCGTGAACGCAACATTAAGTTGTCAAAGGCAGACATCATCAATCTGGTGCTGGCCAACATGACAGTTGCCGATTTTGATAAGGCAGCGACATCTCTGGAGGCGTCAGCGAAAGCTCGTGAAAAAGTCATGAAAATTTACGAGAACTCGGGGATGACCAAAGAAGATTTGGCCGATATTCTAAAACGTCTCGACTGAATCAAGATGGCGCCTTTAGGCGCCATGTTTTAATGAACTGATAAGGACTTTGTTCAGGTACGATGAAATACGTAATAATTCCACTAATCACCACCTCTGCTTTACTTCTTTCCGCATGTCAGTCCCGTCCTGTTTCTGTTTCTGATGCAAAACCCGCGCCGCAGGCCAGAGTATTCAAATATCAGACTCCAGAAGCCTCCACCCTGGTGGTCTTACGTGATAAAGGCATGGTCGGCTCTGGATGTGACGCTTCCATCTTCATCAATGGGGAAACCGTCGCAAAACTGGAGACAGGTGAAAAAGCCACTTTCCATCTTGCAGCTGGAGAATGGATCGTCGGAGCCTCGCTTGAAGGTTCCGGACTGTGCGCACTTAACCCGGCACGACAGGAGCGTGAAACAATTACCAAAGCCGGTGACACGAAAGTGTTCAGGGTGTTTACCAGCAATGCTGGTGACATAGATATTCTTCCAACGACGCTGTAATGACATGACGAACATAACTGACATCACCTACGGTATACCTGCAGAAGTCTGGCCGCGGGATTATTCTAACGTCGAGAAGGCACTCATGTTCTGGCGTAAATCCCTCATTCCTGTAAGGGTCACGATGGAGGATGGTCAGGTGTTCTGCATGTATGTGCAGGGTCTCATGTCATCCCGCAATAAGGTTGATCTTTGCTCTGCCCCGTTCGACAAAGAAAATCGTATAAGGCTCCCACTTGAGCGGATCAGCACGATTGAGTCGGGTGTGACAGAAAGTATTGGACACGACTTCAAGGGGCGAATCACGATTAACCCCGAATATGTTGATAATCGGCCATCTCGCCGGGACTTCTTCAAAATCTGTCGGCAGGCTCATGCGTCTCAGAAGTCTATAAGGGTGTACATGGCGGATGGCCGTGAAATTGAAGGTGTGTCATTAGGCGTTGACGCTTGCCAGGTCACGATCGGCATTGGTGAAGGTCGCAAGATGGTGGTCTTGTTCGATTGGGTCGAAAGGATTATACCGTTTTAAATCTATAAGGGTAATAACCGGCTAAGTCCGGTTATTATTTTATGGGTCACTTCTTCACTATATATTCCTTACAGCCAATTCCCGCCAATAATATATAAGGGCAATCTCACAATTGCGTTATTTATTTAGGGAACACCTTCAAGAAAAACGGATTTATTTCTAAGACTTTGATTTTTATTGAATAAAATTTTTTCCTGCTACCTTACAAAAAATACTTGCTTTTAAAATTCATATAGCGATAATTACACACATCGAAAGCGAACACGCTAACGATAAATAAAAAACAAATTAATTTTCAATATTACATAAGGATTAAATATTATGTCTAACGTTATCTCTAAAAAAGCTATCATCGACGCTGCTGTAGTTATCACTGAAGAGCTTCAGATCAAAGCAAATGAAGCAAGCCAGACACGCGAACAACGCGCTAAAAATGGAACTGCTACCAAAGCAGATAAAGCTAACGAGCTTGCAGCCACTACTAAACTTGCATACTTCACTAACAACGTATTAAACGCGCTTAAAGATGAAAAATTAGCTGGTGTCTTTTACTACGCGATTAAAGCCAGCAAGCAAGATCCAGAAGTATTTTTCCGTGAAGCGATGACTAATAGCTACTCTCTCGAAAAGCTGGTTTATCTGGTGAAGTCTATTAAGTCTGGCAAATGTGTTTATTCAGTCGCTGATATGTCAGGATCTCGCGTATTCGCATTAATCGAAATGATTAATGATGAAATGGAAACTTTTACTAATGGCGCTGTATTCGATTTAATGAATGAAGCTAAAAAAGCATGTGAGATTAAATTAGACGCTGGCTACACTCAAGCCAATCAGCTTATCAATTTGTGTGAACGTCTGGGACTGGTCGAGAAGATCAAAGGAATGGGCGCTGCTAAAAACGGATCTCAGCAATATCGCTTTATCAAGAATGATTTTTATAACTATCTGGCTGAAGCGTTCAAAGCGTAATTAGATGGATATAGCGCCCACTATGGGCGCTAGTTTTAAGGATAAAAATCATGACAAGCTATGACCAGATCCTCGCGGAGTATCGCGCAAAATATCGCGCTTATAAACTTGAATTAATCGACGATCTAAAAGCGCAACGCGATAAACTAAATTTTACTTTTGCTGATTTGCTTAACAGTAAAAGAGACTGTAAACGCAAGCGTGAATATTTGCGCTTGTCTGAAATGATCGGAAAACTGCAAAACAGCATTTAAACAAAAGCGCCCACTATGGGCGCTTTTTTCGTTTCAGGATCTCCACCATAACGCGCCAACAATGGCGCGTTTTCTTTTGTCTGGCGTTCACTCATTCACAACAAAAATAAGCTCCATAAAAACGCCACTGCGACGCGTTTTAACGTGTGGCAATACGTACCCATAGCTAAAACAAAAAAGCGCTCAGAATGCGAGGTGTGGCGTTTTAGTGTATGGCTTATTTTATGCTGTCGTGGGCGTGATCGTCTGGCGTTATCTGGCGACGTGATCCGCGCCATCCTTCGGGACGTGTCGGCAATAATGGCGTGATCCGTGGGCGCTCGCGTATAGTCTCCACGTTGGCGCAACGTGTACGCGCTTACAGTCTCGTTTATTCAGTGATTCATAATCACATAGCGAAAGCTATCCGGATGGCTCAGGGGCTGAAAAGCCCACCAGCACCACCCCAGCGCCTCTGTGCATTTTCTGGTGTGATTCTGAGCGTCTCCCGCTCGGTTTCTACATAGAGGCAAACCCAGCCGTTTCCCGAAAATTCCCTGGCCGTTTCCCTACGGCTGCCCGAATCGCTCTCTGGCCGTTCCTGAAGTTTTCCCCTGCGGCAGCGGGCGTCCAAAAAGAAAGGGCCGTTTCCAGCCCCTCCCCTCTCACACGCCAGGCAGGATATGAATGCGGTTGCTGACATACATCTCTTTCACGAAGTCCCCGCATGTGACTTTCCATTCACTGACACCGGCTTCATAAACCACGTTTTTGCATTTAAGTGCATTGTCAGCGATACGCACACCCTGCGCTGTTGCTTCCTGGTCGGTGAAGTCGAACCCGGATTCAGTTTTGACCCACACGGCAATTTGTGTTGCCAGCTCGATGAGTTTTGACTGGCAGAAGCGACCGCGTCGTACCGGGAAGATAAATACCCCGAACCCCGCGGTGGTAACGTAGGCTTTTTCGAATACGCGTTTATGTCGACGGTTACAGATAATGTTGCTGGCGATCTGCTGCTTCTCTTTCCCTGACAACTCAATGGTCTCATTGCCACGCCAGGCGCCCAGCACGCTTTTTTCAATGTCAGAGTAAGTCACGGAGATCGTGCCATGCTCGGGAGTGTTCACAGTAGCGATATAGTTCATCGAGATAATCCTTTAAACAATTTGTTTTCTTGATGGTTTAATTATCGCTACGCGTATCAGGCGTCCAAGCGCTCTATTCCGGCATCTGTTTGCCTGAAGGGAGTCAGAGGGTCGTTCGGTAGCCTGGCGGTAAGAGGTGGGTGTTTTGCCTGATGTGATGAGGTTGGTATATCTGGCGGGCAAGCGGTGCTATCTTGGCCGCAGGTAACTCAGGAGACTCAAGATGTTAGATAAACTGGATAATCTGCAATTAAGCGAAGAAGAGGCAACGGCTCTGGCCCAGCTCGTCAAACGACTCACCTGGACTGATATGCGAGGCTGTGCCGTTGACGATGATGAGGCGTATACCATCAGTGATGCGGTCGCCAAATTGCAGAAGAGTCTCGCTGAAGCAGGCTTCGCTCCGCGATAGGCCACCAGCAAGGGTGGCCCCGTTCTCTTAGTGGAGCAGACCGACGTCGATGGTGTCGCCGGAGTCTGTGATGCGGATCATCAGCATGGCGAAGGCATTTAACGGATAGCCTGCGTGCCACTCCGGGAAACGATCGTCTCGCATGAAATCGGCAATGTCATACACGCTGTCCTGAAAACGGAAGAAGCGGGTGGCGCTCTGCTCGTCGTATTCAACATGATCCATCTCCTGCTGTTCTGCCGGCGACAGGTCCAGCCAGGACTCCAGGTAAACATTTTCAGCTTTAGGGGTAATTGTAAAATCGGTCATGTGCTTAATCCTCAGTGCGTAAACAATTTGTTTTCTTGTTGGTGTAATTATCGCAGTGTGAATAAGGCAGAAAACATTTTGTTATCGGGGGCAAGTAAGTGGCGCGGGATTCGCGCCACTGGCGGGATTAGGCGAACACGCTTTCAGGGATGTAATCATCAATGAGTGCGCCGGAGTTAATGCGCAAACCGTACTGACCCATCCAGGTGCTGTTAGGGTTAAGATCTGAGGTGAACAGCGCGTTCACTTTCGTCATAAGCGATTCGAACATCGTACTATCGACGGTGCGGAAGTAGGCTTCCAGTTTGAGCAGTAGCGGATCTGATGCGTCGCTAATGTTCTGGTAGCCAATGGCGTATGTGCTCTTATCAGTACCCTTACGCACTAAGGTGCTGGTATGTACCTCAGTTCCGGTGGTGTTATCACGCACAACAACGGTCAGTTTGGCAGTGGCTTCGCCGGAGGTGGTCTCAGATGCATAATGCAGATCGAGTACCAGATTTTCACGTAAAACAGTCATTATCTTCTCCCTGTGTTAGACCCCTTTTATATTATTGTCATAAGTAACTACTTACAATACAGAGTAGCCAAAAAAGCCCCGAAGGATGGACGGGGCTGTCGTAAATTCGACTAAACGCTTTTGCACATGGTCAGGCTGTGGCTTGAAGAGAGACGCGCTGTATTTCCTGCTGGGCTGCTTTATTGGCTTCAAGTAATGCCAGCTCAAGCTCCCCTTCTGGCCATATCATTTGTTTGGACACCCATCCTGTTTTCCCCTGGCGTCTGACACTCATCACATAGCGCGAGCGGGCGCCATTTTCGAACGTGACAAGTGTCTCCTTGAAGAGCCTGATGGATGTACCGTTTGCGATAACATCAAGGAGAGTCAGTTGCTTCAGTATTGTTGGCTTGGCCTTTTTTGGCTGCCCAACACTCAGTCTGGAAATCATCCCGATATTCATACACAACTCCGTAAACAATTTGTTTTCTTGATGGCGTAAATAATACCAGTGTGAAAACGGTGACAAAGCGTGTCGTTACGGCGCTGCGCTGCCCCGGAGGTGGCAAACAACAAAAAGCCACCGTGCTGGTGGCCTCACTCTTAATCTTCTTCGTCCGGGAACTCGCTGTGTACCGCGTCCACCAGCTGCCGCTTTTCATCTTCACTCAGCAGGTGCCAGATATCCTTCCCTTTGGGCGATTCCCCTTCTGCCGGGACGAACGACCATAGCTTGCGGTGCAGTTCCGGCCCTACAGCATCCAGACATTCGGCCAGCGAATCCACACTCCACACCTCAACCAGCACAGGCATCTTAATCATCTCTTCGCCCTCACTTCGTTTCTGACGTTGTGCAGTTCCACGCGACGGACATTGGGCTGTCCTCGATATGGAAATCAAACGTCCCTTCTCTGTACCCTTCAGAGATAAGCGTCGCTACGCGAGTAGTGACATCCTGGGAACGGATAACGTCATCGAGGGAGATCTGGAGTTCGTCAGTGCATGTCTCTTCTCCGCAAAGGGTGATGCTGATATTAAGATGCTTGTACATGTGTTTCTCCTTTGTCTAAACACGTTGTTTTCTTATTGGTGTTATTATCGCAATAAGAAAACGGGGAAAAAGCATTCATTAAAGGCTGATGTGTTTGTGTCGATTTATTGCTATGTATGTATCTGGCTAACTCAGAGGGAATGTGATGAGCACTAACAACTACACAGACGGCTACTTCAGCATCGATGTCGAGAGAGGCGAACTGCTACATGGCGGCGCCTCTGTTGGACGCATTATTCTGGTCAACGGCCAGATTTACACAGAGCTGGACGATAGCAGTGCAGACACACCTGTCGTCTCCGGTCCCTTCGGGACAAGAGAGGAGGCGTTAGATGATTTGTGGGACAACAGGGATGATGCAAATCAGGGCAGCGAGATTTTCGAATAAACGTCCTCGGCAATTTCGCCACCAAAACCCTTAACCCTTTACACTAGCTCTGGCTTCCCGACATGAGCGTGCGAAGCTAGTCTGGTCTCAACACTCAATTGCGGGACTCACAAGTTCCCGCAATATTCAGGTTAACGAGAAGCAAGACACACTCCCGCAGCGCTCCCTCGCTCTTTACCGGGATGCATCCGTTTCCTGACCTGAAGCCAGCCTTTTCCCGGTTCGCATGACGGGATTCTCCCCGTTTCCCTGAAAAACCCAGCCGTTTCCCTGCGGCGATGCTCCCGTTTTCCAGTAGGGATGCAGCCTTTTCTCTGGATGGCCCGCAGGTTGACCGTAGGGGTGGGGAGGGACGTTACGGGAGATAAAATCATGGCTTGAATAAATACGGGAAAAGTAGCGATCCCCCTCTTCCCCTTCCCACTTATACCTCCAGTTAAATCTCTGCGTTCCTCTCTCCTTTAATCGAATCTGTCTTCCCTCCGATAAGGCTCAATACGATGACTACCTCTGTACGTGAAATGGGTGGTTCGTACTCTCTGCCGGCATATGTCTTTTTGCGCTTCTTGAGGCTGTTCTTCTATGCGTTTTCTTCTGGGTTGTTTTCGTCTCTTTGGGTGTTCTTCTTCTCTGGGTATTGAGTAATGGCAGGTGTGCTTTCCTCTTCGTTTACTTGCTGAGAAGGAAGTGTGGGGAATGGCAGTAGGGCGCTTTAGTTGTTCTCTGCATATCAAGTAATAGCGTTCCCTGCTTTTCAGGACTTTGCGCTCTCTTCAGGGGTAATGGTGGGTAAGTAAGATTGCAACGGCTCCTGTTCTGGTCTGGGTTTGCCCGGGGTTGCATTCTGAGCGCTGTTCTCTGTGTTTTGGGTAATGGCATGTAGAGGATTGCGTGCGCGAGCTGCGTCTCGGTTGCCTGGTGGCATTAGGTGGGTGGTCGGTAGCCTGGGGTCAAGAGGTGGGTCTATTCCATAGCCTGGTGGTAAGAGGTGGGTAGTTTCCGGGGGTTGTGGGCAATGGCGCCTCTGGGTTTCCCGCGGGTGGGATTAATTTGTTTTCTTGCTGTAGAAAACAACTTGTTTAAATGGGCAATTTAACGCAATCAGAGCGCTTTTGAGCGTGTCTGTTTTTGGGTGGTGTGTTGAGTCGTTAGAGATGCTTTCGTCGCGAGGTGATTGATTCTGGTGGGCAGGATAGCGGGTATAAGAGATGGCATGTGAAAACGTCAACTTTTTAGACTAAATCGGGAGAATGCATTGACATTTCTTTGATGTGTTATTTATTTGTTTTCTCATATGCGTAATTAACTGAAAGCCCTTGTCACGCCTGGTCTGGTGTAGGTTGGGAGAGTGGAGAAAGTGGCGATCAACGGACTCTTATAGAAATCCTCATTTTGTGACCGCCAATGTCAACGATTTGACTAAATCAGATGGTCGAGTTCATCGTTGATTTGCTCTCTCAGGGAGGAATCGTTTACACCCCACGCGTCAATCCTTTGCCTCAACTCTGGACTGAATTGCATATAGATGCTGTGGATGATTTGTGGGGTAGGGGTTAAACCTCTCATCGCAATGCACTGGTACAGGTATGACTTTTCACTGAACACTGTTAAATGCCCTCATTTGATTGAAAAGTGCATTTTAACCTTAGTCACCAGTCCCATGAGGTAAGTCCGTCCACCAGCTCGGCATCACGGTCGAAATGTACCGAATCGAAGCCAGCATCGAGTACTGCCTGAATATTCGTTATCGTCTCTTCGGAGATATTGTAGGCACGCAGTTCTTCCTTCCAGTCATTCCCCCGTAATCCGGCCCGGACAATCCATCCGTACTTGCTACCGTGTACCCAATTCAGCCCGCGGTCTGTGATTGGGTCGAAACTTACGACAGGCAGACGTTCAGAGTCTTCGCCCGTTACGTGAGCGGTGCTGATCACCGCCGTCTTATAGGACTCGGTGATTTTCAGCATGATGACTTCTCCTTCGGAAAGAGGGTTTCAGCCGTGTCAGAGATAACATCCCAATTCACGCCCACATTAGCATCATGGCAATCCTTGATTTTACGCATCACCTGTACGCACTGCTCGTCTGTCAGATCCGGTCGAACCTGGCTTACGTCTTCCTTGTGCCACATGACCATCAGCAGCGGCTCATCTTCCGGGTAGTTCTCCAGTTTTTCGGTTATCTCTTTAGCGGTTCCGAACATTATTAACTCCTTAAACATCTTGTTTTCTTGTTGGTGTTATTATCTCAATTTACAAGAGGCAGAAAACAAAATGTTTAAGGGGAGTCAGGTCAGACTGAAGTCGTCCATATCATCCACAAACTCCATGAACCTTGCTTCAACATCAGCCAGTATAAGGAGATAGGCCAGACCTTCGCTCAGCGAAACAGGCTTTTCTATAACAAACTCAAAGCCGTCGATATGGGTTTTGCCCAACCAATACCCCCCGCCATATTTCTTTAGCCGTTGAAAGAAAACGTATCCTCCCGGAACGAAATTGTTTAGCGTCTCGCCTCTGTATACGATCTGGTAATTTGAATCTTTGCCGCCCATTTTTACCTCCCAAACAACTGTATATATTTACAGTAGTATTAAGGCAAAAATCAGTCAATTTAGAAGGGTGTGATAATAACTTATGTGTGAAAACAAATTGTTTAAGGCCACAACAGTGGCCTTAATATGATCATTCGCCGTGGTTGTTTTCGGTTTGTCTCAACTCTTCGTTAATCATGCGCTTACTCTGCTGTCGCGCTCGATGCTTACAGGCCCGAAGTTCCGAGTCGTAACCGTTCCCCTTTCTGTAACCACGAGAACGACATAACGAGCAGGTACACCCATCGGCTGAATAGAATTTACCAAAGGGCTGCATTATTCTCCCCCTGTAAGCTGTTTTGTCTGCTTAGCCTCAAGAGCTGCCAAACGCTTCTCTAAGTCGTCCACCTCATCAAGCAAAGCGAGGACGATGACTGGAGTGGCCAGGGCATCGAACTTTAATCTCGCAGCCCGGCCCCGGAGATGATTTTCTACACCGCCGAGTTCATCTGCTCTTTCAGCTGCCTTACGCAGCGCCTTTTTGTCAACTTTCATGCAGCTCGCTCCATCTCAACCAGCCCGGTGCGGACAACGTTTAAGATCCGCTCCAGGTATTCGTATTCGGGGTTTGGTACAGAAGGCCAGTTTGCATACCACGGCTCATCTCCGAACAGATCCATCAGCTCATTTCCAATACCGAAACCGCAACAGTTTTCTTTCACATCATCGGCGTTTTCAGGCTCGTCCCACATGTCCCGAGCCTTTGATGAGTCAATCTCACGTTCTCTGCGGAGCTTCAAAATCTCCGATTTAACAAAGCGAAGGTTGGCCTCATTGTCGTCGTCGACCGTTTTACGAAGATGTGCGTCCAGACAACCGATAAGATAGTCATTACTTACCCGCTTAATGAACTCCTGCACCGTATCGCCTCCCATTGCAGACCACGCGCCAGTCCATACTTTCCCGAAACAAGTAATAGTGATGCGACCTTTGCCCGGCTCGTAGTTTTCAATCATGACGCGTACCGGGTCGAGACGTTCCAGGTCTGTCAGAACGAATGACAGAACATCTATCTTTTCGACTTTCACATGGCCTCCCATGCATTCCATATCAGCGCTTTATGCTTCTCGTAACGTTTAGCGTGTACCGGTTGCAGACTGGCAATGCCGGCCGTCACCATCGTCCGCGCATTTGTCAGCAGAGTGTGTTCCATGCCTTTCTTCTCCAGGTACTCGACAACACCTGCATCTGCGCCGATCTCTTTACCCATAAAGAGTACGGCCAGCATTAATTCTTTCTCAGCGAGGTAGATAGCGGAAAACTCAGGATCGCGGCTAACAATGGATGAGGTATTGTCCAGCAAATCCGCGAGCTTAATCACACGCGTCTGCATATCGAGGCTTTGCTCCAGCTCCCGAACGTTGATAATGAATCGCTGGATGCGATTACCGTCTTCTGGCCTGGCGACGTTGGTCAGTGCCAGCACCATTTCAGCGACACGCTCACCGAAGTGTTCCCGTACCATTTCGATAGTGACTTTGGTGTCTTCAACTACGTCATGCAGTAACGCGGCGATCTGCATATCAATACTTCCACCATGCCACGCAACAATTTCGCGAACCGCGACTGGATGATTAATGTAATCCTCGCCGGTGTATTTGCGCTTCTGGCCTATACCTCCATGAGCACCAGCGGCAAACATATGAGCTTTGGTAATACTGGACATACTTAACTCCATTGTTTTCTCGATGTGGTTATTTTCACATACAAGAAAATGCAGAAAACAAATTGTTAAAGGCCACTACTGTGGCCCTAAATTTATTCAGCAAGCAGCGTCTTCATCATTACTTGCATCTCGCTTTCCCGCTCTTTGGCGATACGTGCATTCTCTTCTTCCACAAGACGCTTCAATCTTTCCATCGTGGCAAAAGACGCTCGACGCCTGGCGCTCTCATCAATAGCGTGAGCATCCATTGAGATAAGGAAACCAAAGTGCTGGAAGCCCATGCCGACGAAAATCTCATAGAGCCTTGAGTCACACTCGAACAAAGCGATGCCGTTCCGAACCTCAAGCAGCACTCCCTCTTCCATCAGCTTCGCCAACCCTCTGTCCCAGACAGGGCAGTAGCGATAATGGAAACCGTCAAACAGTGCGGTACAAAACAGTGAAATGGCGTTTCCAAACTTCATGATTACTCTCCCTTACTACTTGCTCTGTTCGCCTGAACTTCCTTAGCCAGATCGTAAGTAATTTTGCATGGCACAATCATCGCCCAGCCTTTTTCGTGGCTGTTAATCACCTGCTGGATATGACCATCTGTAATAGGGATATCCGGCAGTGCTTTGAACGTGGCGATCTGCTCCTGTATCTCCAAAAAGAACTGCGCCAGCTCCATCTGTTCGCCGCGGGTTAAGGGGTGTTCCAGTGGACATCGGACAAAATCCGCGACACGTTTGATGCTGAGATCACTCATGCCGAGGCCTCTTTAGCCTTTGCTTCCAAATCGCGAACATATTGCACAAGCGAGCCACCTGGTGGGATCTGGCACTCTTCTACCAGCTGGAAGTAGATATCGGCTGCGGCTCGGGTGTTTGAACCTTTTGTCAGCTTTTCTTCGCGCAGTGCGGCGCATTCGTTAATAAGACGATCACACTCGCCATTGCGCTGATCAATCACGGCTTCCAGTTCTGCAATTCGCTCGCCTGGCGTTTTGCCTTCCTTACGTTGAGTCGTCACGGTAAAGTCACCCAGCTCCGGCACGCTGTAAGTTAGCTCCAGGTAGTTACTGGCGCCGTGACGAACAAACTCGCCGGCGAACATGGTGCCGAACATTGCAGAGGCCAGCTCGCCATTAAAAAGCGACTCCAGATCTAACGGAGTACCGGCAGCCAGCGCCTCTTTAGCTGTTTCCATTGCGTCCATGAACCGATCGAACTCATTAGCGCGTTTTTCCAGGTTTCTCCATTGCTGACTCCAACGTTTTGCAACGTGTTCCACGAACACCTGGGCAGCGGAATCAAACTCGCCGGTGAACGTCACTTTGTCTTTGTCGATGGTAATCTTGCCGACCTGTTTGTTCGAGTTGCCCTGAAGCACCAAGTTGAATGGCGTGTCAGCTACACTCGCAGAGGCTATAAATGGCGCTACTGTATTTTTCATTTTTCTCCCTCAGTCATCTGTTCCAATTCTTACACAAAATAAGTAAGTATTTACCTATCATTTAATGCGTTTGAAAACGTACACGCTTACAGTGATCCCCGTGTCCTCAAACTCATCAGTGAATGACTTGCCTTTGGCGTAGACGTAATTGTCCAGCGTCATCCAGTTTAGAATTGATGAGTCTCCCGGTAATACTGCTACCAGGCGCCCACCGACTTTCAGATGCCCCAGCCCGGCCAGCGTGTGCTCTTTGTGGCGGCCGAGAGAGTAGGGTGGGTTCATGACAATCTTGTCGAATTGATAACCTGCATTATCGGCAGACCATTTCATGAAGTCACAGCAGACCGTGTTTACGTAGCCTTTGCCAACAAGGATGTCAGCGAAGAGCGGGGCAATCTCAATACAGGTGACGTCTTCAGGATTGGTCTCGATATAAGCAAGCAGATCTCCGCGACCAGCTTCCGGCTCCAGCAATGTTTCACCGGATTTCAAATCAACGGCTTTGGCTACGTACTCAGCGATTACGCGTGGGGTAGGGTAAAATTGATGTGATTTTGCATCTGGGATCAGACCCGTGGCCACAATCGTATTGAGCGTATGACCGATCTCATACGGGAACTGCCAGTGCCCCTTCTCCTGCACGCCGCCAATGAAGCTCAGTGTGCGCACCAGCTCTTCCACCTGCGACTTCTGAAGGCTCGAATCTGAGAAGTACCAGACACCTTTGTCTTTGCTGAATCGCCCGTCACGCAACGTGGTGCGAACAGGTTCAGAGATGGTCTTTTGGATGAGGCCAAACTCTTTAGGCGCTCGGGCTTTTGGCGCTGTTCTGCAAGGGGCAGGGATAGCAGCAGGCATACTGTACGCCAGCACTTCATTTAGTTTCCAGGCCACATCCGGATGGATCTCAAAATGTACGTTGCCGTTCTTGAACATCTTCACACGCATCAGGTTTCCGTCGACATTCATCCAGTCACCGGTCTGGCAGTCGTTCGCCCGGTACGCAGCTGATAGCATCTCCGTTGTGCGGTTGATGGTGATGAACTCTTTGTGCGCAAAAAAATGAAGCATAACGCGCAGGTCGTCGATGTAGTCTTCCTTCCGATAGTTCACGCTGACGCTGTCCCTCCAGAACTCGGAAATGCAGCTGGCGATGATCAGACGCTCGCTGAAGCCGTTCGTCTTATTGGTCTTGTGCGCAGGACTCAGCGCCTTAAACAAGCCATACACGCGCTCGGAAAGATATTTATGCCTGTCATTCAGCAAATTAAGCATCGTTGGGATGACCGTCTCTGCCTTGAACTCCGGCACACCAACGAACTCCTTAACCTTCATCTGGTAACCGGTTCTGTCTGTCTTGATAGTTTCCTGTTTGCCTTCTATGAACTGTTCGCGCCACTCGTCACGGCGTGAAGCTGGCATGATCAGCAGAACGTTGGTCATATCCGTAACCTTCTTCCAGTACTCGGCCCAGATATTCTGTTTCACCCATTCCAGGTCGACTTTATCCAGCCAGGCTCTGTTAAAACGCGTGCGCTCATCATCCGGCCGGTGGTTGAGTCGCAGCAGACGGTTGATCATGTTGTGGCGTTCGTCGCCATAAACGAAGTCGTGAACCTGATACATGAAGGCGATCTCTTTCTCGCACTCGGCCACAATTTCGTGGATGACGTTCATTTCCTGGCGATAGTCGATTTCAGTATTGGGCGTTACGGAGTCAATGATAGAAAGGGCTGTACTCATAATTGCACCATTAAACAAATTGTTTTCTTATTGGTGTTATTTTCGCAAAGCTGAAAAGGCGTAAAAGCTGTATTTGCAGGCGTTGCAGCATAGTGAGGGCAAAAAAGGGGGCTTTCGCCCCCTGAATGTTGATACTGAGTTAGTGGCTTGCACTTAAATCTTTCTGAGGCTGCTTATTCAGGTCATGGCGGTGGGTAAGCTCGCGCATCATGTCCTCAAGGCGACTTTTGGTGGAGTCTAACTGGTCGGCCATAGAGCCGAGCATTTGACGAACGGCCATTGGATCATCGCTCTGCAGATCAGGCATCTTGAAACCTGTCTGGGTGGTCATCAACTTAAAGGCAGAAATAAGTATGGCCATCGAGGATTTCAGGCCGGCAATTTCGCGGTCTTTACTGGCGACAGTTTCGTCAGCTTTGATGGCGCTCGGTGCGCATTTCTGCTCGCTGACCATATTCAGTGTGGATTGCATTTTATCAGCGCGATCTTTCTCTGCGAGATAGTGAACACCCAGGTGGTGCGCCAGGCCGATAATTTCCATTGGGTCATCAAAAATTGAAGCGAATTTAACGACAGTAATCAGTCTTTCAGGCGCTGAAGACTGTTCTGTGCCGCGCACTATACCAAGCATTTTTACCAGATCCGCGACTTCCATCTCTTCAAATTTTGCATTCATCTCTGCGGCTTTAGCTTTGCAATTCTGACACATGTGTTTTTCCTTATTGGTTTAAACAAATTGTTTTGTGGATGGCTGTATTGTTACGTGACAGAGAAGGTGAGCAAGCGCCATGACAAGGGAAATGTCTGCGCTCACGGTTAATGAAGACGTGTGGTCTCCTCCATCTCGCGCTCAACATGCACACGACACGGTTCGTATTCGATACCGCTTACGCTAATTTTCCCGGCAGCGATCAGCTTCACAGCAGCGAAGCAGAGTCCTTTGAAGGTGTACTTGGCCTGATTGTGGCCATTGCCGGATACAACGTTTTTGCCATATCCGCGGTCGATAAAGATCTTCAGAAATTGACGGTTAGTTGTTGTGTACTTACGTTTAACGTACACATCGCCCAACGAATCCATTAAAGCCCCCAGAACTGCACCCGAGGTTCCGAGTATGCGTCCGGCTTCATTTAGCCCGTAAAGCTCATCAGCAGCCCCGCAGATTGTGTCCATGAGAATGGCTTTTGGTTTAGCGTGAGAGAGCGCAACGCCCAGAGCTTCGTTCTCTTTTTCAAGTCGTTCATTTTCTTCGACCTGGCGGAGCAAGTGGACGAGCGCTTCTTTATAGGTATGCGGGATAGCGGGAGTTACCCGATCGGCATACAGGGTCTCCAGTTCCTTCCATCGATCGACAAGTCGTGCGGTAAACTCAGGGGATAGCTGCGCCACAACAATGATACTGTCACGTTTGCCCTGTTCGTTTTCAAACAGGTAGATCGTCACGGGGCGCCCGGCCGTGGGCTTTTCCACCGTTGGTGGAGAAGCTATAACGCCCGATTTCGCCAGTCTTTCAATGGTGCGCTTTACACTGTCGTGCCGACTACCAACCAACTCGGCGATCTCCAGGCTGGTCATGGATGGTTTCGCGTGTATGCCGGTGGTGGGGGTGAGGGAAGCTATTTCAAACATATTCGCTCCGTGAAAGAAAAGGGCCATCACTGGCCCTTGTTGTTGACTGATTTCTTCTTTAGCAATGGACTGGCGAAATAGAACGCCAGCCCAACCAACACGCCATCAGCCGCAACTGACATCAACTTGCCGGTGAAATCCACCAGAACGGTCAATACCAGCAGCGCGATAACTGCCGCAAATCTGAAGTTCTCTAACATTACAGATAAGGGTCCAAAGACAGCTGAAGCGCCTGGGCAATTTTGCGAAGGGCTTTCTCTTCCTGCTCCCCGATGCCGTCCTGATCAGCAATATCGATGCAGAGGCACAGCACATCCACGGCATCACTGGTACCGGCAATGTCTTCCAGTTCACGAAGAGCCTGGGCAGCTGCTCGGCGTGCGCTGGCTTCAAACTGCTGGCGAACGTTGGTGCTCAGTTGAGCGATTTCGCTGGCGAAAGGTGTAAATGCAGGCGTGGCCTGAATAGCTTTTTCAAGAATGGAAACTTCTTCTGCGGTGCATTCACCATCAAAGTAGGAAATGTAGTACCCGCCCCACACTGTTGCTTCAACGGCGTCACGGTTTTCCATTTTTTTCACTTCAACAACCGCTTTACGGGTCTTCTTTCTTAAAAAACCTAACATGTGTTTTCCTTATTAGTTATTTGGCTTAACAAATTGTTTAAGTAGTGATGAAACCTAAATAAGCGTTAAAAAAATCCGAGTACGCTTCCGAGCGGTACGATGAAAATGCCCACCACTCGCGCCAGAGTCATGCCGGCGTTGAAATGGAGATCTCCGCTCGCAATGAGCTTCACCAGATTCATTACCCACCCACCTAACAGAACGATGCACAGGCCGATCCAAATAGATGTGATTTTTTGGAAACTTAGCGTCATGCCACTACCTCAATCACAGCAGGAGGAAGATCCGGTATCGCAGGACGCGCCGGAATAGTGTCCAGAGACATCCCATCCAGAGAAACAGGTGCTCTTTCGGGCTGGGGTGTCGTCTGTGACGGTGTGATGGGAGAAATGGTTGATTCCGGCATCAGTATGCTCTGACCGGTGGGAATTGCTGCGGCTGCCAGAGAAGCCAATATCAGACCGTAGGCCATTGGTTTCAGTCGCGTTCTTTGAAAGTTTTCCATCCGAACTCTCCATGTGCTTCTGGGATTGACGCAGCACGCGAGAAACCGTGGATTCACTTTTCTTTTTAACGGCTACAGTCGCCCCCAGATGGGCAATGGCGTCAGCCTGGGCATTAGCTCGATGCTCCAGTTCAGCCACTCGCTCTTCAAGCTCCACGAGACGTGCAAAAATTCCGCCGCTTAACAAATTGGCGAAAGCCAGACGTAATGAACGAGGTCGTTTTTTGAAAGAGGTGAGGGGCGTATGACGTGCCATTGAGGATTCCATTCATTGTCAGAAAGAGTTGCGGCTGGCATGGCCAGCCGCCGTTTGGCGTTCCATCCTGGAACAGTGCCTACCGGCACTTCGTCATCCTGACGAATGGTAAGATAACTGATTTAATATGATAGGTAAATACTTACTTATCATTTTGTGACAAAAAACCAATGTCACGCTTGTGAGGCATATCCGCTGCGGTGTGAGCCGCGATCTTCGCCAGACGGTCACACATTTCGTTTTCGCGATGACCCGCATGGCCTTTAACCCACTTCCAGCGAACGTTGTGGCGGCTGGCGGCCGCGTCGAGACGTTTCCAGAGATCGACGTTTTTGACTGGCTTCTTCTCGGACGTGATCCATCCGTTACGCTTCCAGCCTTTCATCCAGAGCGTCATGCCGTTTTTGAGATACTGGCTGTCTGAATGCAGGATCACGTTGCAGGAGTACTTCAGACGCTCCAGCGCAATCAGGGCGCCCATCATCTCCATACGATTGTTGGTCGTACTGTGGAAGCCCTCAGAAAGTTCACGCTCTTCGCCTCGATACTGGAGAACGATGCCGTAACCGCCCGGCCCGCCCGGATTTTTGAGGCAAGAGCCATCACTGAACACTTTTACGGTTTTGAGCTGGGGATTGAACTCGACTACGGGGGTTTTGAAGCTGGTACGGGAATGGTGGTGGGTTTGCTGTCTGGCTTTGGACTTCGGCCGGCAGCCAGTTTGTTGTCGGGCTGGGGTTTTAGTTGTCATTTTGACTCCAGAATCGCGCGCCGCGACGATTTTTTTTTCCCTCGCGCGTGTGCGCACGCGTGTGTTTAAATTTTAAAAATTTTTATGAAAGAAAAACTTACTTCCCAGAACAGGTTTTAATAAAACCTGAACTGAACGAACGAAGTGAGTGAAGTTCACCTCGAACGAAGTGAGAGGTTGTCTTTTCAGGTAATATCTTCCCAGGGAGGTGAGTACAGATCCTCACCAGCCTGGTCGTTACATAACCTGAAAAGTTATGGCCTAAGTCTACTGCCAGCTTAGGCTTGGGAAGTTATGGATGACAGCACCCCAGAACCGAGATCTTCCCACATTCTATGAAGGGGAGCTGGGAACACAACCTCTCGAAATCCCAGACTCGACAATCATAGAATGACCCTTATCTCTGCTCACTTTGGTTCCGCCTTCCCCAACCCCTAAACGGTGCCGGTTCTACGCTGGTAGTGAGCTTTTTTAAACCTGACGCCAGTGAC